GCTCGGAGATGTGTATAAGAGACAGATTATATAATAGAAAAAGAAAAAGAAGAAAAAATTGAGTTACCTTCTCCAATATATCAAACTGCGGAATTTCTAATTACTTCCTCAGTTTTAAATGATTTTTATACATCTGATGACCAATACCAACTAATTTCCTTAAAGAGATGGACTAACAACATTAAAAAATATGTAGAAATCAATAAGGAAGTTCATTTTGGAGAACTTACAAATATTGATAGTTATTGTCGATATGCTAAAGTTTTTAATCCCTCTTCTATTTTTGATAAAGACTATTATTTAACTATAGATGATTCAAGTTGGAAAATTAATAACCCAGAAGATCCTAGTGTAGCTCTAACCTCAAAGGATACTGAAACCTTAAGAGATGCTGCAGTTAGTTCTATTATAGATAGTGAAAAAAACATATCTGCCTCAACACACTATGGAAGTATTGGGGCCTATGTTGGTAATTTGCCAATAAATATTTATACTCCAGTAGTATTAAATAATACAGGTATATGAAAAGAAAATAAATGAAAAACGGATGTTACATATACTGTAAAAAATTCAACTAATACTACAACTTTGGAAAAATCATATTCTTCGAAGACTTTAACTTTAGAGGTGGGTAAAGATGTTGAAGATTCTTCAATATATATTGTTAATGCAAGAGGGATATTTAATTTGTATAATGCAGATTTATACAATGGCAATGGTTATAAAAGATGATATTTATATAGAAACCTAACATATTTGAAAGAAATTTGTGACACGTGAATCCAGAATGTTATTAATGAACAACAGCCAACTCTAACAGAGGATGTTAAAGATAACTTGTCTAAATTAAAAGTGCTAAAGAATAATTCAGGGATTATATCTGAAAATGAACGTAGAGCTATTACATATTTACAAAGTAGCTCTAGTAGTAATAGAAGAAAGTTGTATTTAATGCTAAAATCTGCTTCTGATTACAATTTTAGCTCTTTTACACTAAAAGGTCATTATTATGATAACCATGATGGGGAAGTTTTAAGCAAAGATTGGCCTACTATTACTGATTTTGATAATTATTTTTCCAGAAGATTAACTTCTAATTATACTTTTATTCCTGTATATTTTGATACTAATACACGAGGAGGTAATGGAGCAGAAAAGAGAATATGAACTTTTCCAGATAGAAGTACTCCTTGACATTCTTCTGGTGATTGTAGAAATAGTGCTGGATTTGCTATTTTATGTAAGGATGGAGGAACTATATCAGTTGCTTTAATTCAAGCATTTGGTCCTATAGATAATCCTCCATATGCAGGCACTTTTTATACAGGCAGTGATGGCTCTAGTACTAGTCAGATGCTTATAACAAGTAATACAAAAGCTTCTAGTAGTTATATCTCAAAAAATATGCTTTGAAATTTTGCAATGTATATGTTGGTGCTAGGAGTACAAATATATGGGGTATATGATTTAGAGCCAAAGTCAAGAAGTATTATTGGAAATAGAGACCAGATTAGTATTTATGATTCTGATGAAAAATATACTATTACATATAAAAGGTCTGATTTATTAGATTCTATTACATATAAAGGAATTAATTTTCTTTCTGAAGAATCTTTAAAGGAAATAGAACCTGAAAGTTTTATTTCTAGTATAATAAAAAAGGGCTCTTATAAAATGAGTTTTAATAATATAATTGGAGGAGAGAAGGATAAATATCAATTTGTTAAAACTAATTTATTAACAAATAGTTTATCTGGAAGTTATAACTTTCCTTTTACATTAACTAATCTAGATGTTATTCATTCTGATTTTATTCATAAATTAGACACTTCTCTACAAGAGATAATTGCAGAATTTATTGCCAGCCAGAGCTATAATGATAATACTGTATTATGTGATTTAAACACAGATACAAGAATTTCAAGATATTTAAAAGGATTAGTATCCAATTTTACTTTTGAGTATAAAAATAATAAGGGCTATATTTACTATAAAGGACTGCCAGAGAGTACATTTGGAGGAAGGTATGATGATAGATACTTTAATGATATAAGGTATCTAGAATGGACAAATATAGAATGATCTGATTTACATGAAGGATTTAAATTAAGCTCTGCTTTTTTGGAAACAGAATTAAATTCTTAATAAATGGGTGAAATAAAATTAACTGTTAAGAAATATAAATCAGAAGGGGATCTGGCACATGAATATAATCCACTACATAATAAATTAACTAAAGAAGGAGTTATAGAAGACTTCGAAACTAACGAACTTCAGTTTGATTTAAATAAACCAGTGGATATAGAGTGCCAGCCCTCTTATGATGGCACCGTTAATCTAATTATTAACGATGATTTGAATCCTCCTAGAATCGTAAATACAACGTATTCTGTAATTGAGGATAATAAGTATAGACGAATACTTAGAAACCAAACTGAGCAAACAAACTTATATAAAGAAGGTTTGATGGATGCTCAGACCAGATTATTTAGAAATATAAACAAAATCCCCAAAATAGAACTCTTAAATATTGCGTATCATGGGCAATTAAAAGGAGGAAACTACACTATTTATTTGAAATTAGCGGATAATGATTACAATAAAACAGATGTCATTGCTGAATCAGGCATTATCAGTGTATTTAAAGGAACTCTAGAAAAAATATATTCTATATCTGGAACATTGGAGGATGAACGAACAGATAAAGCTATTAATTTGCAAATTAATAATATTGATACTTCATTTTCTAAGGTGTTCGTTTATGTAAGAAGAGAATATTCTGATTTAAATGGAATATTAAAAACAGAGACTTTCCAAATAAAAGAACCATATAAAATTGTTGGTTCTTCTCTGCTGCTAACTTTAGATGGGTTTGAAGAAACATTATCAATAAACGAAGAAGAGTTAAATATAAAATATAATATTTGTACTGGGGTAAAAACACAGGCTCAGGTACAAAATATGCTTTTCTTTGGAAATGTTCAACAGACAGTAGTAGCTAACGACGATTTGCAGAATATTTCCTACTTTATAGAAGCGGAATGTGTTAAAGGTAAAGATATTGGATATGTTAGACCTGATTCGTATACTAGAAAGAGCACTGCAGATAATGTAGGAAAAATTGAATACTATAATCCTGTTTCTATATATTATTCATTGGGATATTGGCCAGAGGAATTATATAGACTTGGAATTGTTTATATTTTCTTAGATGATTCTATCTCTCCTGTTTATAATTTAAGAGGCTGTAAATTCACTATCGAGTATTATGAAGATGCATTTAATCCTGATAAGAATCATTTAACTAACTTTAAATATGGAGCTTCTGAGGACTCTAATAATAGTTTTACAACATTATACAAAGATAGAAACACTGGAGAAGTTAATGTTATTAGTAAAGAGGACTTCTTCTTAGCAGGAGGTAGTTTCTTAGCTAATACTAAAGGCGTATTTAAATTTCCAAGGATTAACATTCAAAACCATATAGCGAAAACTACAGAACCTATTGGCCTTAAATTCACATTAAATTCTGATTTAATTACAGAATTATCTAAAAAATATAAAGTAAAAGGATTTTTCTTTGTTAGGCAAAAGAGAATTCCTAATGTTATTGCTCAAGGATATTCTATAGGAGTTGATAAAGTATCATATATTCCAATGTTATTTGATCAGAAACTAAATGATGAAAAATATCAAGATGGAATGTATTTTACAGAGTCTTTTATTAATAGTAAAAGAGTACTTTCCACTTCTTATAAAGATAGAATAATTAAAACAGGTTCTAAACAATCTTCAGGGTTACTTTGTGTTGATGCTATGGTTAATCCTCAAATTCAGTCAATGTTAGATAACTCAGAATTCTTACTTACTAAAGAATTTGATTTTGAATTAGCTCATACATCTTCATTTGAAAGAACTTATCAAATAGGGGTTCCTGAAGGAGAATCTAACTGGAATAAAACTATACTTAATACCCAAAGTAAATTAATTTATATTCCAACTGATATTCCTCTAAAATATGTAGATGATTATGGCTTTTCTACACGAGCAGGTTCCTCAGAGGATGCAAAGGATTTTAGATTCTTCTCAAGCAAAAACTATGAGAAAAACAATAATAATATTGTTAGAGGAGTTTACTGTCCTTTTGTAGGAACTAATCAGGATTTAAAGGATAATGCTATTTACACAATACGAGTAAATAATTACTCTCAAGCATATGAAACGCAGTATTTTAAGATTAGAGGAAATGATTTATCCCCATTTATGGCAATTAGTCCAAGATATGAGTTAGAGGACAAAGATCTAAATAAAGTTTTAAATGAGAACGGCAGTATTGTTAAATATGAAGTTCCAACAGTATTCAGGGGAGATTGTTTTACAGCTACAGTAACGATTAGAATCAACACTAACTTTATTGATTCTGAGGTTCCTACTAATGATATGATTGTTAATCCAAATACATGGAAAGATGGCTATAAGGGATATAGTCAAACATCTACTGAAGATTGGAAAGATATCAATAGAGCTGATATTAATACTGTTCCTATGGGGCAGTGGTTTACATATAAATGTCTTTCTAATTATAATCTTGGATTGCGTTCAGAAAATAGACAAAATGTAGAGGAAATGGCTTTGATGGGAAATGCAAGAAGCTTTTATCCTTTACAAGGAATGACTGTTGCCCCAGTAAGTAAGATTCCTGAATCACAATTACTAAATGCAGGATACTCAACTTCATTACCATTTAAGAAATACTTTACTCAGCCAAATGTTCCTTATGTTAAAGACATCTTTGATACTAGAGTTATGTTTAGTAATGTACAGATTGAAGATGACTTTAGAAATGCATATAGAATATTCCAAGGATTATCTTATAAGGACATTGAACGTCAATATGGAGCAATTGTTAAATTACTTTCATTAGGTGCAAATCTTTTCTGTGTATTTGAGCATGGTTGTGCTATTATTCCTATTAATGAAAAAGCATTAATCGCAACAAGTACAGGTCAAGCTATTCATATGTATGGATCTGGAGTACTGCAAAATCAAGTAACTCCTATATCTCCAGACTATGGAAGTATTTGGCAAGAATCTATTATACGTACTCCAAATGGAATTTATGGTGTAGATACCTATGCTAAAAAGATTTGGAGATATAATGCAAATGGATTTCAGATAATTTCTGATATGTCTGTTCAAAGGTTCTTACATGACAATATAATTCTTCAGGAAAGTGATAAATATCCAATTATCTCTTTAAAGAATGTTAAAACACACTTCAATAACTATAAAGGAGATGTGATGTTTACTTTCTATAATGGGGATAAAGTTTGGAATCTATGCTACAACGAAAGACTTGAAAAATGGATAACTAAATACAGCTGGACACCTCTTGCTTCTGAAAATATTAATAACATCTTCTTATCTTTAGATAGAAAAAGAGCTTCTATTTATGGTATTATTTATGATAATATAAATACTGAATCTGGACCTCATATTGAGGATAGAGTAGGCTATGATAGAACTTGTGGAAATCTTTGGGAGTATAATGACATTACAAGAACTATTGTAATGAAGGGTTATGAATTCTTTGATAAATTTAATGTTAGAATTACATCTATTACTTCATCTGTTTTAGATGAAAATGATGTAGAACATACAGTTAGATTTGTTGAAGTTCCTGAGAATGAATATGATATTAAGTGTAAGATTTCTAATGCTAAAGATCTCAGTTTTTCTCAATATTGAATTGGAGATATTGATCAAGAACGTTTAGGAAAGAAAATAGGAATAATTCAGGATGGGAAAAATTTAAAACTAGTAGTAAGAAATTTTGAGGAAGTGTCTAAACTTCTATACCTAAAAATTAACTTTGAAGTTACTCCATTTATTGACACAACAATAGAAAATACTGATAATCCTTATGTAAATGAGGAGAATATTTCAGAGCAGGATGGAGAAAATAAAGTTAAAGCCTTAAGTAATACAATAGAGGAATCTATAGTACTAATACGAGATATTACTGAACTTCCCAAGGAATCTCAAGAAGCTTATGAAAAGCTTTTAAGAAATGGTTTTTATGTTCATGGCAGAGCAGGCATCTTTAATGAGATTAATTACTTTGATGAAAATCCTGATAATGAAATCCTTCCAACTAAATGGTACAATAAACAAGAGCCTTTTGAGTTTGAATTTGTTGTAAATACCCCAGCTGGAGTCCATAAAATCTTTGATAACCTTGTTATGATTTCTAATAACGTAGAGCCAGAAACTCTAGAATTTGAGATTATCGGAGACGTGTATGATTTTAATAAAGCAGGGCTTTATAAATCAGAGCATGCTAATTCAGATGAATTTTGGGATATTAATGGCAGTTTTGATAGTGTAGGGTATGCCAAAAAGAAATTAGATTTAGAAAAGGCAACTGCAAAGGATGGCAAATACTCTCAAATTTTTGATAAGCAACAGGTAGAAATTGAAAAAGACCATGTTCTGAATCAGTATATACTAAAAGTTAAACAGCCAATTAAGAATATAAAAACTTATGGCAGAAGACTTGGTAATATTGAATACAAAGAAGATCGATGGTTTACTACAATTACTCCTATATATTATAAAGATAGAATTGTAGGTACTGACAGTTCTACTGGATTAAAAAGTACACGAATCAGAGACAAATGGATTAAAATTAGGATTAAATATACTGGTGAGAAACTAGTAGTAATTAATGCTATTCAATCATTATTACGGTTAAGTTATGCATAATAAAATAGTAAAAGCGTCATCAGGCTCAATTATACCTACAGGATCATCTAAAGAATTTAAAGCAGCTCAAAAAAATGCCAAGAGGGCAGCTAATGTTGCATCTACTGGTAATAAAATGGGAATGTCTGGAGGATTACAGGCAGGTTTAGGAGCAGCAAGTTCCATGCTTGGAGGATTATCTACTTCAGGACTAACTCAAGAACAAGCTTCAACAAGAGAGGGTATCCGCAGTGAAATCAGCTCTGCGGGCCCTATTGGAGCTATTATTGGAGCTGCTTCAGGAGTAGTAGATGCAATCGGTTCTGCAACAGGATTAAATTTAGATAATATTGATGCAGACGCTGCAAAAAGAGCAGGTATTGGTGGCAAAGCTGCCACTCAAGGTTTTATTAATAGTCTTCCTGGTGTATCCATGCTTGTGGGTATGTTTGGAGGTAGAACTGCGAAGTCTTATAAATCTGCAGAAATTGATCAAATGACAAATGCCTATGGAGGATCAGTTGCAGATATTAATGCCGCTCAAGCATTAAGTGGTAAGAGAATGTTAGGAACTGGTAAAGTTAATAAGTTTATTAGAGAGCAAAATAGAGTTAATAATCTAATAACTGATATTAGTTTAGAAAGTAAACTTAGAAAATCTAATAGTGCTAGTGATACTTATTTATCACAAAATCAAAATAAGTATGCTGGTTATACTCCACAGCTATTATTATCTAAAAAAGGAATGAAATTCCCAGAATTAGATGTAGCCAGAAATATTATTAACTCATGGACAGTTAAATCCACAGAGGAACCTCAAAAGTTTCAACTTGGAGGAAAAATGAATCTAATACCAGAAGGAGCTTTACATGCTAGGAAACACAATTTAGAAAAAGTAAATCCTGAATTAGAAGGGCAGATTACCAGCAAAGGTATTCCAGTTGTTGCTCAGGGAGAAGGAGGAGTAATTCAGCAGGCAGAAATCGAAAAAGAAGAAGTTATCTTCCGTAAAGAGTTTACCGATAAATTAGAGAGTCTATACAAACAATATCAAGAAGATTCATCTGATGATGTTGCTATAGAAGCTGGTAAACTTATCTGTTATGAATTATTAAAAAATACTGATGATAGAAGTGGTTTAATTAAAAGTATAGAATAGGAATGGCTGATAGAGATGTAAATAAAATGATTCCAATTCATTCATGATGGAGACGATATTGACATAATCTAACTTCCTCTAAAGGTCATACAGAAAAGTATGTAATTAAACGTGGAGATACCCCAGAGAAAGTTGCCAGAAAAGCTAACATGTCTTTAAGGGAATTTATATTATCTAATAATATACAATCTAAAGGAAAGGGAAGGAATCGATCATTTGATTTTAAAGCTGGAGATACTGTACAAATAAATACAGGAAGGCTCTATCTTCCCTATGAAGTATCAGATAAACTTAAAGAGGCTATAAAAAAGGCAGAAGGCTATTCATCAATTCCTTACAAAGATTCTAAAGGAATAACTACTATAGGATATGGATTTACTGATCCAAGTCTTATTGCTGAAAAATCTATGGGAAAAGATAGAGCTAATAGAGTACTTGATTCCTTATTAAACATTCATACACAGGATGTTGTAAGGAACACTCCAAATATTGATTTGGTAGATCAGCCTTTTCTAGATGGAACTGTTATGTATCATTATAGGGTTGGGGACAGTCAATATTCATTAGACCATGATAATATGATGAAAGCTTTTGAAAATAAGAATTTTGGAGAAGCTAGTAATCAAATGGATGCTGGCTTGACAGTTGGAGAAAAAAATAGAAAGCAATTTGAAAAGAATATTAGAAACTTTGCAGATTACATACAGCACTATAAAAATGGAGGGATACTTTATCAATTTATACGCACATGAAAGAAACAATAATTGAAATAGCAGATAAGAAATATAAAGTCTTACTTGCAGAAACAGAAGAGGAAAGAACTCAAGGTCTCTCTAATGTAGAATCTATGGATAATGATGAAGGTATGCTATTTGTTATGCCTAAAGATCAGGGTCAGGTTGTATTTAATACAGAGGAAATGGAATTCGATATTGATCTAGTCTTCATAGATCAAAATGATGAAGTTTATAATGTTGTATTAGGTAAAGCTCATAGTTCTGATTTAATTACTTCTACTCCTGATGAAGAAGATGGCAGAACAAAATATGTACTTGAAGTTAATGCTAATTCTGGTATTCAAATAGGAGATGAATTAGATTTTGAGGATGATGAAGACGATATTAGTGAGGATGATATTGATAAAATGTACATTCTTGGATCTGATGGAAAACCTCAAATGGATTTAGTTGGGGGAGAACGAATTGTTAGTAGAAAAGAGACACGAGAACTAATCCGTAAAGCTAAGAAAGCTAGTAAATCTAAAAAAGACGCAGACTATAAGAAGTTGGGCAAATACATGTTTGGAATATTATCTAAACAGGATAGCCGTGAACCAGAATATGTAGAATCCCCAAATTAAATTTAAATTATTTGGATTATTTAAATAATATATGTAATTTTGGGAAGTAAAAAGAGTATATGACAATATGTCTTATAAAGAGTAAAAACTAAATTATATTAATAAAATAACAATAAGTAATATGGCTTATATTAAGAAATTCCAAGAAGGTGGAGCCGCTCCTACAGCTGCTCCCGCTGGTGCTCCTGCAGGTGGTGAGCAAGATCCTATTCAGATGTTAGCAGAAATGGCTATGCAAGCTTTACAGGGACAGGACTGCCAGATGGCTATGCAAGTATGTGAAGGCTTTGTTGCCTTAATTCAGCAAGCTATGGGAGGCGGACAAGCTCCAGTAGGACAAGCTCCAGAAGGAGAGCCCGTCTTTAAGAAAGGCGGAAAAATCGCTGGACGTAAGAAATGTGGAAAGAAAGAGAAAGGCGGAGACTTAAATATCATTAAGAAGAAATAAATCTAACTAATGATTAATAGAGATAGAAGGGAGATTGTAAGTAGCCAATCTCCCTTTTTAAGTATAATACATTGATAAAATGGCACAGGTAAATATACAAAAACTCCAGGGTGGAGGGGCTGTAAAAAAGTACGGCAACTTTACTAAGGATGGTGTGACATATCAAGTTGACGACGACTTTCTACAGGCTATGGCGGCACACGGTAGTTCAATCACAGATGATAGAGCTAGAGCTGATTATGGAGCTATTGTTAATGCTCTTAGATCTGGTGCCGATTTATCATATGATTCTAATACTAACGAGTTAAGAGGAGATGTAACGTTTGACAACATGAATGCCCGCCAAAGAAGACGTGCTGCAAGACGTACCTCAAAAACTGGAGAAGCATTAGATAGTACTTTTAATGGAAGAGTAAATCAAGTTAAAAGTGCAACAAACGCTTTACGTGGGTTTAATTATAACCAAGTCATTCCGCAAGCGAATAAAAATAAAAGTGTCGATGTTTCTAGAAAATTATTTCTTTCATATAAAAGAGATAAGGACGGAAACTTAGTACTTGATGATAACGGGAGAAGAATATATAATACTGACACTGATAATACAAGTATTTTTGATAGATTAGACTTTTTAAGAAATCTTGAAAAGGAGGAAAATATTGTAGACTGGAAAGGGTATAATAATCAAACTAAAGATGTGTATTCAAGGTTTGTTAAAGAATACACAGATTGGGATGGTTTATATCAGAGAATTAAAGATGGAAGTATTACAGATAGTGATATTAATACATTATCTAAATTAGGTATTCTTGATAAAACTAATACTCCAGAAGCAAAATCTGAAGATACTGTTACTGAAGAAGTATATACAAAAGCAGGATTAGATCCTAAGAATCCATATCTTAAAGATCTGAATCTAAAAATGAACGCTGATGGTACGTATTCTTTAGGGGAAGGTGTTGATGCAAGTAGTTTATTTGGTTCTGGAAATCTTTACATTAATGATAACTGGTTAGACTCTCACCATGAATATGAACCTTTAAAAGGATGGTTTTGGTATAATAATAGGTTAGTTCCTAAATCTATTGCTGAGGATACTAATTCTGTATTTTATAAGAATCTAGCAGCATGAAGATATAATAATGCAAATAATAATTATGGAACCGAAAATATAGGTATTTGGGGCAATAGTTCAGATCCTTTTACGACTTATGATTCCTCTAAGTTTTTTATCCCTGGATTGCGTGATGATAAATCTAACATAAGATTTAGAACTATAAGAAACCCAGAAGATCCTGATAATTTAATATTTGAATATTATAATAAAGATTCTGCTAGAGATATTCATGGATTTGTAACTCCAGAAGGAATCAATAGAATCCAATATAACACTAAAACTGGAGAAACCACTAAATTAGATCCGTTAACTGGAATAAGCTCTAATTATGAGCCTATTCAAAACTATATTAAAGAATATTCTGAAAGAGCCCCTGGATATTATGAATCTGTTGTATCAGATAATAATGGAAACTTAATTACTTTGTATAGAAATCCTTATGATAATAAGGATGTTTGGTTCTTTAAAGAGGGAATGAATCAACCTTATAAGTTAGCTCCTCAAGAAGTTGATGAGTTAGTTTCTCAGGGACTAATACCAGAAAATGCACAACTATTTAATAATATCTTTGGAGGATCTCTTAATAGAGATTTAGTTGATGAATTGCAGTCAAATAGACCAAATTATAGAGGTCAAACTGGGTGAGGAAAAACAATTGATTATCTCTCATTATTTGGAGGAATATCTTCATTAATTAGAAGAATATATACAACCAAAACTCCAGAGGTAAATGGCCAACCATGGAACAGAACTCCTCAGAATATCTTTATTCCTAAGCACCAATCTGGAGGTAGAATTAATTACGGAAAGGTAGAAAATAAAAACATTGATAGTTCTATAAAGGCAAATAAAGTTGGAGATCCATCGAAGGCTGCTAGTAATGCTGAAGTTGCCAGTGGGGATTTAACTAAAGCTGATAAATTACAAATTGCTAGTATTGCTGGTGATGTTGCTGCATTAGTTGCAGCAATTCCTACTGGAGGAAATCCTGTAGCTGGAGCTATTGGTTATGGCTCTTCTTTAGCACAATTCGGAGCAGATGTTTCTAGAGATGGTTTCCAATTTGGAGATTTAGGAAGTCTAGCTTTAAACTTAGGATTGGATACTATAAGTTTACTCCCTGGAGTAGGTATTGCTGGAAAGTTAGGAAAAACTGCTAAACTAGTAAAAAATTCTGCCAAAGTACTTAAGAAGGCATTAATGTTAGCTGGAGCTAGTCGTGCTGTTGGAGCTGTTGGAAACATTGCTGCAGGAAAAGGCACATTGGATGATTGGAAGGCTTTAAGTACAGGATTATTTGCTATTAAAGGAATTAAAAATGAGGTTCAAGGTCTGACAATGACTAAATATAATGGAAAGGCTCCTAAAGTTACTAAAGCTGAGACCGAATCTACTGGGAAACTAGGAAAGCTAACTAATAAAGCCAAAGGTGTAATAGAGGATATAAACTCTAATACCTTTTCTGGAAGTTATAATCCTTTCAGCAAGAATTTTAGATGAAGAATGTCCAACAGAAGTTTACCTAAAGATTTTAAATTATCTGAACTTAATGGAAATACATCTAAATTAAGAACACTAGGCAGACTTATTGGGGAGAATCCTAATATTGCACAAGAGGTGCAGAGTAAAGGTTGGGTGTTACCAGAACAATTACGTTGGAATTCTAATCATGGAGGAGACTGGTTCTATCGTTCTCCTGTGTTTACTAGAACTCCTACATTTACTCCTCCAAAATCTAGGATATTACTTCCAAAATTTGCAGGAGTATGGGAGGAATTACCTAATAATGGAGGATTAGTTTATAGACCTCAAAAACTGTTTAAAAAGGGAGGTAAAATCCTTAAAGCTCAAGGTGGATCAAAATTCTTTGGTAAACCTATGGATAATCAAGGAGCTTATGGTTCTTTTGATTCAGAGCCTGCTATAGTATCAGCATGGGAAACAGGAGTAATCACACCATGGCAAGCACAAAAAGAGGCAAGACAGAGATTAATGGCAGAGAAAATAACAGGGATTGATCCAAAAACGATGTTTAAAGCTTCTCCATCTCCTCAATTTTTCTTAGGAAGGAATCAATTCAAGCCAATAGAAAATCAAGTCCCTCTTAATGTTCAGTATAATAGGACTCAGAGAGAAAATGCCTATTTAGATTTAAAAAATCCATATAGAAATATTAGTATTTCCAGTCTTAAAGAGGAGGTATCAAAGCCTGAATCTTCTAATAACACTACATCTAATGATGTAGTTTCTACTGGAAGTGCTTCTGATGGAAGTGCTTCTGATGGAAGAGGCTTTTCGTTCAATCCTAAAAATCTATTGGATTTAGGTTCATTAGCAGGAGGATTAATTTCAAATGCTCGTCAGAGACGTGAGTTAGCAAGAGGAATCAGAGCAGCAGCTCAAGGTCAATTAAGATCTATGCCAACAGAAATCTATGCTCCATACACAGATATGGGAATTGCTCGTATGTATGGGGATAGAATAAAGGATATTCGCCAGTTTAAAACTGTCACAAGTGATCCTAATCAGGTAATGGCTGAAAGATTTATGAGAGATCAGCAAGCTGATCAATTGGCTAATGAAAGAGATACTAGATTATCTCAAACTATTAGTGAATTTAATGATAAGGATCTTGCTGCAAGAAGAGAATATGCTAATCAACGTACTCAAATAGCAGATTATAATAAGGCAGTTCTTGGCCAAATGGAAAATATGTTAGCTCAAAACAAAGCAGCTAAACAATTTACAGCTTGGAATCAGATTATAAATCCTTTCATTGATCAAAAGAGAATGGATTTAGTAAGAGACCAGCAGGATGAACAATTGGCTGCTACAGTTAGGGATAACATTGCTTTACAGCAGAATGCTCAAAAAACGTATTTAGAGTTATTTAATTCTGCAGAAGCTCAAAAGGCTTGGGAGAATGAGCAACTTACTAATCCAAACTGGAAGTCTGATTATGGTGACTCTGAGGCAGGACGTCAAAAATTCTTAGAGAACTATTACTCTGGTTCTATTCAAAATCTTCAAAATGACATGATGATGAGATCGCAGTTAAATAGTTATTTGAATAGTCGTAGTAGATTCACTGGAAGACGTAGAACTATTGACATGCCTCAAAGTACAATAGGAAATTACTATAGAAATCCTTCTTTTTATAGAACAATTCCTGTAATTAAGAAAAAAGGAGGAACTATAACTAAAACTCAGCGATATCGTGATTTTGATGAGCAGGCAATCTTAGATAAAGCAAAGGATTATAGAAAAGCTGTTCAGAAAATGGATGATAATTTAATAAAGTTATTATTAAAAATGCTTTCGTAATGAAAATTCAAAAATATCAATATGGAGCTTCATATACTCCAATTTCAAGAGAAGTAATGGGACAGTCGCAGGGAGAACCTGCGACTTCTCCTTCTTCTGAAAAGAAAGACGATAAACTAATAGAACAAGAGATCATTAAAGTATTAGGAGAGAATGGAATTCCTACTGATGTTGATTATTTTCTAAGCCAAGCACAATCTTTCTTGCAAGATTCAACTAATATCTTCTCTGGAAAAAAGACAAATACAATGAGTCAATTAATTAGACTCAGATCATTAGCAAATAGATTACAACATAATAATGCACTATATAAAAATGCAACAGATAGAATTAAAGTAGAAAATACTGGTTCTGATGTTGCTATTTCCAATGATGGAAATTTATATGTATATGATGGGGAATCAGTAAAAAAGGTTACCCCAACAGATTATAGTAAGAATCCAGAAGAGTATCAAGTTTTAACTAACGCAGAACTAATACATCTAAGGGAAAGGGATCCTAATTTAAAATTTGATGAGTCAATTCTGCATGATTTATCAAATTCAATAGGGATGAAGTCTATTATGGAACAAGTAATAGGAGCAATTAAAAAGTTTGGAACAAGTACTCAAAAAGGATACACAGTTAAGGCTGGAGGTCAGGTTCAAAGAGGACTAGAAGCATTGATGAGTTTAGGCCCTGATGGACTTTATGAAATAGAAACTTCTGATTCAAAAGCTGACCAAGATATCAATTCTGCAATAGTTTATTTATACAAAAACTTAAACACTAATGCAAAAAATGTATTACGTGCTACAACAGCTGCAGAAGGTTTAAATCCAAGTGATGTGAATGATGTTACACGTATTTTAAAAGAAGCTTTATTTGAGCATACAGATACTTCTATTAAAGTTAATGCTATTAAAGATCCAACTAAAGGTAGTGGTTCTGGAAGCGGTGATTCTGCAGGTTCGCAAATTAAAGAAGTTTGGGGAGATTTTGTGACCAAAGATGGAGGTTCGTATAGGAATACAAATATAGTAATGCCAGGAGGTAATGTTAGCTTTAACGTTCCAGCTAAACACTATAATTTTATTGAAGGTAAAGAAAATACTGCCATTGATAATGTAACTTTAGGAGATGAGTCATTTAACAATTTAATTTCCAAAGGACTTATTGATACAAGAAGAACTTCTTACATTGGAGATTTGCCTATAGATAATATGGCATTTGCTGGAAAAGACATAATTGTTGATAACACCCGTGGAGGAACAGTAATGTATCTTCCAATTAAACAGGATGGAGAACTAGATCTTAGTATGATGAAGCAAATGAGTGAAATTCAAGATCAGATTATAAAAAGTAGAATTACTAACACAGAAGCTAAGAAAAAAATCTGGGAGGACAATGGATTTACTTATAATGAGGCTTTAGATGTGGGAGTTCCTGTAAATGAAACTCTTGGAAGATATTGGACTCAAGTTGCTTACACTTCAACTGCTGCTAATTCCTTTAAGAATAAGGATTTGAAATATTCGTCTATGCTGAGTCCTGTAGATGATTCAGTTATTGAAAATTTAGGAAGCGCGTATAATCTTAATCCAAATAATAAGAATAAATCTAAAGTTGATTTAACTGCAGGATGGTTTGGAAAATCTTATCAGGGTATGTTATTTATCCCAATGCAAGATAATCAAAATGAGGTATTAGTCGCAGGAGGTGCTGCATACATGCCTAAACCAAACACTGATGTAATAAAAGCAAGACAAGATGCAGTTAGATTAGGAGGAGGATATGATTATGGAACAGGTTTATATAATAGAAATTTAGTGGGAACAACTGCTGGAGATTTAGACTAGAATATGGAAAATAATGCAAAAACAAATGATTGGTTTGCGTCAAGATTATTAAATGATGACAAAGACCCAGCTTTTCTTTTAACTGAAGGAATTACTCCATTAAATTCAAAAATGGAAACTCCAGAGTTTTATAAAAACAAAACTAAGGTTAAAGAAAGGTTTACAAAGGATAATGGAGATTTTGATGAGGACACCTTCAACAAATTTTATACTGCGATATCAAAGGAGTTTGAATACTTAAGTGCAATTGATTCTGAGAACTTTGTATTAGATAGTTATGAAAAATCAAGTTCTAATTTTACTACTAACTTTGGTAAAGTAAAAGATCAACATATTATTGCTTCAATTACTCCAAATCCATTAAAGCAATCCAGAGGTTTAACGGTATGGAATAAATGGTCTGACCCAACTATTAGTAATAGGGAAGCAGCACAAACTAATCAGTATTTTGATCCAGAAACGAATACATGGTCCTCAAAGACATTAAATGAGTTAGGTGCGTTCGGATTATTAAATGAAGAAGGTCTAGTATATGCTACATGGGATGAGGATGGGGAACATATAGATCCAATGACCAAACAAAAAGTTTTACACAAAGCTGGAGAATGGAAAACCGATGAATTTGGTAATTTCTACGCTGAAAAAGCAGGAAATAAAGAAAACTTAAACAAACAATTTGTTACTTGGTCTGAGGTTCTTACAGATGACAATAGCGCATGGAACAAAATTGATATTTTTGATTCTGATAGTCTTGATTCAAATATTCCAAGAACAATTTTACGTGCTACAGTTATCGGAGGTTCTTTATTAATTCCATATGTAGGTCCCACTATTGCATACACTTCAGCAGCAGTAAATCTTACTAGAGTAATGCCTCAAATATTAAAGACCTTTACTTCTTTCTTTTCGGAAGATGTACAGTTTGATACTTTAAATAGGTGAGACAATAACATGAGAAAATTTGGAAGATCTACTTCCGATTATGCTCAAGATCATTTCTTTAGTTTTGAAAATATTATGGATCTAGCAGTAGATTCATTTATGCAATTAAGACAACAAAGATTAATTGCTGAAATCCCAAAAAGATTGGGAATGCTAAAGAAAGCAGAACAGTCTGCAGAAACAGCTACTTTAACAACATTATTATCAGGAGACTCTGAAAGAATCGCATACTTCAAAAGTAATCCTGAAGTATTAAATGCTTTAGTTAAGGCCAGTCCTATATATAGGAATGCAGAAAAAGTTATTAATAATGCCACTAAAGTAAGTACAGCAATTAGCCGTGCTTATCTGATAGCCACTTCTACTGAAGATACTTATAATCTTGCACGTAGTTATGGATTTGATACCCAAACTTCATCCATGATTTCTTTAGGAACCTATATAGGTATAGGAGCATTATTTCAAACTGACTATTTTAAAGGTATGCTGTATAATACTCCTGACTATGAGTTAAAGAGAGATATAAAACTATTAGTAGACAACTACTTGAGAAATAATGCTAAAGTAATGTCTAAAGAATTAGTTGAAAATGCAACAGGGGAAGCTAAGAAAAATCTCTTTAAAAAGTGAGGTAATAGTATTTCAACATTCCTTAAAAACCATGTTTATGATGTAAAATCTGGCCGTTTCGGAATTGCCGCAGGAGCATTAAATGAAGGTGTTGAAGAGTTTACTGAGGAGATAGCACAAGATGTCGCTTTCCAAATAGGTAAAGGGTGAAGTGATCTTAAATCTGTTTTTACAGGCAAAGAATATGACCATGATTATACATATTTAGCTAGTGATCCTTTATCACGTTATGGAACTGCCTTCTTTGGTGGTGCTCTTGGTGGAGCTATATTTAAATTAAGTGATCGTTTTATATTTGATAAAGCTGCATATAAGAACTGGAGACAGATGCTGGGAAATAATAGCGAAATCTCTAAGGAGTTAGTAACATATGTTTCTCAAGGGAAAAAAGATTTAATTCTTTCTGAGATTGATAAGCTTCAAAAAACTCCTTTAATTAGCTCTAATTTATCTGCATTTAATGATTCTGTAGTTGCTGCAAATTCTGAGGAGTCACAAAATAGTGTTCTTTTCAGTTCTTTAAAGAAAGCCATAATTGATCTTGATTCTTTCTTGTCCAACAATAATTTAAAAATTGATTATGAACAGTTTGGAAATATTGAATTAATTAGAGGTTTACGAGCTGCTTGGATAAATTCGAAAGGTTTACAAGATTCGCTATTTAATGATTATATTAATAGGACTAATGAAATCTCTCAATTATATGCTGATCTTGAAGGGTTAAGAAGTCAAAAAGTTGCTAATATGGAAGCCTCATCAGAAGCAGACCTTGATAAACAAATTAGCACCCTTCAAGAAATACTAAATCTTAAAATTGATCAGGTTAGAAATCTAGTTCAAGGAAAAGATGATAGTTATATTGGGCGTTTAATGTTAGAGACTAATAAGGAAATATTAGATAGTCTTACTCCTACTTCAAAGAATGCATGAGCCCAAAATTTATATGCAAAGGACTACGATGATCTCCCAAGAGCTCTACAGGAGAAAGTAAATGGTATTATTTCTAATAATAATAATTCTGGAAAGACCGAGCTTAATTATATGTCTGCTTGGAACGTTTATAAAAATCTTTCTACTAATCCTACGATTCAGAATCCACTACAAAATTTAGCTGTAGAGTTTAAAGATTTTGATAGTCGTATGATGCACACTTCTGTAAAAAATGGAGAGCTTTACCCATTACAACTTTCTTCAGATAGTACTATTACTGATTTAGATCTTCTACAAGATATGTCTGACATTATTTTTCAAATAACAAAATTTGCAGCAGCATCTAAAGATAGATTGTTTATGTATGAACTAACTGAAGATCAAAGTATTAATGTCGCCTATAAACTTCTAGGATTAACTGCACCAATGCCTGATTTTTGGAAAGATACCGCAATACAATCTTTAGATTTTGAAAGTGTTCCAGAAGAATTAGCGGAGATTATTCAAATACACGGAGTAACTGCAACTAATAGTTTATTTGATCACTATGTAAATGCATTTTTATCAGCAAAAGAAAAAGCTAACTCTAAAAATACATTTGATTTTGATGCAGTTTGATCAGAACTTACAGATTTAGAGAAAACAACAGTAAGTAGGTTTAGTAGTATTGAAGCTATTAATAAAGTTCGGCAAGCCGTTTTAACAGCTTTAGCTAATACTAAAAATTTAGGACAAGAATTATCAATTGAAGCCTTACCTACTATTAGCACTAATGGGGTTAATAGTATTGTTGATAAAATTTTAGAAAATGTTAACCCAAGACAAATTAAGATCGATGATTTTATTAGCAGAGAACTTGCCAGAACTAAAGAATTAGGAAATCAGTATACTTTAGATGGAGAATTAACTGCTACGATAGCAGACATACGATCAGCACTAAAACTTCTTAGAGCTATTGTTATGGGAGCAGATGCTAATTATAGAACTTTATTAGTAGGAACTCCATTTGGGGCAAATAATTTTCTTAATAAGGCGTTTAAAGAAAAGGGATTAAATATTGAATTACCTCAATTAGATTCTAATACTATTACTATTATTATTGAAAAAATTGCAAGACTTAATAAAATATTAGATAGTTTTACTAAATTAGATAAGGTAAACCGAGGCGCAGTTATTAATCAAGAGAAACAGTTAGCCATTGCTTTGAATCATGCAAAGTTAGAAAACATTCAATCTATGATGAACTGGGAAAATGCCCCAGAGTTTGTTAAGGATACTTTATTTGCAGGATATTCTGTTACATTATCTGATATCTCCGATTTAAAGGGAGATGATGCTTTTATTAGTGTTGGGATAGATTATAGAAATCAGTTATCTGATTTTGAAAGACGTTTTTCTAATTTATATAAAAGTTTAGACGCAGAAAGTAAGTTAGAGCTAATTAATTGAATTGTTAATAACTTAAATACTTCTAAGGCAGAATTATACACAGACACTTCAGTTATATCTACAGATAACAAAACCCCATTTGCTAACCAGGATTTCTTTATTTACTTAATGAATTCCTCATATGGAAATACTGATTTAGTAAATAAGGCTTATAAGGAATATGTTAAAGCTAATGATTCTAAATGTCCATTTGATTCTCAAGAAGAAGTAATTACTCATGTATTAAAATTCTTTTTAAGAGCAGATAAAGAGGATGCAAAACTTTGGATTGATACTGTAGCTAAAACTTGAAATTCTACGCCTGGAACTCCAAAAGTTATCTATAATGCAATTAAATCAACATGTTCTGGAGGAACAGGTAAAACTTCTGCAATAATCCCTTCAATTTACTCAATACTGAAGGCGGTTAATCCAGAAAAAAATTGTATATTTGCAGCAAACAATGCAGAGCAAGTAAAAAATTTATCTGAAGTTCTTCCAGAAAATTCGGAATTCACTCTAATTTCTGAATTACTAAATGACTCTTCTAACGTAGATACCTTTAGAGACAAGTATGAAAATAGTATTATTATCATTGATGAGGCAACTAATATTTCGTCTGCAGATTTAATTAGATTAGATGAATTATGCGCAAAGTATAATATAGACATTGCATATTTTGGAGATACCAAACAACATGGAAGCATCGACAATATAGATTATATTTATGCAAATGCTACTCTGCAATTGGCAGAATCCAAACGAGCTAGTACTGATATTTCTAGAAGAAATAATTTAAACTTTGAGAAATTATTTGAAGCTAATTCCTATGGTTCTCAGGAGTTAAGAACTGATAATTTATCTGATTTCATTTACTATGAATCCGATACTGAACTAGAAGGAATTAAATTTGATGAGGCTCTTTTAACTCAAGAGTATATTGAAAAATTCTTTGCTTCACATAACTTAGATCCTAAAACTAGAGTCTTAGTATTATCCGATAATGTTAAGGAACTATCTAAAGATAATTTCAATAGCAAATATCCAGGAATAACCTTTGCTTCTAATGTAGGAGAAATCCAAGGATCCGAATGAGATTATACTATTTCAGATTATGACTTAAATATTGTAGATAATAGTTTTCAAAACGGAAAAGAAAATGTTCAGTTAACTTTAGAAACTCTAAGTAAATTAAAGGATTTATATACTATATTTACTAGACATAGACATGGAATTGTTTCTTTAAAGCCTATTGTTCTTGATAATCTTAAAGGAAGAGGAGAAGTATGGAGAGCTAGCGTTGAGCAGCACAATAATAAGTCTGAATTTAGACCTATTGTAAACGGATTAACCCAAGAAGCTATAGCAACATTTAAGGATTTTAAAATGAAAGTCCTTGATGGAATGGAAATACTTGATGTAGCTCCATATGAAGCAAAGGATGCTCCTAAAGTTACCATCCCAACGGTTAAGGTTGCTGTCAATACTTCTATTGCTCAAGCTACTCCTGGATTCGTTCCAAGTATCGAATTCACTGCTGACTATGTTAAACAATTAGGGATAGACTTCGGTGAATATTATAAAGTGAGAAATCTTTTATATCAAATTCTTACAGATCATAGTAATAAAGGAATATATGAAAAACTACTACCTGAACACTTGAAATCTGGGGAATTTAGGATTAAAGTCCAATATAATAGAACAGAGGACTTATATAATCTTGGAAATAAATTTAGAGATGATAAGTATCTAAATGGGGTTCATCCATGAATTGTATATAGTGTAAATGTGGAAGGGGTACCTATAGATATTACTTTAGGGATGTTCCAGAATCCTGAAACTTCTACGACTGGAGGACTAGCCTTATCAAAAGCAGCCTCAGTTATAGGAGAGTTAGCGAAATCTTCAGTTAGTGGTAAAGTTGAACCAAAGTACTATTCTATTGACCCATCTAAGATTACTTTTTCAAGGGCTATTAATCCTATTGCTATTCAGAATAGGGAAACTAACGATCCTGGATATATTAATATAGTTTATCAAGGTGGAAAGTTTAATGTATCTGAAACTTCAAAAACTGATGCATATAACTTTGCTTCTACTACTGCTGCTTTTTATTTTGCTAAGGGAGATGAGTCTATTGTTCCTGTTAACCAAATTTTGGAAGCTTTATCTAATTTAAAGAATAATTATAGTAGTTTTGAAAATTTAGCTGTTCAAAGTGGATTATATAGTAGTCCTGAGGAATTTGGACCAATAACTGAATTACTATCATTAGATAGAAGCAAACTAAATACAGAGGATCCGAAGAAACAATGGAAAGCAAGATCTGTTCCAGATTTAGAGGGAAGATTTTGTTCTTTTGTATCTTTAAATATTGGGGATACTTCTCAAAATATTTCTGCAGACTTAAAAACTAAGTCTACTTTATATTTAAATCAGATACTTGAGAGAAACAAACAACTTGAAAGTATATTAGTAGTCCTTAAAGATGATTCTCTGAAACCTGAGGACAAGAAAAATAAAATTGCAGAATTACTAGCCAATAAAACCCAGTGGACTGTTTCGGTATTAACTTATGATAATGAAGTAATCGAATCTGAGAAGGATTTTGATTATACTCTTAATGGTCTTCAAACAAATACTATCCTAGCAACAAGCCGTAATAGAGGGGCTTATAACCTTGCTATCGGACATCAATTAGGATTATTATTAATACGACTAAGTTCCATTATCTCCGATCCAAAAACTAAATGGGGAAATAATGAAAGATACTTTAATGAAAGGGATGCTGAAAATGTTAGAAAGCATTGAAGTAAATATAAAGAAGACTTAGTAAATGCATACTCTGTGTGAACTGGAGCACAACAAACTGAGGAAACCCTTTTAGAGTATTTAAGTAGAATTGCCTTATATGGAGATAAATTTAAAATTAGTAATAATTATTTTATTACTGATGATAAGAACTTATTGCAGAGTGAGGCCTTTATGAATTATCTAAGGGATATTTATGTAACTGATTCTATGGGAATTGGATGGAGTAAGATCATAGAAAAGACCAATGGAATTAAATATGCTAACAAGAAATTCTTGGAAGTATTTAGCGGTCATGTGTTCCCAAAGCTTTTAAAAGATAATGGTTTATCAATCCATGCCAAAGGTGATAGCTTATCTATTCAAGAAGCAGCAAGTTTCCATATTAATTCAAAAGTAATTCAGCCAGCTCAGATTTATGCTCATGTTGTAGATACTTTTACTGCTGATGACTTTAAGGAAATTTCACAAGTAACAGAAGTATCACCTACAGTTGAAAGTCCTGAAATAGAAGGTCCTGCTATAGCAGCTTCTCCAGTAGAGGAACAAAAAGTAGTTACTTATAAATCCTTAGTAGCTTTAAACAAAAGCAATAAAGAACAAAATAAAACTTCAGAGATCAAAAAGCCAACGTTAAAACCAAAAGTCCTCGAGAATATAAATTTAATAATTGAAATTCTACAGGAGAATTCTCCTGAAACTGGAAATATGGCATTAACACAATTATTTGAAATTCTAAATGGAGAACGTTCTAAATTTGAAATTCCTAACTTATCAAATGCAGAACAACAAAGTTTGGATCAAATAGAAGTAATATTAGAAGATAACAATGTTATTAAAATATGTTAATTAATTATGAATTTTTGTGAACGAGAAATACTGCAGGGAATACGAAATAATATCTCAGCAGAACTTTCGCAGGAGCAAATAATTAGTTCTGTTGCAAATGAAATCTCCAGACAAAACGGACTGGAGGTTTCATTTGTACAAAACAGACTAAATGAATTATTTGCAGAAGAAACTAATACAGCTGGGCCTAATGCCTTAGAAAACTTAATGTCTTTCTTTTCCAATAATGGGCTTTTAAATGGAATAGCATACAATAAGACTAAAAAACTAGTTAGAAATATTATATTAGAACGTATATTGAGCGGGCCAGGATATCTTGTCAGAAGTGATTCTGAATTAAATAATTCATTAAAGGCATTAATTAAGACAACAAAAAGATATGCAGGTTATACAGATGATATTATTTCACCTTTAGTTAACTACTTAACTATAGAATTAAAAAAAGAAGAATATTTTAAGAGCCCAAATCTATTAGCTAACTACCTAATTATAAATCACCTTCCTACTATTGTTCAAAGTTGGTTTAAAGACATAATTCATTATAATACTGATTCTGGATTATATGAGTTTAATGTTAAGCATGATATTAGAAATGATTGGAAAGATACTGATGATAAAGAGGCTGAGCTTAATGCTTTGCTTGAAATCATGCTAAAAGCAACCCCATTATGTAAGTTTAACGCTGATGGAGAGGTAGAAGACAGGCTTAATAGTAGAACCTTAAATAGAAATACTCTTTTTGCATCTATTTCTGAAGAGATTAATGCTATGCCTGAGGATGCATATATAGGGTATCTAGAAAATCCCTACTCTTTAATTGATTATTTAGTAGGAAAATATAGTAATACTGGAGCTCATTCTGAGCTTTATCAAAATGTTCTTCATAGTTTTCTTGATAGATGGATTTATTCTGATGGAGAAGCTACCGATTTTTATGAAAATTCCAAGAAACAGTTAACAGAGTTTACAGGGTTTAACCCTATGGATATTTTCTTAAAAAGCTTCGATAAATATAGAACTAATACATATATAGATTATAATCTATCTGGAACGGCTAATGTTTTAAGTCTTTCAATAGATGAGAATTCTACTGCATACGGAAAATTAAGTGATTATGTTAGTTCTGGATTATTTGACTTAGATAACCCAGTGTTCAAAGGTGTCTTCATTAGAACTGATAGTGGAAAGTATATTCTGGATGCAAATGTTTCTGAGGATACTCTAAGTAGTGTTTCCCAACAAATATTTGGAGAGTCTGTTGACATTGATGCTGCATCTGCTGGGGCATTTAAAGAAGCAATTCAGCAAATTGTTGATTTTAAAAACCAGACAGTTGATGCTCACTTTTCTGATTTCCTACAGCGTTATCAAGGTAAAGATAAAAGAGCTAGGAAAATCTTAGTAGTATTAAACAAAATTAATGCTTATAACCCGTACTCAATTAAAGGTTCTTCTAAAAATGTTTTAGGAAAAGCCCTCCCAATGATTGGATTGTCAAGTGTTGCTGGAACAGTACAGGAGCAGATTTATAGAAATAGGCTAAGAAAAGAAAAAGTTAATCAACAGTATCAGAAAGCTGGGATAGAAGCTCCAATATCCCCATTTGAACAAACTATATTATTCAAACATAAAAAGAATTCTGAAGAGAATCTATTTTTAAGAACAATTTATCGTTCAACTGTAAGAACTACTATTAATGGGGAGGAAGTAATTAAGGATGTTGGTAATTTAAGTAACCCAGAAGCTTTTAAATTAGCTTTTATAGAGGACTTCTGGAATAGTTGGAAAAATTCTTCAGATTCTATTATAAGAATACAGGCAATTACACCTTCAGATAAACCAAGGATTCCTTTATTTGAATTTAGCTCAACAGCTATTAAGAACTATTTTGGAAAAAATAACTCCGAAATTGAACCTAAAGTATTGAGTGAGCTTAGAAATATTTATGCGCAAAATCTAACAAACACTATTAGGGATTTTGTATTACTTTTTAATATCCCTCTTACAATAGATATTAAAGCTAATGCTAAAGAAAACTCTTTAGAAGATCTTTTATCTGCATCCGACAGTATAAATACATATCTACAAAAAAATAGTATTGGAGAGAGTGCCATAAATGATGCTTTGTTTGCGTTTAATAACCAATACGGGACAAATAAAAACATAGCAATGGTTCATGATTATGTTTTAAACAAAGGAGTAGCTAAAATTTCTCCTTATATGGTAGCTTCTGTTGAGCTCTTTAATCAAAAAACACCTCTTGATTCTATATATAAAGAGTTCTTATCTCAATTATCAGTAATTTTGCCCACAATCAAGTTAGATGATAAAACTACAATTAATGTAAGAAGTCTTCTAACTACTGATGGAAATTTAACAGAGGATGCTAAGAAATCTCCTTTATATACCTATTTCTTAGTAAAAAATGTTCTAAGTGAGAATATTCTAGCTAATACTGTTGGAGTTCCCTTATCACACAAAAATAAAGGAAAGGATTATATTAGCATGGATTCTGGTTCCCATTTAACTATGGTAAAGCGTATGGTTGCACTAACTGCAACTATGCATTCCTGTATGCCTAATGTATTGAGCGGATTGTCGAATCAGATTAATACTATGACTATAGCAAATGATGTTGCAGAAATGTTTGCATATTCTGGTAATGCATCTTCTGGAAAAGGATTCAGAACTTCTTTAGAAGTAGCAGACGGTGCTATGTTTTCATGTAGATTTAGTGATAATCTTCTTAAACAATCATTAACTGATGTAAAACCAAAAGGAAATGATTTAAAGTTACTAATGCACTCTTTAGATCCTGAAAAAGGATTTGCGTACCTTTCTAAGCTGGCAGACTTCAGCATCGATAATGCATGGCTTAGAAAGTTCTCTGATGACAATATTACAGCTGTAGGAGGAATTGATCCTCTATTATTTGTTAGACTATCTTTAGAGGGAACTAAAATAAATCCCTTATATTCTGTTAATGAGGATAATGAAATTGTTGATTATGATGGAAATACAATTGAGGAGCTAGATGATATCTTTGTAAAAGAAAATGGAGTACTTTACTTAATTTCCAATGTTACTTATGATAAAAGTTCTGACACCCTAAAATATGAGAAGTATAATTCTGTAACTGGAGCTACTGATGTACTATCTACCAATAATAATTTATATTCTATATGGAAAGATATTCTGGGAGGTGAGTATAGCTGTGATGAAAATGGAGTTTATGGAGAGCAATCTATGGATACCATGACTATATTATTGAATAGATTAGGTACGAGGCTTAACAATACTGATAGTATAGACTCTCAAAACAATATTGACCAATACGCTAAAAAGACTATTGTTCATTATTTCCCAACCTCATCATCTCAAAAATCTGCAAAGACACCTGTTGTTGATCTCAGAGTAGCTGAGAAGGATCTAAGTAAGAGATATACAATGAAAATGAATATTGAGAACTTTGGTATTCAATTGGATCCCGACCATAGTGCAGAAGATGGAGAAATTCATGAGATCACTCAGTTAATATCATTTATTACTGAGAATAACTATGTTCCAGAAAAGGTTAAGCGAATCTATCAGAATCTTAGTAAAATGGTTTCTATTTTAAAGGAAAAGACTTTTATAGATCCTATGTCAATGGTGGATGAGAATGCTAGGCGTATAGCTCAGGAAAAGCTGGATAATTTATTTGGGAAAAAGATTGAAAGAATCTTTGCTGATCCTACATTGGATGTTATGGGGTTGGCTAATGAATTAATGAGGGAAATTCAACATCTAAACCCCAAATTACCATCTCCATACAAAGCTCCTTATAGTGACCACCAAATGCTTGGAAAACTACATACTACTGTAGGTTCTTATTTTAATAAGTTCATAGCAAGATTATGGTCAGGTAGAGGTGACGTTTTAGTACCATCACATAATATGTGTATGTTATATGAGGATGAATCTGGAATTACTTATTTTAAAGATGATATTAAATATCTTCCAGATGGCACAGAAATGAACATCAAAGATTATTTACGCTCTTTAGTCTGGGAAGATGAGTCCAAATCTTTAATTAGAGAAGATTATATAGAAGCTCAAAAAGTATCTCCATATGAAGTGATGCCTGTAGATGTTTATTATTTAGTAAATCCTGTAACAAGAGGTGGTCAACCAGTAGTTATTGATACTTGGGAAAAATTAAATACTGTAAGAGATAATATTCTTAAAGGATTCACTTATGTAAGAGCCCTTGATTTGCCCAGAAATTTACGTTCTAAACAAGCCTTCATTACTAATGGTTCAGAGGTTATTGGTATGTATCATTTTAAAACGATGCAGCAAATCGCAACTATTTCCAATATTTTAGACTCTATGGGAAAAAGTGATACTATTGACTATAATGGACAATCATATACTTTCCAAGAATTATTTAATTTAAAGAAGTCTTTACAAAAGTATTTTAGTGATGTTGTGCTTAATGCTATATCTTCAAAAAACACTGAAATTATAAATAAAGAGCTTCCAGAAGGAGTTACCCCAATGGATACTTTTGAATATGTTATTAAAGAAGAAGAGCGATTAACTACTAATAATTATAGAAATGCTTTTGGAATTGATGGAATGAATGTATCTGAAATCTTACAAAAGAAAGAGACTTATTTTAAAGAAAAGCTACAGGATAAATTTCAAAATATAGTAGTTCCATATAACTACTTAATGTATGCTTCTAATGGAAAGCCTACTGCGGTAATTACAGATCCCTCGTTGTTAGATCTCAGTGTATATAAATCAACTATTCCAGTTGTGGATGAGGATGGATTTAGATTAGATGCTTCAGGAAATAAACTATACAAATGACCTGATAATGCTAAACTATATAAATATACTGAGGGTAAAATCACAGTAGAAATGATTTATACTAATGAGGAAGATCTTAATACTATTTTAGATTCTAATCCTTTCGTTTTTTATAGAAGTGATAACACATTATCTAGAAAACATTTATATAATCTTAATTTGGATAACGTAGATCGGATATTTGATAGAGTAGCTAGAAAACAATATGATTCATGGCTAAAGTCTAATGATGCTGTAATGTCTCGTATTCCTGCACAGGCACTTGCATTTGCTATGGTTATAAAAACTGCAGGGTATCTACCTTGGGGTAACAATGTTACTATGGTTCCAAATATGAATGTGTTCTTAGAGGGTAGTGACTATGACATTGATAAGGCATATGCTATAATGGCAGCTTTGGATAGAAATGGAATATATAAGGAAATGAAGGAGGGAGAATTAACAATTATTGACTCTACCTCTGATTTGGGAGTAAACTTATCTAATGAAGAATTAGAAATAAATGTAGAACTTGGAAATATTATTTTAAATAATACTTTTGAAGAACTTCCAAATTTAATTTCAAAAATATCCAGTTACTTAGATACAACCGATATTAGATTAAATAAAGAATATTTACTGGATATAAATAATTTAGCCAGAGTAAATATAGCAGCTGATGAGGACACTATTAGAGCATGGGGAAGGTTAGATCCTAAAGAAATTGGAAGAAGAGTTGAAAGGGCATTTTCAATAATTAAGGATGAATTAGTTGCACGTTCTGGATTAGAGAACTCTAATTCAGATCAGATTCAAGCAATGCAAAATTATATTCTAGAATCAATTAAAGGAATTTATAGAGATCCTAGAACACTAATGGCATCTACTGATCCAACTACTATGGACCCAGTTAACGATACTGTTAAAGATAGAAATCTTGAAGCAGCTAAAAGAAATCACCTTAATCCTTTGACTGATATTTTTGTTAATCAGACTACATCTGTTGGTAAAAAAGATATTGGTATTTCTGCAGTAGCCCAAAAAGCTTTTTATGCTTTGACTTATTACTATAATTTGAAACAGGAAGCTGGAGATAATGTTGCTAACTACATTCAAATACCTTTGCCCTCAGATTGAAGAACTGGCAGTAAAAATATTGTAAGTTTCGGTTATCCAGGACAAACCTTAAACTCAGCATCTTATGAATATCTTTATAATCTGTTTGAAAGTTGAGATACAATAGACACTAAGATTACAGATGAGAGAACAGAAGCTCTTCACCTTAATAATGGAATTTATGTAAAAACAGTATCAGAAACTATTGGGGATAAGGAAATTCATTCTTTCTTCATAGGAGAAAGTCCAGAAAAGTTGCAATTAGTTCCTATAGGTTCTAAAATAGGAGATTTTATCCCAACAACTATAAATTCTAGCGTTATTAGTTCATCTACGGATAATGCTAAGGAAATGAAAATGGACTTACTAAATGCTACTCCTGAGATTTTGCCAGCTTATGAATTTTGCTTATCTTTAGGGGTGAATTTAGATCAAGCAGCTGCTATTTTTACAGATCCTCTGATTAACGTTTTAATAACTATTAGCAGAGGAGACCTGTTTAATAAGGAAGTTTCTATAAGTAAAATCAGCAAAATCCTTTCTACAAAGAAAACCCTGGCAAGAGTAAAAACTTTATATAGTGAATATTTAGGTAAACCTGTAAATAATTCAGAATTTTCCTCTAAAATAAAAGTTCTTGAAAAGTTATTTGCAGGAGCGGAGGAATTAACCAGTCTTGGTCAGCTTCTTGGTATTAATGGGGGAATTCAAGTTGAATTTGGTTCACCTCTTTTGTTCCAATTAAAGATTGAGAACACTATAAAGGCGGCAACTAAAAGATCATTTTCTTTTGAGAAGTTCTTAAATGACCCAGTCTATGCTAAAGAGTGGATTAACATCTACGATCAATCTAAGATCAACTTTAATTTGTTAGATATTATTAATTCAGTCCCTCATTATAGAGAGATGTTTTCTGTCCCAATTCAGTTTAAGCGTAATATGCAATTACTATCCAAGGATATTGATAACACATATACAATCGCTTATAAAGATCTTTCAAGAGATTATCAGGTTGACGACACTGTATTGAGATCTCTTCTTAGATTAGTTAATGATAGAAAGATATTTGACTTCTTTATAAGTGAACCTTTTGAATTTGAATCTAATAGATATTGGAAAAGAATTAATAATAATAATTCTGTTGAGGAAGTTGTGACAGATGCCCCAATAATGTTATCTACAGATACATTTGATGGATTAATTTCTTTAAAACCTTATATAGAAAGAGTTATTATTCCAGAGTTAAAAAGACGATATCCTAATAATAGCTTTGCTTCTAATCTTATAGCTAATTCCATTCATAATCCACTGTTTGGAGAAAGGGTTACATTTATTGGATCTAGAGTTAATTTATCAGATCCTCAATATGAAGATACTATAGAGATTATAAAAAATAATTTTTATGGTATTCAGAATGATATTATAAATGGACATTCTATATATGAATGGATGTATATCTATGATTTATTAGTAAATAAGCATGCAGCAGGAGGAAATTCCATCACAATGCTTTTAGATGGGAATCTTAATATCGAAGACCCAGATAGTATTGTCTCAAAATGGGTTAGATATGTTAATAAATATGATAAAGCAGTTTCAACATATGCAAATTTAGAGGAAGTAAATAAAATTCCAGATTTAAAAGATATTTTTGGAAGAAATAAGGAGCTTCCTGGATATGATATATACGAGGATTCGTTTGATCCATTAATAGGTTCTATGGGATCAAAGAGACCATCTTGGGCTGTGAACCCAACATATTTACCTCTATTTGTATCTGTTAAAAACTTTGGTATGCAAGTGTTATTACATAGAAATGCATTATCAAGTGCTTTTGCTAAAGGTATTGTAACTATAAAATTATGTTAGTATGGCATGTATTGAAATTAAAGTTAGAGATAATATATTTAAGATAATGAATGATGAGCCCCAATCTGAGTCTGTACAAGGTTCAGATTGGGAACTTATCTATAACTTTATTACCCGAGGGACTCTTCCAGTTGGATATTGAGTTGAAGGTGATAATGTAGATAGGTATACATTATTTGATACTATATTGAATTCCTTATCTAACGAGAAAACTAATCAAGAGCTATATATTGGAGGATTAACCTCTAGTTTATCTCAAGATGAGTTTATAAATAAGTTTGTTGGAAATTCTGAATTAAACTGAGCACTTAATGATTTTGAATCATATGATGCTAACCAGTTTCAAAGAAATGCTTTAGTAATTCCAAGTTGAGGAGATACAAAAAATTGGTACGGCTTTACTAAACAAAGAGCTCTTCTATTAACAGGTAATAATTTCTTTTATAAAGAACCTAAAATTAAAATTATTTATAAGTCCTATTTAGAGTTACAAGAGGGATCTTCAAGGGTTTCTGAAATTATTAACAACCTATATTCCAAAGAGGGAGATGCTTCAATAGAGGACATTTATAAACAATTAACTTGGTTAGCCAATAATCGCCTTCCAGAACTTGTTGCTGCTCTATACGTTCCTTATGAATCTGCAGCAAATATGACTGCAGAAGAAGTTAAGGATATCCTAAAAACAGATACAAAAAAAGTTGTTGGGTATTTGGTTAAATCTAAAGGAGTGGATTATATAGTTCAGTCAAGAGATGAGAAAAACACAATAAAAGTTTTAAATCTGAATGCTGGAACTGAAGAGACTTTAGATATTAGTAGGATAAATAAACTATATATTCCATTTACTCTTAGCGATTCAGGAAAATCTTATTTGTTAGCTGGAAAGACTTGGTATAATATAATTAATGGAAAATATATTAAGGTGGATCCTAAAGATTCTGAGGATTTATTTAGAAAATGGTTTGGGGTTACTTCAGATACTACAGAAACCATAGATTTTTATAGTAATAAAAGTTCTGATAAAAAGAAATTAAGATACTGAAATAACCAGGAGCCTATATTTAGCAACACTCTTGTAAATGGACAAGAATTAACTTCTATTCTCCCAGAAGGGAGTATAATACGTACCTCCTCTGGAATATATGTTAAGCAAGGAGAGGAGTTTGTAAATGGAGATTATATATTAGATCCTATTGAAAAAATAAATACTATTACATTCACCAAAGGAAATAAAGAGCTAAAAGATTTGTTGTTAACCTTAAAAGTAGTGGAAAATGAGGATCAAATATTAAGTACGTCTGATTTAAGAATAATCCTACATGATTTATTTGGAGTTACTAATTTTAATACTATATTTTTTAATTATGACCAAGAGGAATTAGCTAAAGTAAATACAGCAACCATTAATGGAAATGTAGTCCCAACATTACAAATAGGAATGAAGAGAAAGGTTACAGCTACCTCTGATACATATAGACAGCTTAAATTAGCACTTAATTACTACATGTATTTGAATGATGAGTCTGCGGAAAAACCATCAGAAGTAGCAAATCCAAAAGTTTTCTGGAGAACCTTAAAAGATATTGTTATCAATCAGGAAAACCCAGAAATTTCAGAGCAAGCTCAATCTATAGTAGAACAATTAAGTTCAGATATACTGGATTCTACAAATGGAGGTATTTTTGTAGATACTCTTGAAAGAAATAGAGCAGAGTTATTTGAAAAATACGGTAAAACAGAAGAACAAGTAGATACTTTTATTCAGGAGTTAATAGATAAAGGTTTATATATCATTAGTTGTGAGTTATAATGGCATGTATAGTTAAAATTAAAGGAAAAGAGGAGTTTAAAGTATTTGATACTGAGGCTGATGCTAGAGAGTATCTAAAGGATACAAATGTAGTAATAGAGGAAATGATAAATCCTGTTACTAAAGAAAGTGAATTATATGTAAATGTACAGGATACTCATAGTGCCACAGTTAATGTAATTAGAGCTGCAAATCAAATATCCTGGGAAGCTACCAAAGAACTACTTACTCAAACTAAACTAAACGATTGGGATACTGAGGAGTACGGTAAAAGAAGTGATGCTATATCTCTTAGTGTTGCTCTAGCGGATATAAGAGTTTTGAAAGGAGAAGAGTACAAGAGATTATTTCCTGAGTTTATAACTAACAACTATTTAAATGTGCTTATTCAGACTTCTATAGCTAGAGCTTATGCTATGTTTAAAGGAGAAGCTGAAAATAACGTTGAAGCAATAAACTTAATTAGAACTACTTATTTTGATAATACCCTACCCTCGGAATGAAGAGAAGATGCTAAACTAAGACCTGCTAAAGAGTGGTTTATGCATTTTAAGAAGCAGATTAAAGATTCTGAATTCACACTTGATGAAGAGACACTAACTCAATTTGATTTAGATGCTCAGGAGGAAAATAGAAATAATCTAGATACTATGTTACGAGGAGAGATTATTCACAAGATTTTTGAGATAATTATTAAAAATCCTGTAGAAACAGCAACTCGTAAAACTAAGGTTTGGAACGCAATAACGGATTTGCTAGATACTTTCAGGGTAAAATACGGAGAGGATTATGATGAGGTGCCTGATTCACTTACTGTTATTCAAAATTTGATTGAAGGTACAGAAACTTCTCCACCTCTTGAACAAGTTTTCGACTCTTATTATAAAAGAGTTATAAAAGCAAAGCAGGATATTGAAGATGTTTATACAAAGACATATAGAGATAGAGGAGAATCTCCTACTGTAACCTGGCTGGCAGAACAACGTATAACGGCGGACTTAGACTCTGAAGTTAATGGGAGAAAGAAAATTAGGGGTAAGCTGGATGCAATTTTAGTTGTTAATGGGGTTCCTAACATAATTGATTTAAAAGTTTCAAGGAATGATATTTCTGAATGGGCATCAGAAAAAACTTTGAAGACGAAATATCAATTAGCCATGTACTGAAGACTACTGGGAAAATTAGGACTTCCAGTAAATGATAGTGGTCTTGATATATATAATATTACTTTGGGAAAAGATAAGACTGCTACTAATGGAATTCTAAAATCTTTTTCAACTAGCGTAAAGACAGATAGTAATATTAATGCAAACTTAGATCCAATATTTTCTAGAGCTATTCAAAGATTGGAAGTAAATCCAAAACAATTGGAGTTAATGACTTCTAATATAGAATCTTTATTTGGAAAAGGATCAGCTAGAGGTCAGAAAAAAGCCAACATTGATTATATAAAGACACAGCTAAGGAAAAATGCTGAGAACTCTGTATATAAAGGTAAGCATAATTTATCATATAATATATGAAGTGAAACTGGGGCCAAACTTGAAAGAAAAACTATTAGAGGAATTTCTAAGGAAAACTTGGACTCTGTAATAGATAAAGTTGCTCAGGAGATTGTTGAGCGCTCTGGTAATAGATTTGATAACCAGTATGAAACTTTAGTTAGTGACATAAGGGAATTTCTAAATAGAAGTGACAAAGATATTTCTTCATTTGCTAGTGCGGCTAATAGTGGAGATATCATAAACCAATTATCTGCAGTCTTATTAAAGTATAAGGGCTCTGGAGCAAAAATAATAAATTCAGACCTTGCGAAACAATATAATATGATTTTGATAGAAACTCCTATTGGAATTGATATTATAAATTGCTTATCATTGAATCCAAATATTCCTTGGGATTCCACAAACAAAAAGGCTAAGTTATTTGAAAATGTTCCTAATGTTGTAGGAGATAGAAATTTAAAAACCATTGGTAATATAGAAATAGTAAAATCTTTACTGATTGCTAATGATTTATTAAAGGGAAGTGGTAAGAAACTTGGAACAGTTGCCTGCTTACAATTAGGTGCCCCTGTTGGATATATGATGACTACTGCTAATATGATTAATAACATGGAGATAGCTACCAGATTCCTAGGAATTAATAATAATCTATCTAAAGATAGATTTGTTGATCCTTTAGTGAATGTACTATATATGTTTAATCAATTCATAGATTCCACAAGGCAACTTTCTCAAGTAGGAGAAAATATCAAACCTTCAAAAATGGGTAATCTTTTGGACGGGGATAAGTTTAATCTCTTAAAGGAGGTTCTTACAAAAAGAACAGGGCTAGATAAAATAAAAACTGCATCTTCTGATTTAATAGATTCAACAAAAGTAGAACTACTAAAAGTAATTAGGCAACAGCTCAAAGATAGTTTCCCAGCATTATTTGAGAATCCTGGAAAGATTAATATTATCTGTCCAGAAACCACATTAATGGATCAAATTGAGAAGGCTTTAGCAATCTATCAGAATAGAGAGATGGTTTGTGAGTCTGATATTTCAATGTATGGATGGAATTCTGGAGCAATGTGGGCTTCTATGGACTTAATCCCTAGTGAGAATGTCCAAATAATTAGAACTATTGTAGATGCTGCATTTGGAAAAATTAGGGAAACTTTCTCTGACTATAAAGCAATAAATAGAGCACAAGTAGCCAAACTTAAAAAAGGAAATGATTACGGATTAATGCGACATATAATCATTGGAGATAGTTCCTCTAATTACTTTAATCTATTTAGAAGGAATAGTGATAATGAGTTGGAAGATGATGATTATATCCTCAAAAATCCGTGAACTTCTACAAGCTTAACTCCAACTCAAAGGGATTTTATTAAATATACTCTTTATGAGTTAAATAAATATTCCTATGATAAGAAGAAATATAAATGAAAGTCTTGAAGGGATGTTAAGGAGGAACAATTTAATAGGGAGGATTACTTTATTCCATTACTTAGAGCAAATGGTTTAGACAAATTCAGAGATCCAAAGGGTGGAATTAACTTCCCTTCTGTTCGTTCCTGGTACGATGAGATTAGAAATAAAGCGGTTCAAATGAAAGACACTTTGGAGGGACAAATAGAAGAGCGTAAAAAAGTTTCTGATTTATTCCAAGGTGTTTATAATGAATTTGAATCTAGAAAAAATCCAAATGTTCGTAGAGACATCATTGAGAAGAATGGCGGAATTAAAAACTTTTCCATGGACTTAGAGACAATACTCGATACCTTTACAATAGCTATGGAGTCTCAAAAAGTTTTTGACATGGAAGTTATACCCGCAATAAAAGGAGCACTTTATTCTATACAATTCCAATCTTATATAACTGGTAAAGAACTTCCTAACTTCGAAGAATTTGTTAAAAAGTATGTAAAAAGTGCTATATATAACGATAGTATTATGGCTCCTGAAGTTCAGACTGCTTATAAAGTAATTGCTCCAGTTCGTGCTGCCGCATCGGCAGTAGCTCTTGGTTGGAACATAATGAATGTCCCAAGAGAGGTTATAATGGGCTTTTGGACAAATATAAGTAAAGCTATGTTTGCATCTTATGGTAAGGATACTTTTGGAGTGGGAGAATATACCAAAGCTTTGGGCATTTTAACTGGAGATGTTCCTAATTTCATTATGAATGTTACTAAAGTAGAGCTTCTTAATGAGTTCTATGGAATGGCTAATATGTCAATTACTGAGATTCCAGAGCAGGTAACTTCTAACAAGACTGGTGTGTTTGCAACATTTAATAGGTTTATGTCATGGTCTTTAACGGCTCCTGATTATTGAAATCGAATGTCAATGTTCATCGCCCAAATGATCCATGATGGTTGTTGGGATGCTCATGAATTAGTAGAATCTAAGGATGGAGTAAGGGAATTAAAGTACAATATGGCAAAAGACAAAAGATTTGATGTCTACGTGAAATATAAAGGAGACTATAGTAAAGTACCTAAGGAATTAAAAACAAAGTTTAATGAACAAGAATCTTTATATATGGTTATGAGAAATGATATGAATAAGGAATTAGGAGTGGCTAATCAGATTCCAAGTCCAGAACCAGGTAAAGTTCCTAATCTTCCTAAAGCATATACAGATTTACAACGTAACTCCTTTAAGTCTTTTGCTGATATGTCCTTTGGTTACTACGACAAAGAAGTGAAAGCATGATTCTTTAAAACTGCTATTGGAGGAATCTTCAAGCAGTTCATGGCTTTCATGTCTGCTAAAAAAATGATGTATTTCCAAGTGAGAACTGATCAAACTGCTAGAGGTAGTTATGAACAACTAACGGATTCTTCAGGAAATAAACTATGGTCTATAGTGATAAGTAATAGTCCGTTAGAGGTACGTATAGTAAATGATAAGGATTTAGAAGGTGAGTATAAACAATATGCAGCAGATGCAAAACCAAAGTTAGGCTGAACTGGCGCATATATGGAAGGAATTTTCCAGTCGTATATTCATTTATTTAAGGACCTGGGAATAGGTACATATGAAGCTCTTCGCAACGGAGATACTTCTGTATACAAAAAATTATGGAAGGAGTATGGTAAGAAGGGAGATATTAGACATTCAAATGTACTTCAAGGTTTATATGATCTTCTATTATCAACATTATTTATTACATTAATACGAATGATGTTTTTTGATGATCCAGAAGTAACAGGAATTAGTTATAAAAAGCAACTTCAAAATGCAGATTCTATGTTCCAAAATCTATACTGAATAGCAGATCAATCTACTCAAGATTTTTCCGTATTACGACTTTTAGATCAAAGTTTATTTACATGGGAGCCCCCTTCGTTTAATATTATTCAAAATGCTGCTAGAAATTTCTTTAGAGCAGCTGGAGATGATGATTTAAATGTTGCAGAAGCTGCTCTATCTGGAACAGTAAACTCTGTTGGAATGTTTAAACCTATCCGTCCTTCTGTAAATAAATGATTAGAGGAGTAAAAAAAAATAACCCCTACCTGCATATAGCAAGTAGGGGTTATTTTTTTTATTTTTTACTTTTTAATCCTCCATTGCACACAGTGCAACTAGAACCTTTTCCTGATTCTTTAAGATTAAAAACTCGAATATACTTTCCATATTTATTATCCTGGAATTCATGTTCAATCTTATTGCTTTCGCAATATCCACATCGTTTTATTTCTGTAGGCATAATTTACTAATATTTTTTATTTTACAAAATAAATCTGACAATGAACCATCATTATTAATCAGATAGTCATAGTCTCCATTTCCATATAACGTTAAAAGCTCTCTTTCTGAGGCATGGGAGCCTGCCTTACACTCTGGTCTATGGATATAAATAACTTTCCCTCCTCGTTTCTTTGATTCTTCAAATTCAATCTGGAATCGCAGATCTGAGATAATCATATTTTTGCACTCTTGCTCATATGTAGTTAAAATCCATAATTTATCCCCAAAATAATATCTCATTATTTCAGTTCCAAAGTATTGCAAAACCTGCCTAATAGAAAGTCAGTAATCTTCAGTTAAAGAAGGATTAAGATCCTTGGCTAACTTTGAAAACTTATTATCTACTAGAATTTTTTCTCTTTCTACAAAATTCTTATGATGAATTGTTAAAGTACTGAAATCTACGTAATAGTCCTCTTTAAATTGTCTATCTTCAAATCTTTCAACACTAACATTAAGGAGTATTGAAAGAAGACATTTTAAAGTATCAGCAAATCTACAAATCTTAAACTTTCCCTCTGTAAAGATATTACAATGTTTATACATTCAATATGTTTGCATTCATCTTGGAGAATTCAAACAAAATTGAAGCATTTTAGCACTCTCATCCTTACCACTCCCCTTTAAACCAGCTATACATAAAATATTTCTAGTCGACATATGTTTTGATTTTAAATGGGAGGTTATGAAGAGTATCCATAACTTGTCTATCTTTTTCTCTATAAAAATTAGAAAGGATACCCCTACATAAAGTATATGTTAAAGATTTATCCTCAGATGTTGCATTTTTCCAAGTGTTTGACTCTAACGCTTTAGCTATTCCAGTAATGGGATCATAAGGAGCATATCTTGTATTTACATTTAAGGACTTAAAAACTTGAGATACTCCTGTTGTTCCCATGGCTTTATTCTTAGATATATTATCGAAATTCCCATATAATAAACATGTTACTGCAGCAGGGCTTTCTGTAACATTCATTCCTTGTAAAATTTTTAATCCCAGTTCCACAGTAGTATTATCGGTTGATGCTAGCATATCATTTAATGACAAGATACTTTCTTCGGTAATCTTTTCCAATGTGCCATTAACTAGTTTATCTAGAGTACTTTCTTTTGCATATTTTGGATATACAGAAACTATGTTATTAATTATTTCTACATAGGTTTCATCACAAAATACTAACTTTCCACTGTAAATCAAAGTGGAACCTTTAGGTAAGGTATTTATAGTTTTGACGCCATCTATAAAGTCTGTTCCCTGAGAGCAAACATCATTATAAATAAATGAATCACTATCTTTAAACAATTTTGGACAAATACTATAAATTATTTTAGTTTGATCCTCTTTAACATATTCAAATAAATAATACTCTCCACTACTAGGATAATAGTTAAGAGAATCTGGAATTATAGCAGCATCACATCTTGCTACCTTAATAACTCTTTGAAATTTTGTATCCCTAATTTTGAACCGTGGATAGGTTGAACTAGAGTCAAAATATAGCTTAGTTACATCCGATAGATCTGTAAGTTTATTAGTTAGCGCAGTATTTACTTCTTCAGGGGTATGTAGCACCATTGAAGTTCTAACTGGAAAATGTATATTTTCTGAATGATATGAAGACCATTTACATAAATTTGCTGACCCACTATTTCTCCTATAAGGAACGAGAAATGCAATATTAATTCCGTTTAATTTCATATTATAAAATTTTAGCTCTGATTTTAGGATTCATAATTAACTTATTTGCCCTTCCTGAAAACTTTGTAGTAATCGTTTTAATTAAATGAAACAATAAGTCTTCAGTTAGTAAAGGTTCAGGAGAATTGATAAATTCAAGTAATCGATCTTGAACTACTTCCGTTTTAGCTCCCTTTTCTCCGAAATATAAAAGACTATAATTAAGTAATCGTGTAGATAATACAGAAGCTATATCTGGACGATATCCATTACTATCATATACACAACTTTTAATTTTAGTTTTTACAGTATCCCAAGGTTCAAACAGCATATCTTTAGGAGCAATTAGCTTATCCAGTTTATTAGCAATAAACGTAGTAAATAAGTTTCCAACAATATTTTCTTTAGATGTAAAACATCCTTTAGCAATATTAAGAATCATTGCTAGATTTGCTGAGGTGCTCCAATCCTTTAAACCAGAAATAGCATTACAGAAGGTAACATAACTTCTTGGATTAATCTTCTGCACATTTCCCTCTTTTTCAAATATTTCAGGATATAATAATGCAAAGTTAATAGCTCTGGAATCTAATTTGTCAGTTTCAGCCCAACGTGCCCATACATTAACATCAAAATCAATTTCAAAGTTAATATATCGAGTTTTCTGAGCATTATCCATAGTACTAACATTATAGTCTCCATTATCAGGATTAGAAGTTAATACTATAGTACAGTTCTTTGGAAGTTTCCAAGAAATATATTCACCTCTATCAATAAGCTCCATAGTTGCCTGCAAGAACATAGGAAGTGCTCTTGAATAGTCATCAAGAAGAAGTATACATCCATTTTCATTATCCTCTTTCGGCATCCACGTAGGGGGCGCATAAGACATTCGAGTTAAGTTCTGAACCTTGTATCCATTTTGAAGATAGTATGCCAGCAAATCACTTGAAACTCATTGACATTCACCTTCATCAGAACATACATAATACTCTTTTATGGGGAATCCAATTAGGTCACCCAATTCTTCACACTGAGAAAGATTCAATTTGATGAATCCCATATTCAGTTCTTCAGCTATTTGTAAAATTGTAGAAGTCTTTCCAATTCCTGAATCGGCTTCCAATGAGATTGCAGTGGGAATTTTTCCAACTTCCACTAAACGTTTGTTATTCTCAATAATATATTGAAATATAGTTTTAAATTCTTCTAAATTAACTTTATTCAGCTCCATTATCAGATGGGATAAACATACTGTAACCTGGATAATGATTATTTCTATTACCATTAGAGGTAATTACCCAGATCATCTGCTTCATTACTTTAAAAGTATCTGTAGGTGCATAGCCATCTGTAAAGAATACTAAAGTAGAGTATTGTTTTCTACATTGATTGTAGTAGTCAATAACAGGTTTGAAGTCTGTACCTCCTCTACCAGTGAATGTACCATCAAAAGTCCCTTTGAATGGATATATCCTATGTATTCTAGCGTCGCACTCAATTACATCAACACCTGCCCCAGCTTTCCAGATGTGATAAATCTCACTAATAAAATCTTTTAACTCCTTAGTACTAACAGAACCAGAGGTATCAATAGCAACTAAAATATCATGTTTATGTTTTAGTTTAATACCCGCAGCTCCCTCAAACCGTTTAGATACTTTGCGATGTGTCTTTTTTACAAAGACATCAATAGCAAATCCTAAAAGTCGTCTAAAATAGGCCTTCCAGTTAAATATAGAAGGTTTTATTTTAAACAATTTATCCACATATGCTTTTAGCTCGGAAGGAATAGTTCCTCTAGATTTAATTACTTGAGTTGCAACCTGTTTTACAATGTGGTCAGTTTGATTGTTAATTAAAGTTTTTTCTGCATCTGATAAATCAGAAAAATCCTTTCAGTGATTATGGTTTTTCGGCCCCCCAGAAGAGTCTTTCTTATCTTTATAAAGGTATTCATAATAGTATTTGGTTCCTGCTTTCGGGGGAAGCATGGGATCAATATCTTTGATATCAATAGCATCTTTTGGAAGAACATCAATATATTGATTTACTTCTGCGTCAGCGGCAATATTAAATACTTTTTTATCATTAAAAGATTCTTGCATTAACAAATGTTTAAATGCAATATGCAACAGCTCATGTTTTAATATTCCTAACTGTTCGTCATCAGTTAAAGTATTTCAAAAATCGGGATTAACACATAATTCATAGTTAATCCCGTTTCTTGTAACTCATGCTGTTGCATCATCTTTAGAATAATATTTATTTAAAGATAATAGAAATAAACCATAAAAAGGATCTTTAACTACAAGTTGTTTACAAGCTTTAATCAGATCCATATTTATTTATCTCCATATTAATCGTATCTTCCTCCTGATAAAATCCAAGCACTATTACCTTGTCTATCTGTATATAGAGTGTAATAATGGCAATCTCTCCATCCAGCTATACTATCAATATCATCAACTGTTACTTCCTTAAAATGGTCTGATTTTTCTGCATGACCATAATAAAAAGTATCTTGATATATTGGGGATCCTTGCTGTAAAATTTTAACAAGAAGTGCTCTCTTTTCTCCAAAAATTGCACTTCTTCTGGAACCATCTACAGCGTAGGGATACATTTCTGAAAATTCTAATCTAGTCATTATTCATATTTATTTAACCATCCCATTTGCCAACATCTAAATAGAAAATTATCAAGTACTTTCATCTCATCTGAAGATGATTTAATATTAGTACTTGACATTATATCTTCTTTAGCTTTAGCAATTATTTCGAACCTATTATCTCCACAAATTTCTTCCATATATTAACTATTTATTAAGTTTCTTTTTATGAATTCCTCTTTTAAAGGAACAGCTAGTTCGCGAGCTTGGGGATGTGCAGCTTTATCACATCGTAGTTTGAAAAACCCTTTCCATTGTTCAACAGTTCCAGTCATAATTAGTTCTGTTTTTGTGCATAGAGGAAGAACTTCTCTAGCTTCTTGTGCTTTCATTCCTTTATTAGTCAAAAATCTGTAAGTTAATTCAGATTGTTCACATACAGATAAAAACATATCATCTTCATCACCAACAACATGTTTTAAAATCTTATGTGGTAAAGATTCTGGAGTAGTATTTTCTACATAATCTCCATCCCAATAAACATATCTAGCTTCCTTTAAAGAGGACCAATAGGGGATAATAAAAGTAAGTTCATTATTAAATTTATCAGCGTTATAATTACAGTACCTAGTGCTCATTTCCGCAAATGAGAACACGCGATGACGACAAAATTCACGACTTATAGAAATTGGAAGAAGGAACTTTACTGTAATTCGTTTTTCATGATGCTCAGTAGGTTCACAGAGATATTTTAGATCATCAAGCCAGTTATTTTCATATAAAACTCGGTAATTAGTGGTAACATGTCCTCTTTCATATAAAGGATTTTGTGGAGTAATTATATCAGAACCAGTTTTAGTGTATTTAATAATATTAACTTTACTGTACTGCTTATTAACATACTTATAATACACTCTGGGGTTTTCTGTTTCTAAATATACAGTACCATGTTCTAGCATAGCTGTGTGCTGTCTATCCTTAATCATATTAACAAACTTCTCTGCAGAATCCTCTGTAATACGATCCTCTGATTTGTAGCACGTTCTCCCTGCTCGTTCAATTTGTTTATATATTCCTTGAATACCTGGTTCCTGTTCAAGTATTTCAAAAGATGATTTAATTAGCCTCATATTCTTTAATTTTATCTTCTAATTCTACTTTAGAAATACTTCCTACATGCCTCCAAACTTCCTTATTATCCTGTAGTAAAATAAGTACAGGAATATTTCTAATTTTATAGTTAGTTAACACAATAGGATCCACTTCATCCACATCAATATCTTCTATTTCTATTTTATTTTTGAGTTCTTCAAGAATAGGCATCATGGCACGGCAAGGACCGCACCATGATGCTCCAAATTTAATTAATTTTATCATATTTATAATTATTCATGTATCCAATAATCTCCAATAGTCAAATCAGCACTAAGCTTAGCTCTTTTACAAAATACTGCACCAGCCTTCTCCATACATTGTACAAGAACTTTTCCTATCTCTTCTGCAATCTCCGCAGGAGCCTCAAGATTAATTTCATCGTGCACAGGTATACAATACTTTACTTTAAACAATAAATTATGTTCCTGTAAATATTTAAATAGAAAAATAGACGCATACTTGAATGTAAGGGCGCCAGCGGCCTGAATAGGGTAGTTGATTGACTGTTTCTCGGACTCTGCACGTCTTTTTGCTAATTTTCTAACATTTTGTACAGTTTCACAATCTGGGGCATCTCGTTTCATTTCTCTATAATACTCCCAGAATCCTTTCTCACATTGTTTTTTCCAGAGGCGTTTAAGTTCAGCAAAGTCATAGATATATGCTTTATGCCCAGTAATTGGACTTAAAAGTATATATCCTTTTTCCATTACATCCTTTCTTCTAAACTTTTGATAGTCTCTCAGTCCTGAGAAACCCTCCATGTAGTTAGTATAGATTTCTTTGGCCCGCTCTTCAGAAATTCCATAATTTCTAACAAGAGTATTATCCATTCCTCCATAATTAAAACAGAATTCATAGCCCTTTGCTTCTTTTCTTAGATGATGATACTCTGTTTTAATTGCTTTAAGTGGAGTGTCTCTTGGAATTTCAAGGAATACCATTTTAGCAGTTAGGCTATGTAAGTCTCCTGAACCATTCACTAATTCGTCAAGCATAGCTTTATCATTGGCAATGGATGCCATTAAAAAACTTTCTTGGCCAGAATAGTCAGCTGAAATCCATTTATTGCCTGGCTCTGCAATGAAACAAGAACGTGTTAAAGCATCACTTGGGAGATTTTGAAGATTCGGATTAGTTGAACTCAATCGGCCTGTATCAGTGCCTAACTGGTTAAAATTAGCATGAATGCGTTTAGTCTTTGGATTTATAAGATCTAAAAACTTTTCTCCGAAGGTATCTACTAAAATCGCAGCTTTCTTATACTCCATAAATATAGAAATTAATGGACTTTTAGAAGCTTGCGGTCCTATAACTTTAATATCAGTAGACTTTTTTGGACGTTTGGTCTTAGGATCAATTACTGAAAGATTTAAACCAAGATCTTCAAAAAGAGGAATCACTTGTTGTGCACTCTTTCAATTAATATGACATCTGGGACGAGTATCAAATCCATCAAACAGATCACCTTGTCTATTTACAGTTGTATACTTACCTCCCATATTATCTTCAACTCATTTATTGAGTTGACAGATTAAATCTTCACATAAGTTAGAATCATTCTCCAGTTTCTTTTTCCATTTCTCTGGATCAATTTTAGCTCCACAGAATTCAATATAAGCTAAACATCTAACAAATGTGTTTTCAACACGGATAGCATCAAGAAGTCCTTGTTCTTTAAGTTTTTCTTTTTGCTTCTCCATTATAGGTTCTAGGTATTTAACATCTGTTCCAGCATAAACTATAACATCTTCTGTTAAACCCTTATTTATAATTTGACCTCGAACAGTCTTATCCAGTTCTACTCCAAGATAATTTATTCCTGCATCTTTAAGACCCATTCCATGCATACCAGAAGGATATCCGAGCCACATAAGCTTCTCTGCAAGATACCCATCCCATACATATCTTGGAATAATTCCATAGTAGTATAAAAATTTTAAGTCAAATTTTGCATTTCAAAAAAGAAATAATCGCTCAGATTCAAGATAATCTTTAAATAACAAAACATTAACTGTTGTACAATCAATAACTACCTGAAAATCAAAGCATCCTAGCTGAAGAGATAACAGTTTTTTAGTATAGACATCGAAACCCTCAGTTTCAGTATCCACACCAACAATCTTTAACCTTTCCAACATACTTAAAGCTTCTTTAACAGAAATACAAGTATATTTAGTGGGTTTTATTAAGGCTGGAGCGTTAGTGACTAAGTATATCATTATTCTTCAATAGTATATATCTTGTTAAAATCAATTTCATCTATTCAGAACTTATAACCATTCCAGTTGCAATAGAATCCATTGATTCTCTTATTTTCTCTATGTTGTACTTGAAGTTTCAAAATACGATCATTATAATCATATTTTGTCATTGGTTCAACTTCAAGATCAAATCCTTTAACTTTAGCTTTCATATGATATTCTATTTAATCATTCTTCTTCAACAAAGTATGCAGAAGAACCATATTTAGACACTCATTCATCATCATTAATGAGACAGGCATGTTCGTTAAAACCAGATTCAGTCATTAAAAATTGAATATCTGGTCATTCTACAATTACATATTTATTCATTATAGCTTCAGTTTAGTAAGTCAATCTTGTAGTTACATTCCTTAATTTCATCCCCAAGATTATCTTCTATAACTTGATAGATATCATTTTCAAGAAAAGACCAATCATCTGGAGATTTGATTTCAAAGTGGCCAAATGTAGTTACTTCTCTTATAATTTCGGAAGCAAATAGAATACCATCGAGATTTACATATAACCTATAATTATAAGTTACTTGTATATCATTCCAAGGTGCTGAAGGATCATTATCTCAACAGCTATCAGGAATATTCTTAGACATAAGAACTAATAAATAATAGAATAGGCTCATATATAGGAGTAATGCAGTAATTCATCCTACATACTCCTATATAAAGCATCTGATATAATTTAATTAAAGTTCGCATTTCATAATTTTATTTATTGCATCTTCTGCTATTTGTGCACATGTACTAGGAAGCCCTTGAAGATATACTCTAGCCATTCCAAATTTGAGTTTAATTTGCACATAAGTAAACTCTGGATTTATTAATTCAAATAAAACAAAATGTTTATCTAACCAATCCACAACCTTCCCTTCAGCATCACTAAACTCCAATCCTTCAAATCCTTCTTCTAAATGGTTCTTCCATTTATCATTAAATTCATCAACAGTCATATTAAAAATCTCCTTTCCAAACCTGATTGCATAGTAATCCTAGCTTTCTCCAACAATCGTTCACAACCTGGTCTCGATCGTCGAATACCGCAGCTACACAATATTTATCTTTAATGTGTTCATTATAAATTTCAGTCTTAACAATAGCATCCTTTCTATAATCTTTTTCTTTTCTCATATAGAATAAAAAATCGCTACATGTTAAATATCTATTCAGCCATTTAAGAGTTTCTTTCCTACATACTTCGGTATCTTCACGACCTGTAACAATAATAATTTGATACATCTTTGATAAAGAGTTAACTAAATCAATGACAGGATTATTTGGAAGATCCTCATTTACTCGATGATACTCAAACGGACCTCTTCCATTCATTAATGATAAAGTTCCATCAATATCACAAATAATAGCATGAGGAAGAGTTTCATCTTGTTTAAGAATAAATCTTTCTTTAGCTGAAGATTCCTTTTCTTGGTTTACAATTTCCTGAGACATATCAGGAAAATATGTATTAAAGAACCTACGTAATACTGCCAGTCCTACTTTACGAGTTCTTTTCGTATCACGCCAGTACGCTTCATTAAATGAAATAACAAACTTTTTAAACTCTATGTCTACCTTTAGTTCAGTAGCGAGTTTAGTTAACTTATCAATAGTTTTCTGATTAAGATTAGTGGCATCTACAATAACGTTTAAGTTATGATTAATAGCTGCTCTAATAGAAAATTCTTCAATATCAGAAATATAATTTTCACGAGATGGAACTCAATATTTACCAGTTCCCTCTCTAATTTCATCTCTGGATACAATTACCCAGTTAGGCTTATCCTTTATAAACTCTTTAGCCCAGGTACTTTTACCTGAAGCAGGACAGCCTTGAAGTACGATCATCTTACTCATTATTCTCCCTCCACATTTGATACATTGGTGCAGATACTTCTAAAAATTCACTAAAAGCTTCAGTCACCTTATAAATTGATTTAAATACATCAATTCTATTCACTCTTCCCTCTTTAATTACTTGGATTCCCCATAAAGATTCTTGTATAATTTCATCATCAGATAAACTTCAAGGATATTTACAAGCTCCTAATAAACTGTTTTCCAGTAATTTTCTAAGCTTTATAATATCTGGCTTTACATAGACAGATACATATTCTTTTATCTTATAGGATTTTCCAAGTGATGTGCAAACTATTGGGAGTAAACTCCCATTTTGCATTCTTTGAAACCAACACTGAGAAGAAAGATATTTTACATTATCATATTTTTCAGGAGGTTCTAGAGCATCAGTAACAATAATATATTGAAATCCAGAATCAAATAAAGAACAAGGAAGCTTATAAAAATATAAAACTTCCTTGTTTTCTTTGAGTGCCTGAATTTCTTCTTTAGAAAACGACCTCATTATTCTTGTCCTGATTCAATGTCAGCTTCCCCCTTATCGAGCATCTTAGTTTCTCTCTCAAGGAATGCTACTGACTTAAGTTTATAAACATCAATTTCACTTACTTCTCTACGAAGTACAATTCCCTCTTCGGGAACTTTGTTGTTACAAAGAACAGACTCTCTCTCTAAATATTTATCTCTCAATGCTTGCAAGAAATTTTCATGCCAATGCTCATTGGGATTCAACTCAGGGAATAGTTGTTGTGCTGTTCCATAGTAGAGCTCTTTAATACAATGAATTCCATACTTTTCACAGAAGGTCTTCATTTGTTGAGTAGAGAATTCAAAAACTCTTCCCTCTACATTAGTGTATGTAATTCTGTAAACAATAATGTCAAACAGTTTTGCATCATACATTTGTTTAGGAGTCATTTTTGAATACTCATAAGTTTTAGGATCATAGATACATTGATAATCATATCCAGATTGAATCATAGATCCTGTAGGCATATATCCCACAATTTCTGCGTAGATAGAAAGCCCCTTAGATAAGTAATCCTTTAATACTTCGAAGGCAAGATTCCAAATATCACAATCGTAATATCCTTTGGTCATACCAGGATTTAGTTCAGGGTTTTTGATAACCTTTCTAGATGAACAGAATTTCTTATATTCACTTTCAGATACAGGAACTCCAAAGAATTTAGCAATTTTTTCCTTCAGAGAAAGATTTTTCTTAGTAAGTAGGTTACATAGGATCAAACTTGTTCCATGCTCTTTCCAAGAGATATTAATGATGTCAGTTGGCTGAACCTTATGAATATTTTTCTGTAGCTGTTCTGTATCAATGTGAAAATGGAATTGATCGTCAACTATATTAAGAACTTTCTTCTTTTCTTTAGCTGAGCCATTAATTCCTCCACCAGAAGTTTTAGTAGGAATTACATACTTCCAGACAAACAATTTATCATTTACAGTATCAAATTCTGTTCCTACTAATTTTGACATTTCAACAGAATCTATAGGTTCTGCAATTCCTTCTCCAGCAAATTTACACAACTCATAGATAGGCATGATAAGCCCTTCTGATGCAAGTCCTCTTAGTTTAATACATTTTACTCGACCAGACTCTTCAAAAAATCCTTGTTTAGTAGGATCAAGATTAAGGTCTGCTTTTCTGTAAAGATTATTAACCTTCAAAAAGTCGGAATTGATAACACATTCAACAGGAAAATATACATAGATTCCCTCTGCAGAATCAATTGATGTGGAAATTATATATCCATCAACAGTTGCTAACTTTAGACGCTCAGCATTAGGGTGAGGTCTAAATGAATCAATTTGTACAATCTTAGCAAGGTAGTTAGGATTGCAATCTTTGCTTCTCGTTAATTTCATAAACGAACTTTTTATATTTGTATAATGCTAATTTTAATGTAATTAAAGCTTGTTCTAATCCAGCTTTATCATCAAGTAGTATATTACCATAGGCTTTCATAGAATACCCTGGTAAGAAAGGTTCTACAGGATTGATATCAGTAAATTCTAATCCTACAGATTTACAATAATTTACAGCTTCCTTTAAACGGGTCCCAGATCTACAGGTCCATAGAACTACCGTAGCTCCTAGTTCTTGGGCTTCAATTAAAGTATTAATTATGTCTTTACAAAGAGCTTCAGAAGCTGTATTATACGGTTTAATTGTATCATCATAGTCTACAAGAATTCTAACTCCTTTATATTTAATTCAAGCCTGATACAATTTCTCTACATAAATATTTAAATCCATATTAGAGATTCGGTTTCCCAAATTTTAGATGCTAATGAATCATATAAATTAATATATTTTTCATCCACATATTCGTACCCTTCTTCATCAACTCTGAACACTCCCTGTTCAAAATTTCTATAAAGAAAGTTAATCACTCTTTCGTGAACCCTTAATTGATTTATTTCCATAAAGCATTCGTTTTGTAAAGATAGTTTTCAAATCTTCATAGCTAACTGGAGTAAAATTATTTCTGTCTACTCCTACATCGTACTGATTCCATGGTGCATTTTTAGCAATTACAATGTCAAATCCTGTTCCTTTTAAATCAGGAGTGCTATGAATATGCCCATGCAAGTTACAAATACTTCTGTTGATTCCTGCCCATGTAGCTAAAGGATAATGAGTCATGATAAAAGTTGAGTAGTCTTCTAATTCTGTATCATAAATAGATACTTGCATCATGTCTCCTACAGCTTCAAAACACTCAGTAGGAATATCATCACTTCTATCATGATTGCCTTGAATAAGATATTTTCTACCTTTAAGAGCATTAGCTATTTGGCGCCATTTACTTTTATCTGCAAAAGCAAAATCGCCCAAATGAAAAACTATATCATCCTCACTAACCACTTTATTCCAGTTTTGAATCAATGCATGATCCATTTCTTGAATACTATTAAATGGACGATCACAATACTTAATTATGTTACCATGACGAAAGTAACTAATGAGTGTCGCTGGTGAAAAACACCTTGCGACACCCTAAATCCTCCTTATTAAATATTATTTTTAACATAATTTACTTACAATATATACTTAGATTCTTAAATAGCTTTGAGATCTGTTTATCGAGCCCTTTAGCTTTAGAACTTTTAAATTTGTTTACACAATCATAAATATAATAGATAATTGATTCCTTACTTTTTGCCAAAATTAAAGAGGAAAGTTCTTCATCAGCAGTAGTCTCTTTAATTGGGTATACAATCGTTTTCATTAGATTAGAATCTAATAGCATCTTATCTATTAAACCCTGATTACATTTAGGAGCAATAGAGGGATTTACGCTCCAATCTAGATCTTCTTCTAGATAGTCAAACAATACTGAATTATTAATTATAATAAATTCATTTAAATCAGCAATAATTGTAACCAAAGGTGGTTCCTTAAAAGATTTTAAGTAAAATAAAACTTGAATAAAAACCTTAACTAAGCTAACTCTATTATTAAAGTTTTCATTATATTTGAATTCCACTAAAACAGGGATCCCCCCCCCAAATAGAAGTATGAATCACAGTTATTTTTCTGTTCAGGAGTAATTCCAAACTGTGACTTGAATAAATTATTGTAAACGATAGCTACATCTGATTCTACCTTACAACTTTGTAAATCTGTATATAGTGACATAATATTAAAAATAAGCCTCAAATTTCGATTATAATTTTAATTGGAACTACCTCTTCAAAATAATAATTTAATCAAAATTTGAGGCATGAAAATTACGAATTTATGTGTTCTAAGATAATCGAAGACTCAACTTTTTCTCCAAATTCTTCCATACAAGCATCTTGAAAAGCTTTAAAGTTTTTCTTGTCTTTTGTAATAGAAAGCCTATTAAGGTATTGTAGAACGACATTCTTAGGAACACTTACAGGAAGGAAGGGATGAAGAATAACCATCTCTCGATTTTCAGCTTCAAAGAGTTCCAGGTTCTTATCCTTGTAAATCTCACAAGTTTCCTTTCGTTTATTAAACATCTTTTTAATAATCTCAGTATCAGTTTCTCCAGATTTCTCCTTCATATAAACATACTCAGATTTGATGTTTCTAGATGCAATAAGCATTTTGTGATTTTGTTCTTTCATATACTTTTCAATATTTGAATTTACAAAATCAATAAAAGAAATGTTATTCATCGATTATTTTAAATAATTTTTCAATAATTTTATCTACTTTAAGCATAGCTTCATCATATGCTTCTTTAGCTACTTTCTTCCCATTTATATAATATTCAGGAAGTTTTTGACATACATCTTTAACAACTTTCTCATCCTTTGTTGCTTCAGATAGTTTCTCCAGTATATCAGACTCCATGATATTTCCTGTAACGGAATTAACAACCTGTCCCGAGCCTGATTCACGTATATAATCTCCAGATTCAATTCGTTCTCTGACAAACTTTTCTTTAGCATCCTCTTCAAACTCTTTTACATCAGGACGATCTACTATTTTCCTTTCTGGATATTGATCATCAAGATAAATATTAAAGTCTTCTATAGAACATGTAGGATATTCTGCATATCTTTGAATTGCTAAAGCTCTACTTAATCCAACAGAATCAATTAGCATTTGAGTATATAAATTATATAATACTTTGTGAGCAGCTAATTTAGATATATCTATTCCTGATTCTTTTAGATCATTTACTTCCTTGTAATAATCAATTAGTTGATTAATAATGTTTTCTAAATTTTTATTCATAATTTCGAACTGCTTTAAATACAGGGAGATTAGGTACTGGAGTATTTGTTTTAGTCATTCCAAAATGTTTTACAGTACCCATTTGACCTTTTAATTCTTCAATGTGATCACGATATCATTGTTTTAAAGCTCTATCTCCCATAGGCTTAGCCTTGAATTGATATCCTTCTTTAGTTTCCATTAAGAAACATAAATCCTCATCTCTGAGGCCATCTACTAAATCTAGAATTTTATATTCGTGATCTTCAAACATTTTAAGTTTAATCATACGATTATCTCGTGTGCCAAACTTGTATTCTTTATCTGGATTTCTGATCACTAAACCTTCCCAACCATCATTAACATATTGATCGTGAAGAGCTTTCATATTTAGCCAACCTGATATTTTTACATGTTTAACCATTACAATTTTGTCAGAATCAGAAACAGCTTTCTCAAAATCCTCTAAAATCTTTAATCTATCCTTAAATTTTACATCAGGGATAGCTAAATCGTAAACATAATACTTTAATTGCTTGTGCTTATCATCTAAGGTTTGAAGTCTAACAATACCAGAAATATATGATAAGGGCAGTCCATGCACATATAATTCTCCATCTAATCATATATTTGGATTCTCTTTAAGTCACTTCATCACTTTTGGATCCTTCCTAATATAGTTAGCTGCGACATCATAGTTATTTCCTCCCCTTGAAGAAGTCACAACTTCAGAACCATTCCAATGCATAAGGCATCGTGTTCCGTCTATTTTTGTTGAGCCATAAAATTCATGCTCAAATGTTGAGGTGGCCACACCATCAAAGCTTTTAGCCAACATTGGTTTGGGAGCACCAGATTGGTCTGTGGTTATATCTCCAAGTAGTTTTCCTGGATCATCTATATCATCCAGTGATTCGATTTTAAAATCTCGAATATTTTTATATCCTTTATCAAGATATTTTTTAACATTACTGTTATATTCCAACTTAACTTGTTCTGCAGCTGTACGCTGTGCCTTTCCTCTTTTAACTTCAATAATAGGCTGATTAGTTACTTTGCCTCCTCATTGAGATGTTTTCCTAATAATTAGAAAGCTATGAGTTGTATCATTTCATTCGTAAGAAATATCAACAACTCTAACCTTTCCTCTAGAATCTCTAGAAATTAATATATCATGCATTTAAATAAGCATACTAATATTATTACGAGTTCTGGATAAAGCTACATATTGTAGCTGCCTTAACTCTTCTTTATTTTTACAGGTAAATAAATTACCCATATCTATTAATATGTTATCATAATTTGAACCCTGAGATTTATGGACAGATAAACAGTAACCATAGTCAAGAGTTTTCTTTCTTACGGTTCTATTTCCATAGACTAAATCAACAGGGGTAGTAAAAGATTCCATAACTCGAAAATACTCTTTCCATAATTTTGATGCTGCTATTTTTGAACGCGCTTGAATTGCATCTAAACGCATTAGTTCTATATATGCAGCTAAAGCAGTTAAGTCTTTCTCATTAGTATCTCTTGAAATAATAAATATTTCATCCTCTGAATATTCTGTGTTAATTGGACGAAGGGTTAAATAATATCCTTTATATGTAATGTATCCTAATTGACAATGTCCAGGAACTATATTCGTCACAATGTATTCTGCAGAGTTTATAATTTCAAATTCCATAGATTTGAATACTCGTTTGTCTTTGTAACTACAAGTATCATAACCCATTAAAATTTCTCCAACATTATATTCAGATTCATTCTGAAATATAGAATCTCGAAGAATATGATTAAAAGCTTCTACTCGCTTATTTGTATAGGCAAGTAATTTCACAATCCCTGGATTACCTAAATCTACTGATTTTTTAAATAAATGTGAGGCAGAAGACACAAACTTTCTCCAATGATGGAATATTACAAGATTACCTTCAGGAGAACGAATTTCATAAAATTGTTTAATTGAATGATCTCTAAGTGTGTTTAAAATATCCAATAGAGGATTATTTTCCTGCTGTCTATAAACTTTACTTAAATAATATTGATGATTGCATTGAAAAGGTTTAGATAGTTCCTTTTCTTTAACTGGATATAGTTGTTTATCATCTCCAGTATAAATTACTTTACATTGCTTAATCTTAGCTCTCTCTTTGATAAACTCATATAAATCGGAGTTAATCATAGAACACTCATCAATAATTAAAACCCCATTCAATGGAATGCCTGAAGAGATTGAATCAGCATTCCATTGAAGGTCTTTAAAGTCAAGATTAATTATATCAATAGTAGGTTTTAAAGTTAGAAGTTTATGAAGTGTTACAACGTCACGTTCTGTATAATTATGAAGTACTCCGCAAGCTTTATTTGTTGGAGTTGCTAAAATGTAAGGAATACATTGCTTCTCAAGGTATAGAACGATTAATTTGGTTATAGCAGATTTTCCACTTCCTCCAGGGCCAGAAAGAACTAACTCATCAAACCCTTTCTTATGTAAGAAGGCGAAGATTGAGACTAGTACATCTACTTGTTCATCTCCAAGTTCAAAATTAAGAAATTTATCTTGTAAATTATAGATAGTTTGCACTAAATCGTCTCGTAGAGTTTGTGTTATTTCTTCTGAGGTCATTATTTTCCTGTTGAACCAAACCCACCATCACCTCTAACAGTCTCGGATAATTCCTGAACTTCTATAAAGGTAATAAATGGAATTGGCATAATTATAATTTGTCCTACCTTATCTCCGATGCCATAACAAGAGAAATCCGCTTTTATACGTTGTATAGGCGTATTACTATCTAGTTCTTCTTGTCATTGTACGTCAGTTACTACAAAATTTCTTTTAGGAGTAGGGTTAATAATTCTCCGATAACGTAATTTGATTTCTCCTCTATAACCAGAGTCTATTACACCCACTGAATTACAAAGCTGTAAATCTTTTTTACTATTAGAACTTCTAGGAAAGATCAAACCAACATAGCCTTCAGGGATTTCAACAGCTAACCCAGTTCCATATTCGATATAGTACTCATTACTATAATCAACTGAAGTAGCAACTAAATCCATTCCAGCATCCCCCACTTTAGCATATAGTGGAAGTACAGCCTCAGGAACTAATTTCTTTATATTTACTAGCATAAAAGAACTGCAATAAAGAATAATATCCATACTGCAAGGCTCATTTTGGTTTTAGAACCATTCAGTCTGAAATCTTTTGCAGAATCTTCCAGCATCGTTGCCATTTTATTTCTGAGGTCATCATTCCCTAACGCCATTGCACGTGAAAGAATTTCCAACCCTAAAAAGATAAGGATAATAATTTTTAACATTGTGTCTTATCATTAATTTGAACTACATATGATATATCTAAATCATCTTGCAGTTTTCCATCATTAAACTTTAATAAGTTATCTCTTTCTTCTAAGTACCTCTCTAGTACTTCTTGTTCGTTCTCTGCTGTAATTACAAGATCTAATGATCCATAAACAGGAACGTGTAATGTATATTTAGGCATTCTTGTATAATGTACAATGACAATGTCCTGTATCACGATATTCTTTACAAGGGCAGAGATTTTCGTCTTCTTTCCCAATTTTACATGGGCAATAGCCGCCTTTCTTTTTAAGCCCAGTGAGAATATTACCTATAACAGTTTTATCATCAGTTAGTTTATCTAATAGAATAGTCATAGTATTTAATTCTCTATAGATAGATGAACATTCTGCTAAACCAAGTCCAGTTTCACTACGTAGTAATTTAATAATTTGTACTCTAGTTAGCCCTTCAAACTTGCCATCATCTTTTAATTCTTTATACTTGGCAATACCTTGTTGTCTAAAGTACGGATCTATCCACATTTACTAAACCCACAATTTTTACATATAGTACATCCCCCTTCGTATATCAAATGCTCACCACAATCTGGGCAAACTTCATGTGAAGCAACTCCATCAACTATAAAAGTTTTAATAGCACGCTTTACACCATTCTTCCAAGTATTTAGAGTATCTGACTCAAAATGCATTCCATCAATAATCTTAACTACCTTATCTAATTCAATACCACCTCTTAATAAAGCAGATATTAATTTAGCGTAATTCCAGTATTCTTGATTAAAGATGCGAGACAATCCTCCTAAACGGTTAGTATACCCGTATTTATCAGTATATTGAAAATCATATCGTTTGCCTAAAGAGTCTTTTACTTTAATAATTTCTCCCTCAGTGATTGAGGTGGGAATTGGAAAATCTTCTATATTGTTAATACCAGTAAAAATTTCATAAGGCCTTCCATCAATGAGACCTACAAATGCAATCCAATTCTCAAAACCATTCTTAAATCTAATTAGTTTAGCTTCAACAGATTCAGGACGTTTTAGGCATTCTTTAATTACGGGATTCTTTGATAAGACTGCACCCCTTTTGCATCCAGAACGATAAACTGTAACACCCTTTAAACCTTCCTCCCAAGCTAATCTATAAATAGTTTCTACATCATCAACAGTAGCTGACTCTGGAAGATTTATAGTAGAAGAAATAGAAGCATCAATAAACTCCTGTAAAGTTGCTTGAACCTTAATTCTTTCTCTATATGGAATCTGTTCTGATGTAACCACATACTCGGGTAAAGCTTCTTCAGAAAATCCTTCATCAATAAGCTTCTTTATAATTGGGGTATATACTTTATAATACTTTTCCTCATTTACTAAAGATTCAGTCTTACGTGTATAAGAGGTTGCAAAAATTGGTTCACAACCTGTAGACACTCCTAGCATGGTTGCAATACTGCCAGTTGGAGCACAAGTAAGTAATTGAGAATTGCGTAAACCATACTTACATATAACATCGTGCAAACTTTGGAAACGCAAATCATTCATATCCCCAGAATCTAAATTCTTAAAGAAAGGAGTTTGTATAACACAATCGCGATTAAATTTAGGATATGGTCCATAGTTAGCAGCTAACATAGAAGAAGTTTCCAGAGCAGTCATGATTAATTCATGTCCAATTGACTCTAAAACGGATCTAGAAGTAGCACTACCGTATTTGACTCTTAATTTGATAAGCATATCAGCCAAACCCATAACACCAAGACCAATTTGTCTCCACTCTGCTACGGAATCCCTTTGTTCTTGTAAAGGATGTAAAGGAAGACCCTCATCAAGAACTTCATTCAAAGCAATAACTGCAACTCGAATAGTTTCTCTTAAGGAGATAAGATCAAGTTTTCTTTCTTTTGTAACAAATTCTGCAAGGTTTATGCTTCCAAGAAGACAGCTCCCTCCAGCTGGCAGAGGTTCTTCAGCACAGGGATTTACTCCTGCATAAGAAAATTCTTTATTATTTGATAATAAGTTCCAGCTAGTTATTCTATCCCAAAACAATATACCAGGTTCAGCATAATCCCAGTTCATTTGAGCAAGCTTCCTAAAAATAGGATATGCTTCTACCTCTTTAGTAATTGTTTCACCAGTATCAGTTACGAATTTCAATATTAAAGTTTCACCTTTAATAACTGCTTCCATAAATTTGTCACTAACTCTAACAGAGATATTAGCTTTTGTAACTTTATCTAAGTCAGACTTAATCTCAATAAACTCTTCAAGATCTGGATGATCGCAAGAAATAGAAATCATTAGTGCTCCCCTACGACCACTCTGACCGATTAGTCCAGTAATATATGAATAGAAATCCATAAAGCTTACAGCCCCAGAAGTAGTTTTTGCAGCATTATTAACTTTTGCTCCAGAAGGTCTCAAATTAGAAATATCAATTCCACAACCTCCCCCGTAGCTGAATGTTCTTGCTAACTTTGTCCCACACTCAAAAATAGATTCAAGATTATCTTCAGGAGGAGCAACTACATAACAGTTTGAATATGTTATTTTTCTATTTTTATCAGATAACCCTCTATTAGCAAGGATTCTGCCTCCAAAAATAAATTTTTTAGCTCTAATCTGTTCTTCTACGATTTCATTACCTCCAGAAACTCTTTTGAACCAATCGTCTAGCGATTCATCTTCAAACCTATATTTATTCTTCCAGATAGTAATAGCTAATTCGTCATTATTTAACCATTGCTCAACTGTCATTACTTTAATTCTAATAATAAATTAATTAGCATAGTTTTCTCAAACTTATTGCAAATATCTTTTTTATCATCTGCAATTAACTGTGCAAATGAATTATATGTATTAATTACAGATGAGTCCTTATCACCAACATAATAATCACTTGATGTATTTATATAAATGTTATTATAAGCCTTAACAACATTTGTTGGAGACCATTTAACCTTTCCTCCAAAGTCATTTTGCCATACTGCAAACTGACATTTTTCAATCCAAGAACCTAGTCTTACATAACGATCATTTTCTTTAGTAGATAAAGTATCGTTTTTATATTTCTTGAGTTTAACTTCAAAGTCACTTGTAAAACTCATTAAGTTTTGAATTGGAAGTGTAAAGGTCTCTGCTGGTTTAATCTCATTAACTACCAATCAATTTGGATCAAATGCAATTATTGAATTAGTAGTATTATTAAACATTGCTTTATATACTTTATAAATAGGTCTTCTTATGTCTAAAGAATATGCCAAAGTATATATTTCATTATACTCATCTATTTGAGTAGGCATGATTGCCTGCACTAATACCCTGTTATAGGTAATATCCTCTCCTTCTTTATCTGTAGTAACTTGAGAGGGAGGGATAGCTTCTATTCTATAAGTAGAAGTGAATTTACTCATTTCTTCAATAAAAGGCTTTACATAGTCTTCTGTTGAAAGAAAATCTTTTGAATTAATTCGTGTTGATTTGCCACTAAGCAGCTTGTCTAAGGTAACTTCCATTAATCTTATGACCTCTTATTTTGTTTATTAACTGAAAATCTGGAGTTCTAACATTTCTTAAACCTCTAGGGGATAATGTATAAGAATCCTTCAATGCAGCATCTATTAATATTGATTCTAAATCAAAGGCAGACTGTTTGTCTAAGCATGTTGATGGAAAGGTCAATATATAACGATTTGGGTCTAATTTAAGATGGTCACTAAATAAGTCATTTTTATGATTTAGTGGACGCTTACCTGTTTTTCCTCACCCTACTGGGTAGGGGCCCATTCCTATATACTTAATAGCATAGGGAAAGGATCATCCACAAAGGGTTGTATCATGTTTACATCATGAATCTAGTAATACATAAACACAATATTCTCCTCCTAAATGGAATTGATCAATAAAAGAGGAATTATCTCCTGGTCATACTCCTAAGAATCCACAAGATGTGAATAATGGATGCTTGAATATATCTACTGTCATAAATCTTAAAAAATAAGCAGGATTGGAATTTAATCCAACCCTGCTTTCTCTAAATATAGTTTAATTAAAAACCACTCTTTTCGTTACCAAAGACAATGTAACGACCCTTTTGTGCGGACTGCGAAGGTGCATAATCCAGCTCAAAAGCTGTTTCCTTACCGTCCTTAACATGATAGACAATAACTGCTACCATATCCTGCTTATAGGTAAGCATAAGTTTCTTAGCAAGCTTCTCAGCTTCACCCTTGTTCTTAGCAGTACCAACTACTTCATCAGTTGCCTTCAGACGAATCTCAACAACACGCTCCATCTGACGTTTACCCTCATTGGTTACATTCTTGTACTTGTAAGGACGCTCGCGAGTATCCTTTGATCCTGGGGTAATTGCAATTACCAGACCAACACCCTCTACGCCAGTCAGACGTTTCTTATCCAGCATGTCAATGCAGAATCCTTCAAATTCTTTACCTGAAACAGGCGAACCTGCATTCTTCCATGACTGTGATACATTCTGCGTTACTTTGAGACCATACTCACTCAGTGCAGTTGCTTTTGCTTCCTCAAGGCTATAAGCCGAAACTTCAAATTTCTTCATTTTAAAAAACATTAAAATTAAACATTAGTTCATATTATTCTTCCGATTGTGATACAAAGATAATACTAAAATTATGAATCTGCAAATTCTCCATAAAATTTTAAGAAAATAAATTCTAAATTTACTCTTAAAAATATTTGCAGATTAACTAAATTTTATATTATCATCGAATCCTTCAATCTGGCAGACACCAACCATCTTCAATAGACGTTGGAATTCTTTTTTGCCAGCAGTAAGCTGACTTTTGGACACTCTAAATACTCCAGCTCTATTCTCACCTACTGTTTCTACAGCAATGATATTAGACGAAATATTCCAGGTTTTGTCCACGTTAAACTCCTTCTTACATAGATGAAACAACATCCACATATACATACCCATCTGACGGGCATAATGATAATGCACAAATGAACCATAATCTTGCATAAAAAATCCTATTGGTTTTCCAGTTGTCTTGAGATCATTCAAAACTAACTTTTTAGAATCCTCATCTATAGTCCAGTTGTCTGCTTTCATCTTTAACTTGAGAATTGTACTCTTCCCATTATATTCACACTTGACATCCATAAAAATTGCATCTTCATTATAAGAAGCAATAGCATCACCAAATATATCAGTTGGACGTATAAGTTTCATTGCTCCTCTATGGGAATTTAAAGAGTTTAGGCAGTTAACACAAACTTCTCTATCTTTACTGGATAATACAATCTTATCTGTATTTCCAGCAATCTTACTCTTTACATAGTAAGGAAATCCTTTAGAGATAATTTGTTTAACTCTATTAGCGGTTAAACTATTTGCATAGTAACCAATTTCATTGCAAGCTAAAACTATTGAGTCATATATACCCTTTCCTTCAGCTCTTTGCTTCATTGCATAATCACATACATCACCAAGTTTAGCAGAAGGCCTTCCCAGATCCTCCTCTAATGAGAAGGATTCTGGTTGTAAAAAGACCTCATGAATAGCTGAACCTAACTGCAATGACCGTGTAGTTTCTTGTTGTATACCATTTTTATACTTCGAAGGACTACCATCTTGGTCAGGGTTGATGTATTTTAATCTAGAGTTAGAGATGTATTCTCTATACTTACTTGAAAAATACTCCTCGTCAGAAATCTTTAATCTCTGAACAGTGTGTAGTAATGGAGTAAGTTTAACGTCGGCTAGTCTTACTTCCATAGATTCTTTCAAATATAGATTTTGCAATAGGAGTAGAACTTTCAGGAATACTGGTCTGTTTATGTGTAATCTCTGAATGTTCCTTAGTATAAAACTCTTCAAGTTCTAAAATAAGTGGCTTTATCACAGTAAGTTCTGCAAATGACAATGTACAATAATAGTCATCGTATATATTTTCTACATTCTCACCATGATTCGTTTCTACTATAACATCCTTAACAGTAAGAATGTTATCAGAAAATTTAAAATCCTCTCTATCTAATTTCCTTGCAAATAAATTCTGTAAGAATATCGTTTCTAGAGCCTCTGGTTCAACTCTATCACCATAGATGCAATCAGAAGGATCTAATTCAGCTTCTTCACACATAATAGGAAAACTATCCCCATTGGAATTAAATCTAGTAAATAACCTAAGCAACCAGGTTGCTTCAGAGCGATCCCACCCAAGGATGTCTAATAAAAATTCTTCCATCTATTTAATTGGTATATCAAGGTTATAAATTCTCCTATGACCAACATTATAGTATTGATTATGAGGAGCATCCATTAAGTAGCAAAAGATTCCAGCATCAGTTGCTTCCTTATAATTTTCATATTTATCGTCGATAAATATATCAATTTTTAAATCACGTAAATGTGCCAATTTACTTTGATCCCAAGGGACAACATGAACTGGAGCACATGGAAGGCCATTCTTTTGTAAACTTTCTTCAATCCATTCAACTGGAATATTCCGAGCAGTTATATAATAATCTACTTCGAAACAAGGTTTATGTAGAATTGGGATATTTACCCAAAAATCCTTATCTTTTTCTAACTGCTTTAAATGCTCTGACATTTCATAATTAGCTTTCCAATAAGGATTCATTTTAGTGCCAAACTTAGCTTCATATGCACCATTGAAATCAAAGATGACATTATCTAAGTCTAAGGCAACTATTGGTTTTGTTGTGGGAGCCATAATTCTATCATCCCCTTGGGGATAAATATGATAGAATTCGCATAGAATTAATGCATTATTGGCTACCTCTGCTATATTGAGCAGTCCTTCTTCAGTGTAATCATTTCCCATCTCAAATTCGTTGAGATGCTTCTTAAGAGATGAAAGAACTTCTGTCCATTTCATCCCTTTTTTCCACTGATTTTCTTCATATGTGTCCAACTTTCTAGTTAGGACACGAGATATTTCTTTAATCCCATGTGCTGGAACTAAATCATATCTAATTTTTTCTTTCATTGTTTAATATGTTCTAGGATCAAATAACATAATTCCAGATGCTGCAGAAATAGACGAAGTCACACTAAACATATCTGATGAAGTGGATGCTTTATCCAGATGTATAACTACCCAATCCCCATCCTGATTTTTACAAATCCCTTTGAATTCTGTTGAGTACCAGGAACCTTCAATATAGACATATTCTTCTGGACACGATGCTAGATATTCACTACAACAAACCTCACCATTGTGACATGCGTAATCAGTTTTAACGTAGACAACTTTGTTATCTGGAATCCAATCTTGCATAATTTCTGACCATGACATACAAGAAGTACATCCTGGTGTATCAAAGTATTCTGAATATACTAACTCATCCTCGTCACTATATTGGCATCCACAATTCTCACATTGATATTCTTCATCCCAATCCTCTGAATCTTCGTAATTTCCATCTGTAAACGAGCATGTGTAGGTATTACGTCTTCGATATGTTGTTAAGACCTTCTCCTCAAGATCTAAATATCTAAAACTATCAATATAAGGCCATTCAGGATAAATCTTAACTAAGTTCAAAACAAAGTGTTCAGTTACAGGTTCAGTATAGTTATCCTTTGGAGATAAAAATACTTGATCGTCACCATCACTAAGAGGGCAATTACTCTCTCGGATATACCATTTATTTTCTTTAGCATAGTTAATAAAGATATTATATAAAGAATCTTCTATGTAATAAACACGATCCATAAAGGTTTTATCCCCAATGGTCCATACTAAAGCTCTCGCTGCTAATTTGTCCTCCTTTAATGCGACCAGCATTCGACACTCTGGTTGTGTACAATAGAGATCAAAATAACCACTACATTCTTTATGAGACATACATGAATTACCCAAAGTATTAGTAATGGCATAATAATTTTCCGAATCATACCAGTATCTAATGTCTTCTCCTTCTACCAATTTAATTTCATATCCACCATAAGACCAGAGTGCTTTAAGAGCATATACAAATTTTTCATAATCAGAGTTAGAAAAGACACCAGTTCCAATTACTTTTTGTATAATTTTACCAGGTTTTCCTGATTGTCTGTTCTTTTTTGCCCATTTACCACTTTTAGTATATTCAGGAGTACAGCCTTTAGGAAGAAATGAAACTTCGAAAGCATCAGTTTTAAGAGTTAGTTGCCGTCCATAGTCTGACAATTTTTCCTTAATTGCATTTATAAACCCTTCTAAAACAGTATCGGGAATTGGAAACAAACTTTCAGAGTTCTCTGCTTTTGTCTTAGTATAAATTTTAATTAATTGATTAGCTTCCAGAAGATACTTAGACACTTTATCTTCATTATTTGCAACTAGTCATGCCAATTTATCCTCAAAACTCTCTGAGAGTAATTGTAATGTAATAAATTCCGATTTCATTTAAAACAAATTTAATGATTCTTTTCTTATTTCATTCAATATTGATTTGACTAAATCTGGATCTACTGAATGTGGTAAATCACTGTCTTCAAATTTTTGCTTCAACCCTTTAATTTGATTTCTTGCTGATTCAAGTAATTCTTCTAAGGATACTTTTCCATGTCTAATAGATAGTAAATATTCAGGGTTCTTAACTCTAACATTAATAGTTTTAAGATCTAAGATATCATTAGCACATTGTAATAATCTTATACAATGTAACATATTTTTGCCATCGATCTTTTGTCCATGATTTTGAATATCTACATATCTTTGTGTGTTTCTTTCTTTCAGCCAAGTTTGGTAGGAATTATAGTCTTTACAATGCTCTCCCCAACCATTCCTATTGTAGTAAAGGTTGCACCTACACATAGGAATTTGCCATTCTGGAATCTCTGAAAGTAGTAATTCAACATCATTACAAACTCCTTTATATCCAAAATCTTTCCAATCTTTATATCTAGGATTAGACAAGTCTTTGGTCTTAGACATTTCTTTAATGTCATCATACCACAAAGCATAAAGATTCTCTGAATCATTGACTTTAGCAAGTCCACAGCAATCCTCATGCATCTGATTACGCTTTAACCATTCAGCAAGAGGATATGTTTTACAGTTATCAATAACTTTTAGAAAATCAATTGGCCTTTTTCTTTTTACTTTATCAGCCTCCCAATTCATTTTCTTATTTAGCCCTTTAGCCTTTTCTACTTGTTGGTATGCATAACCAGCAAAACTAAAGTAGCATTGTTTAGTTAGAAATGCACTTCTATGTTTCGATATAATATCCCACAAAGGGTGCTTTTCTAGAATACAATCTTCAGGAATATACAAAAGTTCCAACATTGTAGGATTTCCACTACAAAGTAGTTGCAAAAATCTTCTAACTTCATATAAGCAGGCATCCTTATCCAGGTTAATCTGTTCCTTATATTCCATCCCTAAGACTTCCATAGGATCCTGAAGATATACTCCCTTTGTATCAATGTCAGAGTCAGGCGTATTTGTTCCATACGCCTGACTTCCAACAATTGCATTTAACAATATGATTTTATTCATCCTTTAAAGCTTTACAGAAACTATAGCATAACTGTCCAGCTAATGAACCAAGGTCAGAAGTTTCTGTTACTGGAGGATCAAAGTACAATTTAAACTCTAAATCTCCAACATCGTTTAATCAACAATCCACGATACTGTCTTGTGCTAAAGTTTCATCTCTAAAAATTACTTTACAAGTTTTCATAATTGAAATTAATTTCCTTAATAGGAGTAAGATTAAAGGAACTTGGAGTAACCATAATCTTCTCTCCTAAAATAAGGTTTTTAGATAGACTTTCAGGAGGATATAAATAGCATCCTAACTTATTTTGATTACATAAAGAGTCATAGAAATGTGCTCCAAATGCAACTTGTTTAAAGTCTATATCTTGTTCAAGAAGATATTCAAATGCTTCTTGCGAGTATTTATTTGATGACCGACCAGAAGGCATCAAAGGAAGTAGTACAAAGTATAGAACAATATCTTTATATTGATTATAAATTTTAATAAAGTCATCAACAGACTTTTTATCACTAATTATATAATGAATATTGATATTAGTGTTCCCAAATTCATGCAGAAGTACTACAGCACTTCTCCAAGCAGAATCTATTTCTGGATTCCATGTATTTGCTGAAACAGCAACTCCTCCTACATATTTGGAAGTGGCTGCTAAAATTTCTTCTGCATTACCATCATATTTGGCTATTGAGATTCCATTAGTTGTATAGTTAGGAACGATCCCCAAACTATATATTGTTTTGAGAAACTCACAAAACTCAGGATGAATTGTAGGTTCTCCTGTAGAACCAATTGCAATCTGAAAAGGTTTCTCATTCTCAGTCATGTTGCCAAAGAAAAATTTAGCCTTTTCACATATATGATCATGATTTACTCCTTTAGATGTGGCTCCAACATAACAAAATGGGCATCCTAGATTACAAAGAGTATTAATTCCAACATCGTAGAATTCTGGGTAATCTAATTCTTTAGCTTGCCCAGAACCTAATCGAACAGTCTTTAAATCATGCCAAATTGCATTATAATTCTTATCTGGGAATACTCTTTTCTTAATTCCCCATGCTTTCCAATCTTTCATTTTTATTAAGAATCAAAAGAAGCATTTTGTTCAAATATATCCATTATATTAGATAAATATTTGGCAGCTTCAGTGTAGTTTTCTTTTTTTTTGGGATAACTTTATAACCTCTATCATAATAGTTATAGTACTCATCAGGTTCTTCCTCTAACTCAAAGGTAAATAAGTCATCTGCTGTAAGTGTAGAATCAGCGATTTTTAAGATACTATTAACAATATCTTTTAATCTATCTAAAGTATATTCTGTACAAACCGTATAAATCTCTGTACTGCTGTTTGTAATTACATCAGAAACAGATTGTATTTTAATTATAATTCTCTCCATCTTCAACAGTAAATGAATTATCCCCTGGAAAATGCTCCTTTAATAATTGTTTTATTAAAGTGTACATCTGTCTTCCAGTCTTTTCATGGTCTTCTGAGTAACTAATTTGAAACGTAATAACATATCTAGATTCATCAATTGTAAAGATATCAGAAGGACTTGAATACTTAACACCATCAGGAAGGAATGAATTAAGATATTCCTGAACCATCTTTATTGAATCTTCAGATAAAGAAGATATAGCACAAAAGATCTCACTAGATGAATTTGTAATTAAATCCGATTCAGATTGTATATTTATTTTTATTTTCATATTATCCTAAATGATAGCGGGAACCAAAGGTCATCATCTTTTCTTGTCGCTCCCAATCTGGATTTTCCCCCTTTGAGAAAACAAAAACTAAGTTTGAATTAAGTTTTTGTTTAATGAGTTTATCCCAACCTTCTTTAAGTTGTAATTGAGAAATTTCCCATTTTTCAGAATTTGGATCCCATTCTTTATAGTTTTTGTAAAGTTCATTTGGGTCAATATTAAATTCTCTAGCCCAACGAGTTTGTCTACTTGTCTCTCTAGTTATTCGCTTATTGTCCCAGTTCCGATCATAATTGTCGTAAGCATAAGAAAGATACGTTTCTAAAGAGTTGGGACTTAAATCCTGTACTGACTGTGGGTCATCATATTCGTGCTCCCATCCTGGAACATTAGAATCTAACATATCACTTACAACTCCAGTGGTTCCAGTAAATACAAACAGCTCACTAGAACTATTTGTAACCACATTAGTAAATGATTGAATTTGAAATACAAATAATGTTTTCATATAACAAAAAAGAGTAGAAGATCCCTCTTCTACTCTTTCAATTTAATTAATTTATAAAATTCTTCTTTAGGAATAATAACAACTTCTCCAGCTGAGCAAATATTAGTTTGCTTTTTAACTTGTTTATTTCAGATTAAAATAAATGGTTTATCCTTTAATGGACACTCTGCACTTATTTGATGATATGCTGGAGTATTCTGAGTACACTTTAACTGAACATAGTAAGGAAACTGGTTTTGAGTATCAATCAAATCTACTTTCTTATCATCAGTAGATTTAGACTCAGACCTGGAGGTAACAATTCCTTCATATCCTAATTCCCTAAGTTCCTTAGCTATTTTAGTTTCATATGAATGTCCTTTAGTTCTAGAGTATGATTTAGACCTCTTCTTCTTTGGACTTTCTTCTTCTTTCTTCTTCGGCATTAACCTTAAGTTTAGCTTGTTCGATTAAGTTCAATGTTTTTTCCCTACCATACTTCTTATAATAGTCAGAAATATCTTTCGCGCCAAAATGACGGGGGATTCATAACACATAAACATCTGGAAATTGTTTTCTAAACTTATTCATGTGAGTTATTCCAGCAGAGTCATTATCGTAAAAAAGAATAATTTTTTTAAATTTTTTACTTAGCCTTTCAAATTGAGCCTCTGTAACAAAACAGTTCTCAGAAATTGGGGCTATAGCTGTAATACCACAACTATATAAACATGCAACATCTTTTAAAGATTTAGTAATTGCAAGATATTCTCCTCCCTCTTTGGGAAGAGCATGTGCTCCCTGCAACCTAAAAGATTTTCAATTAGATATAAATTTATACTTTGTATTGCCAGGAAAATATATTCTCCAGCGTTCAATATCTTCTCGAATACCTCCAAAATACCCAAAAACTAATTGTTTATCTTTATGAAGATGAAATATGTTTCCATTTAGAAAAACGTTCTTACAGGAAAATATTCTAAATTTCCTTAATATCTTTCTAGTAACTCCAAATTTTAGCCATCAATCTAACTCATACTGCTCAAAATCCTTCACTTCTATTTGTATAATAGCTTCTTGTGTTTCCTCAAACTTTTTATTTGTATATTTAATAAGAGGGGGATTAACTTGCAGCTTAGGTCGAGAGACTATTCCAAAGTCATTAGCAATAATATTTAAGGCTTTTCCGTAAGAGCATTGAAATTTATACATTACAACCGAAATGAAATTACCTGAAAAATCACCACGGAAGTCCTTAAATATAAGATCTCCTTTCTTGTTTCTATAAAAAGCACAAGTGGGTTTATTATCTTGTCTTAACGGAGATTTTAGGAGCCCCTTTTTCACAGGGACTCCTAAATAATGCTCCATTAAAGTTTCTTCACTTACACTGTTCAGAATTAGTTCTTTAGTAACAGTGGTCGGTCCTAATGTAAATTGCATTTAAACTTCTAAATTTAGAAAGGCAAATCGTCGTCATCAATTGAACTGGAACTCTCTTCTTCCAATTCATCAATATCACGACGCATGCTGTCGAGTTCAGAACCAGTATTAGCCATATTAGTAGGCTGAGCAGCGTTTGCTTTATCAATTTGTGCCTTTTCATAGGCAGATAAAGTTAGATCCTGCCCAATGAATGAAGTACTCAAGAAGAGATCTCCATTCTTGCTGATTCTTGCAGGAAATCCTGGAAAACCACAGAAACGACCATTAGGCAGAAGTTTAATCTGAACCTCTGTACCAACTACTGGATCGAGAATCTTCTTAACCAGTTTAATAAGAGTGTCAAAATCACTTGGTGCAAACTTGGCAGTCCCATCCTGAATCTTTTTATGTGCAGCAGGATTTAGTGCAGCAATAATATGCATAAGTTTACACATAAACTGTTCTGCCTGAGAAGGATCAGTAATAGCTGAATTGAAACGATTAGGCATACGTTCTGAGGACTTAGGCTCGAACATACGCTCATTATGAAGAGCACCTACTTCTCCTTCATCAACACCCTCAAAGGAAAAATCAATTGTTGAATATTCGCTAGTTCCTTTCTCAACACCAGTGAATCTTACATTGTGAATACCTGCACGCAAATAACTCGCTGCGGGTTTAACCTCAGCACGAGCCGCGCTGGTAGCATCATACATTCCCATATTATTTATTTTTTATTAAAAAGGTAATTTATCTAATTCTTCAAAATTTGTTATATCTAAATCAAGGGTCTCCTCTTTTAATTCCTCTGAAGCCAATTCTGTACTAGAATCTTCAGTAACTGCTATCAGGTCAAATACCTGATCTCTAGTACTTTGCTCTAGTTTGAATATAGAACCATATTGTAATAGCATAGTTCTTTGCTTACCTTTAAAAGAAACAGTATTTGATTTAGTTAACTTGTTCCCAGCATCTTTATCCGCAAACATTTCAGATTTGCCAATAAGAGGAATAGTTACCTCATTAGATTTTTGAGAATAAGCAATTGAGATTCTATCTCCAGCAGTTGCTCCGATTAGAGCGGCTGCTTCAGGGGAAATAATTAACTTATTTTCTCCTACTTCAATGATTGGTTGTCCATTAGAGTTAACCTTTGGTTTTGAAGATTTAATTTCTTCACACTTTAAGTTACTAATAGACTTGGTTGTTTCATCAAATTCAAATGTTACTTTAAACATATGATTTATTTAGACAGAGAGGGATAGATTCTCTCCCAATGAGATACAAATGTACCATCTTCTTGATACTCAGCTACAATGATATCTTTATTTGCCAAATGAGCAGGACGAGCACCACAAAGTACTTCTCCATTCATACCAAAATTGATACACAAATTAGACTCTTCATCACGATGAACAAATCCAATTGCATCAGATTTAGCAGATAATACTCTTTTAGTTTTACCTACAAGATCAAGATCTTTTACAGATCCATCAAGACCTTCAGATAATGCTGTATCTTTAACGTGACCACAAATAATTAAGTTAGGAGCAGCAGAGGCAATTAAGTCAATAACTGCTTCCAGTGCCTGTCTTCAAAAACTATATCCAGCTCCATTGGGAATTTGTGTAACGTCCTTAATTTCATACTTTGTAGTAAACTGAGGAGAATTTTGCCACATTTTAAGAGCCATATCTTTGGTCATTTCTTCTAAGGCTGTGATTGTATCAATTGTAATATAAGTATATGGCTTTCCTGCATCCTTGATAGCTTTAATAACCTCTTTCAGCTCTTTTAAACTAGAAACCTTAACTTTAAGAGCATCTACATATGTAGAACCATTTTCAAAGTCAAGAATAAGATTATTTTCCAGTGTACTAAGAATGGTAGTTTTTCCTACTTTAGGAAGTCCAAATAGAATTAAGTTTTTAGGATCCTGAGTTTCAGCGGGAACCTTCGCTGTTGGTAATACAATAGACATATTATGATAAACTATATACGATGTTGTTCTTATCTATTTCTACTGTACCTACTACAGTTGTATCTATACCTCTAATGTTAGCGTTAATGTCCAAATATTTTGTGAAGTCAGTAATATCTCTTCCTAGTGGAAGCTCTTTAAACCACCCAACTTCTCCATAAAATCCACATCCTATTACTCTGTCTGCAATACCATATCTATTCTTAGATACAATAATACTTCTAAATCTTCCAGCTAAACTATGAGGTCCGAGAATTTTATACTCTCGGTATGTTGGAATTTTGTCTCTTGCAGGATAATATAGTTGAAGAACTACATCACTATCTTGAACAGGTCCTCCTGAATCCTTTACGTCATTTAAACCTGGTTCATTAAGTTCTGCTTTTCTTCTATCCATAGAAGAAGATTCTCTATTCTGCTGCATTAAAGCCATTCAAGAAAGATAAAACTTACGTTTTAGTGTAACCATAAAAGACGAAGTTAAATCAATTTCAGCTTTTAAGGTTCTTCCTTCTTCTGGTCTAATTAATGACATATGATCAATAACTCCAATTACTCTTTGCCTAGGATGTTTTGGAACATAAACTTCTTTATTTCCTACATTTTCTATAGAACCTAATTTCTTCATAAGCTCACAGATCTCTTTATATAGAATGCGAGCATTAAGACCCTTATCAAGAATAATTAACCTGGAACCAAGAGTTGCAATCCAGTCTCTTGCCTTCTTTAGATACTGATAATCAGAATCACTGAGAATAGAATCAAAGGAAAGGATATCATTTATAGTAAGATATACTCCAAATTCTTCTGCACAATACAAAGCCATAAGCTTCGCTAGTAGCACTTCAGAACCAATCTCCAAACTAAAATAAACAAGATATATAGGTTCTTTAGGATAATCCTTAAAAAGCCGATATATAAAATACAGAACTAAAGCAGTTTTACCTGCAGAAGATGCTCCAGATATACAATAGTATCTTGAGGGTTGTATTCCACCTATAATCTTGTCTAATTTAGGTAATCCTACAGACAAACCTTTATTTTCCCCTTTTCTACCTTGCTCAATTAAATGCCAAAGTAAATTTAGATCCTCCATTAAAAATCCTGATAAACATCAAAAGAAGTACCAACATCAGGACTAAATCCTTCAGCCTTCATCTGTGCAAATTCATTCCATTTATGAGAAGCAACGAACTCAAGAATAGAAACCTTACAAAGCTTGTTTTCACGAGCCCATCGTAAAATTTCCATCACCTCTTTATGCTTTTCTGGATTATGCCCTATTTGAGAAGAATAATAAAAGTAAAATTCCTCTAAAGTATAAAATTTCTTAGCAATATTCCTAAGACTAGCCATCTTTCCATTAATTTGGATAAATGGTTCATAGTTATCAAATAGTTCCTTTCCAAGAACTCCTGATTGTTTATAATACTTCTTTAGAAAATTTTTATTAAATTCGATATCATTAGGAACATAAGATTCTGGATTATAATTTTTCTTGATTATGGATTTTTCTTTTAGGCTCTCAAACATGGTTTTCAGTTTCTGTTTTCCCTCACAATCTGTCCACCACTTTAAGAAAAGCTCAGAATGGCCTTCTTCATCCCGAGCATAGAGAGTTAATCATATTAGTAACAGTTCGTCTGCACTAATATGATATTCAGCCATTATGTTAAGTATGGTATTTAACTCCATTTATATAGTTTTGGAAGTTAAATTCAAATCTAAGTACCTACGGTTATTACGATACTTAGTACTGTTTAAAATCTATAGTTAGTAATTACATCATCTCGTTTTCTTGTGATTACTTCTTCTCCTTTTAAAACTAAGTCAAGTTGATCTTCAGTGATAGTAATATATGAAATTCCTTGATGGGCCTTATTAAACCAGGATTCTTCGTTAGTGCCTTTAACAACCAAAGTAAAAACTTCAGTTATCTTATTATTAACATAACGCAATCCCCTTCCCAAAATCTGCCTTGCATCAATTCCAGAACTAGTTCCACTAATTCTAATCTCACAATTTATATCAGGGCAATCTAATCCTGCATTAGCTGCTTTAGATGTATTAAGAACCCCTGAAGATTGAGACTTAAACAATGCAATAGTTTCTGAGTTTTCTTGTTTTTTCTTTTTGCTATGAAGAGTATATCCAACTTTTAAAGATTCCGCATCCTTAATAGTGGCTGAAAAAGTAATAATTTTTTTATCTTTTCTTGCTTCTATAATTTTTTTCGCTATTTCAAACTTTTTAGGGTGAGACATAACAAATTTTTTGCGCTTCTGCATTAATTGCATCCACGCCATAGCAGCATTTAAAACCTGCTTTCTATCATATCCCATCTTATAAGCATAATTATTACGGAACTTTCAATTAGTTGCACATTTCATTGCAGAATTGAAATCAAAATTAAAGAACGCAAAGACTGAATTAAACTTTTGGTTCATTACATAATAAGTATCCATGTCATCAACCTCCACAAGAACTTTGTAATACCTAAATGGCGATAATCATCCATTTTTTATTGCTTCTTCAGTTGTAATGACATCGATTACTTTAGTATATAAAGATAGTAATTCCTCTCTTCCATCAAGTCTTTCTAAAGTAGCTGTAAGCCCCAGAAAGAAATCATATTTAACTTGATCAAATATTTTTATCGACTGCTCCGATACCGCAGTATGAAGCTCATCAATTATTAGAAAATCAACTTCTCAAGATTTTTTTAAAATAGAATTAATAACCTCAACAGTAACATTTCCAAAGAATTTAGTTTTAGCTACGTCCCTTAGTCATTGTTCCTTGAGAATTGTTGTAGGTACAGAAATTAGAATTTTAGCATCTGGTCTAATTTTTAGTAATTTCACACAAGCCATTAAAGCTCCAAATGATTTACCAACACCAGTACTTCAAACCCAAATCCCATTTCCTTTATTATTAATTCATTTTTGAACGCCTAATCGTTGACGTTGAGTTTTGTCCATTAGTCACGTCAATAGTAACCGCACTCATCACATCTATAAGTCTTACAGTTGGAACACTTATCTGCAAGATTTTCATAGAAAGCTTCATCAGAATCTTGGTAAGCATAAACATGCTTAGATTCTCCAGGAGGCCAATCAAAATCTGAATACCTTGCATATGATCCAGAAAGATCAGCTGTATGTTCATAAACTTTATCATTAAGCCTAATAATCTCTAAGATAAAATTTAAACAATTATTTAACTCCGTTAAATTTCCATATTCTTTGTGTGTATGAGCACAATAATATCCACACGAAATATTAACTGCAGACAGATTAATGTTTTCTTTTAAAGTTCCAACATCTGTCATTGTACCTCATGCCTCTTTGTACTTATATTTTTCTAAAAGACTATCTATATCTTCTAGAAACTCATCTGAAGTAATGTCTATGCCATTAGTATGTGTAATCAAATCTTGACCTCCCATTCTATCAGCTTGTAACAGGAATCTGCAATTATCAAAGAAATCAATATTTAAACCTGCAATTTCTGCTCCTATACAACCCATTTCTTCTTGAGTTGTGAAACAAACCTTTAGGTCTGGCAGACAATATAAACAATGTAGACAAATATAGATACCAAAACAGTCATCTAATCCAAGTCCACATTGTTTTCCTGTCTTCTTATAATAGCCATAAATTTTATTCCCTTTAATTTTTGCACATTTTACACCTGTATAATGTAAGATTTCATCAAGATGTGCTACTAGACAAGGATATACTGCTGGATTAGTAGTATTTTTTGTAATAAAAAGATTATTTTCATCATCCATTTCAAATTGTATACCTTCTATTGTATAACAGAAGTTAAGTATATAAGTTATCATGGACTGTTCCTGTCTAGAAGGATGTACTATTTCGCATAGAGCTTTTAATAGTGTTGTATTTACTTGTTCCAAAATTACTAAAATTAATTTTCAGAACCTAATCTAAATTCCAATTTTTATATTCTGCTACTCGTTCAATATCCTTCTTAATTTTCATCCATTTATTGATATGATAATCAAGATCATTGTCCAAAAGTAGTAAAACTTTGTCTCTAAGAGTTTTAAGAGCAATTGTAGACAAGGAAGATATTTTAGGGAGATCAGAAAGTTGAATTAAAGCTCTAAACTCAGCAAATGAAAGTCCTGTAGGACTTACACGCAGTCTAATATCAGGATTAAGACAAAGTCTTTCCTTGATAACTTCCATTCGATTTCTAATTTTACCTCCTGTTTCTAATTCTGTAAGCTCTTGTTTTTCTTCGTCTGTGAGTCAGATTCCCTGCGCAATAATAAACTTGTCTGTAATCATCTTTTTGTTAAGTACATCAAGCTTATCAAAACATACATCCATTAACTTCCCTACAGTAACTTTCTCATAGATAGGAGGAAGTCCAGTAAATAAAACTGAAATACTGTCTTCCACATCTACGTTATTTGCTTTTCTTTGGACATTGATAAAGTCAAGTAGATCTTTATTAGTTTTAATATCTGTCTCACAATCATGCATTAAATATCTTGCAAACAATTCAGCATTACAAGAATCTCAACATTTTTGGATGTTTTCGCGAATTACTAATTTACCAGGTTTGTAAATGTCCCTGTTAGTTAGCATTTGTTCGCAATGACGATGATATCGCTTTAGTTCATTCTGGGAAATATCCATTAAACGAATGTTTACACCAGTTTTGTCTTTTCATACCAAGCTATTAATATCATTGTCTTTAGCCGTTATAGCTTCCTTTAACTTAGCTCCAAATTCTGTATCCATATTTAATCAAACTTAAATTCTTTCATATTATTTATCTCTTTGTGTTTAATGAAGTTTATAAAATAATTAGCATTAAATTTATAAACTGCAAAATCTTGTATTTCTCTATTATATCACTGAGTTTCTCCAGCTTTCACACTTTCAAATTGCAGATATCCAGTATCTCCAATTTTGAGAGTGTCTTTATAGTCTCAATTTGGAAGCATTACAACAGTGACATATTTTAAATCATCGCAAGGATCTCTATTAAGGTCCTCAAACACCAATTTAGAATATTGTCCAGTCTGAACTGCAACTAAACAACATTTAATTGTAATCATTATAACAATATCTAGAAAGGTAATTAATACCAAGTAAATGAAACCTCGTATTATCTACAGTAGTATCCATAGTACTATGGTAATGCCCATAATACCAATCTTCTACTGGTCCTTTTTTAGACATTTCTTCGTAGCAAGTTTGAAGATAATTTCTCTCCCAAAGTAATTCTTCCAGTAATGAATCATCTCCATCACAGAATTCCATTACTAACTTTCCTATTCCATAAGGGTATGCACAGGTAGGAGCACAATGGGACGCAATAATTTGACAATATGGAATTGAATCAAAATTGTCCAACTCAACAATCTTTTCATCTTCCCAATATCCCCATTTATTATTTTTTCTATAGATTCTATCTATAGAAGTTCCACCTCCAATACACAAGATATTTTTATCTTTATATTGAATTACAGAATAATCTTCAACCGCTTTGAATCTCTTGTTATAAAGGTTTTTAAACTGTTGAGGATCATCGTGATTCCCTCTTATGGCGATAATATAATTATTAGTTTTTTCGCAGAGCTTATTTAAGAAAGAGATCTTCATACTTTCAAGATCAGGAGAAAATCCTAATCCTACATCTCCACATAAAACAATACAGGAGTTAGATATCTTTTGTGGGAATCCAACTCCTGTATTTATAAAATACTTTAAATAATCTAAATTACCATGAATATCACCACAGAAATATAGATCATTAATGTCTTCGGGTAACTTAATCAACATCTCCTTTATAAGCATTCATAATGGATTTCTCCTTACGAAGCCAAGAACCTTCCTCCATAGCAATATCTAGAGCAGTACGTGAAATTGATTCTTCTTCAACTTGTTCTTGAACAAGTCGTCCAGTTTCATCGTTATCTCCATTTAGCCAATTAAAAGTGGCCCAGTCCCCCTCTTCAAGAGCTGCATCCACAATTTCATAAATAAGTTGAGTTGTTTGAATCTCCTTATCTACAGTTAACTTAAATGGCGTTACATTATCTTCAAAAGTTTCACTAATGGCAGGAATATCAGGGTAAATATATGCTGCATCATTCTCATTCATATATGTACGAATCCATGAATGATGATGATATTCTTCATCTGCACGTTCTTTATAATACTGTTCTAGAACAGCTAATCCTTGCACTCCATAAAAGTTAGAAAAACTCATATAGAGATTATGATTATACAGTTCGTGCTTTAATTGCCGCAGTAAAAGTTTTTGAATATTCTCAGATAAAGTACACTTCCTTCTCTTAATATCTAATTTCTCTGTTGATTCCTGTGCCTCAGTTTTTAATTTCATTGTCTTTGCATTCCTTTGTCATGAAACAGCGTAATTTCTTATTATACGCTGTCATCTCTTTAATTTCCTCATCGGTTTCACAATCTTTAGCATATACTAAACAACAACCATTGGGAGTAATCTGCACTATTCTGATTTCATATTTCATTACCAGATATGTAATTTATAGAGATTTTCATGGAAATTTAAATTGAATTGCAATTCAAAGCATCCAAATAAATATGCATCAATCTCAAATTCATGGTCATTGATTTCAAACCTAAGATTGAAATCGTCATCAGTAGTATAATATCTTGTAATATCAGACTCGTTAAAGAAGATTAAGTTAATATCTTCTGTTATCATTGGAATCTCTTCCAACTCTATTGTAACTTCATCCACATATCCAGATTTTACAGAGTAGTTATTGAGATATTTCTCAATTTTTGGATCCAACGATATATCACTGTCATATTCATGATTAACACATGGATACCAGTGATTTCCGACTTTTTTAATCTTAAAATGAACCATTATCTTCTGGTAGATCTAAACAATCACTTGCATGAGTTGCAAATAAATCCGCTAACTCATTAAATTTGTTATTATTGTGGCCTTTTACTCACACAAAAGTAACCGTATGAAACTTCAATAATTCATAAATCGGATATCACAAATCAAGATTCTTTTTGGATTGATCATTGTCTTCAACCCACTTGGTAAGATGCTTGTTGTTAATACTCGATACTACATATTGAGAATCCGAATATATGGTTATTTGTTCAGGATTTGTAAAATATCTAAGACATTCTAAAACCCCTAGAAGCTCCATACGGTTGTTAGTAGTGTTTTTATAACCCCTGTAAAGCTTTTTTATAACTTTGCCATTTTGAGTTATTATTGCAGAGTATCCTCCGCAGTTAATTGATGGTTTGTAACTACCATCAGTTCAGCATTCAAACATTTAAATACCTCGTTAATTAAGAATTCCTGCAAATAACATAGAAACTCTTCATCTAACTCAACTCCTCTGAAAGTGCAGATTTTATGAGCAGCATGAAGACATTCATGTATAACGTTATATGCAGAATCTTTTATATCTGTATCATCGTATAATGCAATATACAAAAACTCATCAGCATCTGATTCAGTAGAATAAAAGGTTTCTGCAACTACATTTGGTGCACTATGTCCGAATACTTTGTTATGAACATCCTGAAGGTAACTTTCTACGGATAGTGGACTTCCAATTAGGATTGACACTTTAACATTAAGAATAGGAACAGTAAATTCCCTAGCTTTCTGTATCATCTTTTACCTCTTCGTATTCTGTAAATTCATAGATATAAGTATTCCCCCTAAAGGTGGATTCACTATCTGTTAATGCTTTGAAAAAGCATTCTTTAAATTTATCTACATTTTTAGTAGAAACTTTACCATGAATTATAACTTCGTACTCCATTAGAATTTCTTAGGATTCATTGCCCATATTTCTTCTTCAATAGCCTGAGATACATTCATTCGTACTTCACGAATATTATCTTTAGTAACTTCAGCTACTTTGAAAGGATGTTCAAGGGCTCTTTTGTAAGCTAACTCACGACCAACCTTCTTTACGAAACGATCTTTAGCTGAACATACAGCTACTCCAAAAGATAATTTTGTACGATCTTCGTTAAGCAGACTACAAATAGTAATTCGAGGCATAGGCTGAATTGAAGATTTGTAAAAACCAACAACATCATCAAGAGTAAAATCTTGAGTTCCTACAACTAAAGCCTTTACAGTGCTCAGCGGAACACTGTAATAAAAACGTGCATTTTTCATATTATATATGTATTAAATTTCCTTCGGTAGTTTGAAGTCTAAAAATTTTTGCATCAGTCGATAGTTCTCCACAAGTAGAATCAAATATATAGAAAGTATCTACATAGGGAACCAATCCTTCATAATTTATTAACTTCGGTCTAAATAATCTATAAACTGGCATTTCTACTTCAGTGAGAGTCTTTATACTGTATATAGTTCTATCTACTTTATAAAAGTCTATAGGAACCTTACTTGCAACAGCTTTTGCGAACTTTACATAGTAAAAAGGACTAATTGAGTAAATTCTATCCAGAAAGTATAAAGAATCATTGATTTGCCAAAGTATTGCTCTGGCACAAACTTTGCCTTTTTCATCAAGTGCTACAGCAATCTTTACATCAGCTTTTTCATAAAACTCAAAAAAATCTTGACACTCAGCATGTCGCATACAAGAATTATGTAATGTAGATTTTATACATCTTAATTCTTCTGCATAATTATCTTCTAAATATGCTATACGTATTTTTTCAGGTTCCCAAATTTCTACACTAAGAGTTTCTCCATATCCAGAAACAAAATTGGATATCCTTTCGATATCACATCTATCCAGATAAAGGGCCCAATTGAACTTATTGAGTAATCGTCCTATAGTAGTTGTTTTCCTATTACTATCTATATATGCACGTGTGGGCTCAAAATCCTTTTTAAGAGTTTTCTCTATAGGAAGATAAGAAACTTTGCCTGTATTATAGTCAATATCTAGATAATTGACCTTTTTAGAAGGATTTAGTTCTAGAATGGCAGATAATCCAGCTGGGAATGCTTTCATAATAGATGTAAACTTATCAAACATTCTAATAATGTTCTTTCCTAAGTCATACTCCTTATATTCAACAACACCCTTATACTTAGTTACCATTTCTAATGCCCACATGGACATATTTGAAATAATATGTACACCTTTTGGGCATCCATTTTTTACATCTACTTGTTCTGCATCTTTAACTCTTACTGGAATTAACTGATCTGCATAGTATAACTGCCTAATATGATCGGAAACATAGTCTAAATAATCATCTTCATACTTAAAGTAGTATACTGGAAATGATTCAAATACTTTTGATTTCTTCTTGAAGCTATTTTCTATCTCTACACTTTTTTCTACCCAAAGATCATGAATTTCTCTCCATGAATGTGATTTTGGGGTGGGAGTCTCTGCCCAATGTAAAGAGTAATTAAATATTTCTGGAGATAACCTAGATAAAATAAAGGGTTTACAGCTTAACTCGTAAGGAAAACCTTTTATCTGCAACCCTTTATTAAATTGTTCCACTAGATCATACTTATTGCAAAATGCAACAAACTCATCATAAAAAAATCTAATGCAGTCATTTTTTATTTCTCTTATATATCTTTTTTGATTCTTTAATCTTAGTTTTAGGAAGAGGTTTTCCATACAATTGGATCTCCTCTTCCCTTGATTTCTTCCTTACAGCCTTTATGTAATCTAAGATACGTTTATTTTCTAGAGAATTTAGCTTTCCACTCTTCTCCCCATCTTTTACCTTTTTCATAACGTAAATCGATTGTATAATCGCTATAATTGTAGTCGCTAACTATTGTTTTAGGATTTGGAATATTACAATCAAAATCCTCATCTTGTAATCTTAAAAAATTACTCTTTAAATAATTTTTTATTCTCCTTTTAACGATTCTGTGATAAATGCCTTTAAGACCTTTATCTTTAAAAATTGGAAGTTTGCGACTTTTTGACATAACTAAAGTTTGCGATTTAAATAACTACTAAAATCTGCTTTTACAGGACAATATTCTTCATTCGCAAATAATGACGAAGTAAGAATCATGTCTGCTGTAGTTCTATTTGTTGCAAATGCAATATTATATAAGGATGCCAATCGAGTTAATGCAGAAATATCTGTTTGATGTCCTTGTGTAATAAGATTATCACAGAAGAAGATTAATACATCAATTTGACCTTGTGCAATCATTGCACCAATCATTTGATCTCCTCCAAGAGGTCCAGAAAGAACAGAGGTTACATTTAAATATTTATTTACAAAATATTCATTTCCTTTCCAGTCTGTTTCTGCAACTTGTTTAACCATGATATTGCCAAGTAACTTACCTGTAGTGCCTGTAGCAATAATATGATGATTATATAATGACTGTTTATTGAATTTAACCCAATCAATTAATTCCTTTTTCCTTGCATCATGTGCAACAAGTGCAATGTTTAATTTTTTCATATTTAAAATAATTCTTCTGGATCTTTAAAATTAAGTAACTCATTAGGAGAAATATAATAATATCCTACCTTATAATCAGCATATTTTACGGTTTTACACTGTTTATAAATTTTAACATCAGGAAACCCTACAGGAAACAACCAGTAATAGTAAATATCCTCAGAATTAGTAGTTTCCCAATTCTTATTTCCAAATCTAGATAGTAAAGGTAATTTAATTTGTGCTCTTGTTAACTCAATATAATCTCCTCTACCTCCATGAACTACTCTTTCAAAACCATTTGCAAATAAGAATCCATTCTTAAGATATAGTTTTTGTTCAATCATAATTCATATTTTAGGGTGTATAACCGAATTCGAATCGGTGACCTCCAGAGCCACAATCTGGCGCTCTAAACCAACTGAGCTATATACACCATATAGGAGGTTAATCCTCCTTATATACCTTGTGTTCCCTTAAATGTTTACCAATATAAACTCCTACACTTAAAGGAGCATAAATACCTGCAAACAATAAAAGTATATAATCTGAAAACTTCCAAGGTTTTCCGTCATCAGAACCAAAAATAATACCTGCACAAATCAAGTAATACACTAAAGAGAAAATCATAGTCTATTCTTTAGGAATTAAAAAACTAGACGTAACCTTGGTCAAAAAATCACTATCGACTTTAACAATAGCATCTAATCTATCTTTACGTCTATATACTCTAAACATATCATCTCTATTAGTAGTAAAATTGGAAAAATCAATTCTGCCCTTTAGAGACCGTATTAAAGAAATTCTTGGACAGATGCACCAAGTAGTTCCCAACTCAAAGGCTATATAATCAGCCTGCCCGAATAGCCAACCTTTGTCTCCATGAACGTTTCTAAGTTCTATCCAATGAATATCATAATTAGGAAGTAAATCAGAGCGGTTAGTTTTCTTTGCAGCTTTAACATCGAAACTATTTGCTCCTACCCAGATATCAATATGACGATAAATGTCATCTTCCTTGCTAGCTTCTTCTATTATAGAGGACGAAAGACTTTTAGCTTTGCAAAGAGCTAAGGCAAATTCTAATTCTTTCTCTTTACCTTTTTCCAAAAAGCTATTCTGAATCATGCTTACAATGGGCTTCTACCTCTTCTAAAGAACTAAATACTTTATCCTCCCTAATAGATTCCTGTTTTCCATCGATACGGTAATAAATACTTGTATAATCAGGATATACATGAATTCTAATAGATGTAATTATGTAAGGAGTTGGATCTGGAACTTCAACATCAATGAAATATCCTCGAGAAAAGTCAAGAGCAGTTTTCTTTAAATATACTTTCTGCCCTATATCATATTTTGTAGGTATTGTTGTAATCATTTAATCTACAATTTGTACAAATCTCTGTCTTTCTGTAGTTACATAAGGATTCTTATCTACTACGTCAACAGTTACAATTTTTTGTTTTTTCGTAAACCATCTTGGAAGGAACCACTTCCTTTGCTTAATTGGTTCTTTTTTCCAAGAAGTAATAATATACTTTTCATTGTTAAACTCGCTTGACACTCCTACTTCATTTGGATATTCAAGATGTAGACAAGTTTTAGCCCATTTATCTTGAATACACGTATCAAGTTTAAAACCAGGATCTTTAAATATAGTATCTCTAATAAAAATAGTATCTGACTTAGAAATATGTTCTAACTGATATTGTAAAGATTCTAATTTCTTATCCTTTATTTTGAGTTCTTGGGCTACTTCTCGCATTTTCACAAGAATTGAATCATTCATGTGGGTCATTTGAGCTAACTCAGATTTGAAAACTATATTACTTTCCTTTAAAGCTGAATTTTCAGCCGAGTATGCTTTTTCATTATTAACGGATATGTCTAATGATTTATTTAAATCATTTATCCTTACATTCATGAAGTAAACAGTTATTCCTAAAATAATTGCAACTCCACTTAAAATTTTAGTTATTCAACTTCTCATACGTTATATGTTTATAAATAGCCCATAACATAGGACTAAGTATGATAGCAATAGCTAATAGTAATCCAATCAACCACCACATATTAATTATCGTAAAGTTCAACAATTTTGAATCTTAGTGCTTCACTAAATCGAATTAGTTCCATACGATCTTTTATTCTTTTCCCATACCATTTACCAGCCCCAGGATTATGTAGTTTAATTGCTCTATCAATATCTCTAGTTGGATTATAATGGTCATTCATCATTTCGAACATAGTTAAAGCTTTATCAAGATCCCAAGCATCTTCTAACACAAAACTAGTGTTATATAAGTTATTAACTTCATCAACATAAATTTTAGTGATTTGGAATGGGCCTATTGCATTTTTACTAGATTTTACTTTTGGATTTCTCTCACATTCTACTTCAACAAGTGCCATGATAAAAACTTGCCACTCTGTAAGAGAATCACAATCTTCTGTAATAATTACAGGAGAGTTTACTGGAGGCACTTCTGATTTACATGGGAAATTTAACATCAAACCCAGTAGCATATACATACCCAGAATAGTAATCCCTCCAATAAAAATTTGTTTATAAGTCATATCTTTAAGTTTTACTTACAGTATACCCATGGTGTTCTAAAACCTGTTTACATAAAGACAAATATTCCTCTATAGTTAAATCATGTTTAGAATAATTAGCTGAGGGAATAGTTACTCCTAGATTTGATAATTCATTAGTTCCTCCTTTTGATACAGGAACTATATGATCAAAACAATAATCATCTTTTGTCAAATCAATAGGTGTACCTGTTAAATAACATTTAACATTAGTTCCATTAAGATATGTTAACACATCCTTGTAATAACATTTATTAGCCAAATTTCCTTTGTTTTTATATCTATTATTGAACTCTGATACGTGAGTTCTAAACTTTTTATTTCAATCTGAACACATTGTTCTGATATGTTTAGATCTATCTCTTCGATTTAGAAAGTTGGAACAACTATGCATAAATTTGTACTTTCAATCCTTACATTTGTTTTCGCTTTGTCATTTTGTAGCTGCTATCTTAGTAGTCGTATTCAAATGATATGCAACTGTACTTTTAGAACAGTGTAGAATAGTACAAATTTCGTTATAAGTTTTTCCTTCTTCCCGTAAATGTATACATTGTTCCTTAATAGTCATATTTACTTCTTATTTGCACGCCTGGTAGGTAACGATCCCACAGGGCTGAAGATGGACCAACAGCATAGAGGTTTTGAAGACCTCCCCCCCGCCTCGGGTCAGGCGCAATTCTTTCTATTATTTCTTTCGATTTCTATGAATTAGATCCTCTTTACCTTTAATAGGTGCCTTTTCTACAAATAGTTCTCCAGAAGGCCCTAAAATAGTAGCATAAACATTAAATCCATTTATAGTAAGATATGTGTAAATTATATCTAATTCAGAACCAATATAAGATTTTATAAGACGAGATAGTCCATAATCACCTTCTATAGAAAGTACTCGGGAACCTTTTGCATGCCAAAGACAGTTCTCCTGACTATTCCAAGTAGGAGGTGCTGTAGAAATACAGGATTTACCTCCAGTTATATATAAATAAAGTTCTTCACTCATAGGAAGTCTTTCTGTTTTAATTGTTCCATATGCATACGGATTACTAGAGCCTACAATGATATTATTAGTATAGATTCCAGTTGAAGGGATGTATCAATTTGAGGTAGTAGAAGTAAGATTTCCACTGCCTACACCTGTTGCTGAACATCCCGCAGTACCTATAGGCCCTTTAGGCCCTGGATCATCCCCTTTAATACTCGCTCAATTTTTAGTATCTCCTAGGTCTGCTAGACCAGGAAGATTTGCCGTTGAAAAATTTTCAATATTCATTTTATATTAGTTTTAAATATTATTAAGTACCCCTGACAGGACTCGAACCTGCATGGACTAGGTCCATGTGCTCCTAAGGCACACGTGTCTACCAATTCCACCACAGAGGCATTCTTAATTACTCTAGATTCGAAACATATAATTCAGTAATATTATTAGTAAATATCTGAGTATCCCAATTTGGTCCGTTTCCTTTTATAGTTATAGTTGCAGATTTATTTTTTTCATTATAACTGAAATCTCTTACATGTTGAAAATTAAAAACCTGTTCTGTTCCGTTATCAAAAGTGATTCTGATTACTTTAAATTCCATATCCTTTTAATATTAATTTATTTGCGGAGAGCAGTGGAATCGAACCACATGCCAGAAAGGCACACATTGCTTAGCAGGCAAGCCCTATCACCATCAAGGATTACTCTCCAAACCTTTAGACGTCCTTTAAAAAATTAAATCTAAGGACAATGTAAATTATTCCTGTTATTACTATTGCTTCAGCAAGTAATCCAATAGAAATCATACTTCCTAGAGCTGCAATAACCCAAATGAGAATTGCTGTTGTTAAGTTAGCTATATTAGTGGATTTGTCCTTCCAAATGATTCCAGCACCAATAAAGCCAACTCCAGAAGCTATCTGGGCAGCTACTCTAGAAGGGTCTCCACCTATTCTTGTAGAGATATATGTAAATATAAAAGATCCTAACATCAGTAGAACAACGGAACGAATTCCAATTACCTTGTTAGTTTTTTGTCTTTCATATCCAAGAACTGCTCCACAAAAAATTAATACAGCTAAATTAAGAAAGAACATACTAAATATAAACTAGCTTGTTACATTTTGGACACGAATAGATGCTTATAACATTTCCATTAGCATCCTTAGTTTCTCCTATATATCGTAAAGGAGATCCACATATATTACAGTAAAGCATTGTTAAAATTATTTAAATATACTGTTAAAAACAACCCAAGCCCATACTTCCTCATAAGCTATGATTTTCTCACACATGCAAAAAGCATATCTGCCATAAGGATGAATAAAAATATGCTCCTGAGTCATGTTATTTCTAAAAGTATAACCTTTCTTTTTAAGATATCTTAAAAGGAACCACCTAGAAAATTTGTTTGTATGTATATAAATATACTGTGTCATAAATTAATTGACTTTAATTTTTCCATTCCATTTTGGCAAACTTTTTCCTTCTTGTACTGCTTTCCGCCAATCATGTTTATAATCAATAACTTTTTGAATATGATCTAGAAGTTCATGTCTCTTATAATTGCTCAATAATGTAATAATATTTTCCCTTCCAACAGGATTAGCAGACTGACTAGCAAACTCAGGAAGTTTTTTACCCTCATCAATACACCGATCCACAATATACTTAGCTATATCATATCCAGATTTCTCTTCCCCTAAATCATGATCTAGACAAATTGCATCAGGCCATTCTTTCTCAAGAAAATCAATTGCTTCTTGGTAAGATTGAGCCCATATTACTTTACAATTTCTACCAATTGGACTAAAATTCATCCAATCATCTTCCATTGGATTACGAGCATCATCTACCCAAAGAAGTGTTCTCATTATTCCTGAATTTTTCTTTTAAATATACAGAGGTATTTATATAAAGGTGCAAATTGAGGTATAACAACTTCTTGTATAAGTTCCCATCCTTGATCTCCGTGTAAATTTAGCCAATCAATAAAATCCTCACCTTGATATGGAGTAAAAGTATCTTCCTTGTATTCTCATTTTGTCATTGTACTTTAACTTACTATATAAGATTTAATGCTCTTATAATTCCAGCTTCTAAACAATCTAGATAACTAGTATATACTTCAGAGAAAGTATCATATGGTTCATCCTCTTGAGAATCAATTTTATAAATAACAAACATCCAACCATGAGGATACCATTGTATCTCTACATGTAGGAATTTTTTCTCCCGTAGCCAATCCAAAATATCATATAAACTAGAAGAGTTATTATATAATGGAATCTTTTTATTAGCTAACTTTTTAATTTGGTCATTAATCATTTTATAATTCTTTAGTCTTTCCACAACTAATACATTTACTGTATGTAGTACAAGCTAAATTAGACGTTCCAAGGGAAAGTAAACTTGAAAAAATTCTTGCTACACCAGAAGCCCCATATCCATCTTCTGTATAAATAACATGAATAGTTTCCCTACCACAATTTGGACAGTATGTTTTTATTTGTTTCATACTAAAAGCATAATAATTTTGATAGTTGGTCTACATTTGTCCTATATAAGTCATTAGGCCAAATATCTAATTCTCCATGAATATCTATTCGACATACCTGACCTTTATATACAATATAGTACCCTCTTAGTTTGTTTTCCATGATTTGAATACGAACATCATTAAAAGCTAGTTCATTTTCTATAATTCCAACTAACTTACCTTCAGGATTATATAAAGGAACATGATCTTCTTCAATGTTATTGTTAATTTTAATCTCTTTCATTATAGTTCAATTAATCCATCCTCAATAGTAAGATTTTCTAAATCAACAATAGGTTTTAAAGCAGAAATAGTCTCAGGTTTAAATTCTACAGGAAAACCCATAGTGTAGTCTCCTTCAAAAACACATTCATTTTTATAAACCTTTCTAAGCACATTGTCATCTCCATAATCATTCACTTCATAATAACCAGGAGTTTCAAAATAACTTTCAGGTATCCTAGCTGTTATAATATGGTTGTAGTCCAGAAATGGAGACCATGTACTTTCTGATTCTTTATGAATTTCACAATTTTTAAACCTGAAAATATAAACTTTTTCAGGTTTTACTTTGGAGAACATTAGGTCTCCATTTTTATCTCTATATATCCATGCCATATTATAATGTTATTAGTACGGAGGGTGGGACTCGAACCCACAATGACTATTCAGCCGCCAGTTTAGAAGACTGGTCCATTATCCATTCTGGTCACCTCCGCAAACCTTTAATTACTCTATTCTATCTTTTAATATATTAAGATAATAAATAGTAAGTACGATCATTCCTCCAAAGTAGAATATTCCCCAAGGAGCAGACCACATAGTTAATGCAAATCCAAGTCCTAATAATAAACATAAAACAAAGATTCCAAAAACTATTACTGTGTATAAACCAAGATTATTCATTTTATTTGTAATAAGCATTTCTTTCAGAAGGAGACATATATTCCCATTCTACATTCTTAAACTCTTGAAGAGTTCTACATCCAGTATAAGACATAGCAGATCTTAATGCGGAATCAAATTGAGAAAGTAAAGACTCAAGAGTACATTCAACAGGAACCCAAATCTTGATTCCTTCTTCAGCCTTTTTAGTATCAGAAATGTCCTTTTGACCACGTTCACTTGCCATTCCGTAGTATAGTCTTTCTTTGGGGTACAGTCCAATAACTCGTTCTCTGTCTGCTTTAGTTAGAGACATAAAATATCTAAGCGTCTCAGGATTATCATCTAGTCCTTTTGTCCGAGTTTGCCCGCAAGCCTCCTCACATTGTGCAAACATTTTGCCCATCATAACATAATCAGCACCTAAAGCTAAACACTTTATAGCTCTATCTATTGTAGAAATGCCTCCATCTGCAATAATTTTAGGAGCTTTCATAGGTTTAGGAGAAGCATTAATTAGTGTCTTACAGGTGGATAACTTTCGTAGTAACCATTCCATCGAAGCATGTATTCCAGTTTTTACACCTGTAGTACATACACTACCTGTTCCAATACCTACACGAACATAATCTACTCCTGCGTCACAACATTCCCAATAAATATCTGGGTGTGCGATATTTCCAACCATTATGATAATAGTACTCCATCTTTCTTTAGCTTTTTTAACTAAATCATAAATTTTCTTCATATGACCATTAGCCAGATCAATAAGTACTAAAGGACATTCATCAGAGACTTCTCCTTCACAAAAGTACATTTCAAATTCCTTTAAACTAAAGGCACACCAAACATGGTTACATGCATTAAGTCTAAACTGTAAATTATCTACACGTCTTGGAATAATTGGAAGAACATTAGCCTTTGTAAAAAATTGATAATTTGATTCATCAATAACGGATGTCATAGGAGAAACGAAAATAGGATATGTTCCTAAGTCTCCTAAAGGACTACACTCACTACGACTTGTAATATCCGTGGCTTTTGAACTAGGTAAAATACCTATTTCATCTAAACTATACATCATCTTCTATTTCCTTTAAAATCTCACAAATTCAGTAATCAGGATCATTAATTAAATAATGATCTCCAAATTCATTCCTTAAGCACATTTCTTCATTCACTTTTGTATCAGATAATGTTCTTAATGAATTATATCGAAACCCCTCTCCTTCGGGAGCTTCAATTGATTGTATTCTATATAAAACAGTTTTCATAGGTAGGGAATATGAGACTCGAACTCATAACCTTGAATGTATAAGATTCCTGCGCTAACCAATTGCGCCAACTCCCTAAAATAAATTAATAACCTAACATAGTAAGATAGGAGGTTAATATTTTAGTAATAATATCAATATTTAGTACTATCTGATCATAAACATCTATCTTTTTCTTATTGATCTCATTAGGCCATGAAGATATAATAATTTCATACTCACATCGAGACCAAAATTGATAACGGCATTCTTTAACAATAAATTCCTTCACCGAGTTATAAAGTCTAAGATTTGGACGATTTTTTCTAGACAAAGATTCATACTTATCAACTAAGTAAGGAATTATATCATATTTTTTTAATTCCCCATTATTATAATAAACAACAAAAAAAGAATTTGTTTTCATAGCATTAATAATATTTGAGGTTCTAGAAAGATTCGAACTCTCATCTTTAGATTCGTATTCTAAAATTTTTCCAATTAAACTATAGAACCAAAAGGCGGATTTACTCCGCCTGTAAAGCTATTCTGCTTTCTTATCACAGTCTACTTCAGGAAGTTCTGTGAAATACTCATTATAAATATTCTGAGCAATTTCCAGACAGATTTCAGCGTTGCGCAGGTCATCACGAAGCTTGAACATCTGAGTTACCCACTCATCTGCCTTAAAGTCCGTACCTACAACCAGTGATTCGGTCGATTTAATCGACAGATCCTCCAGATTCATAATCTTGGACTTAATCTGACGAATCTCTTTCTCAATGAGATTAACCTGATCCTTAGCTGCTTCGCGGGCATCAGCATTGATGATTTCAGCACGTTTCTTGAGTACTGCAGTTCCAGTAGCACTCAGAATTTCATTAAATTTATTCATAAACTTTTATTACTTTTATATTGTTTGGAAGTTCTTCTTTATCCCAATCCTTATAAGAATTGGTAATTGTTATTGTTTTGTAAAGTTCTGACAACTTTACTAAAGGTTCTTTTTGGATAGCATGTGTGACACGTAAATGCACATCAGTTACTCCCATGTCTTGTAATGCTTTATAAATTGCAAAGAAAGTTCCTCCACCATCACATAAGTCATCAAAAACTAGAATAGAAGTATTTGGCTTTATTCTAGAAGGTAATTTTACCTCTAACTTATCTCTTGAAATCCTATGCTTTGTAGCATAGTATGTCGTATCAAAGTCAAAAAGCTCACTGTAACGATGATAGGCACCTTCGTCAGGGAATAAAACATTCTCTGGAATATTAGAACCTGGTTTTAAAGCAAAGAATGCAGGCCAGTCATTATCAATTACCCCTTCTGTAATCAAACGCTTAGAATGAGGATCCAGTACTAGAATTTGCTGTGCTTGTACAAAGATAAGACATTTTTTAACAAGCTCCAAATCTAATGCCTCATTAAAAGAAAATAATCTATCAGTTCGCGCTGCAAACAAATAAGCTATTTGTAGATAGGAAATCTGGATACCTTGACGATGACAAATATCCGCTAATTGCATTAGAATCCAAATATCATTCAAATTGGATAATCTAGTATAGATCAGCAGGGACTTTCGTCTATCCATTTCAGACTCAAGTACAAGATGGGATTGGGAATCAGGATAAGTATCAATTCGATACTTTATTTCTGACTTTTCTGGGTATAAAAAGTTAATTATTTGCATACAGAGTCAAAATTCTTTTTGCAGGTTTTGATAGAGTAATTATAAGGAATTCCTAAGTCATGTCCTACACATATGTCACAACATGTTTCAATCAACCTTACTTTATATTCAGGATTAAAGTGTGATTTAACATGATCAATTCCATATAAGACTAATTCCTTATTGAATTCATAAGTTTGAAATTCTCCTTGAAAAGGATTATTTAAATTTGTTTCATAAGGGTTATTAATCTCCTTAAATATAGAATCTCCAACAGGCCCTTTACCATGTCTTGTTAAATAAGATCTATATACAAAATTAAATATTAGTTGATCATCAGTTAAAAAGAATGGGAGATTGTTCCACGATGGACAACATGGAAGTGGGGTAGTATATTCATGTGAAAATCCAATATTAGGGTCCAAAAGTACTCCTTGAGAACCCTCAAATATCACAGAAGTCTTTTCTTTCCATGCTAATTTAGATAACGTATCCTCCAATACTATATTGGGATAAAAAATCTTACAATAAGTATGTACTAAAGAATCTAAGTTATCGAAAACATGAGCAAATCTTGAATAAGTTTCCTTAAACTGGAGTCTATCTTCCGCCCATTCTCTAATTAATCGGAGCTTCATTTTTACAACTTGAGGAAAAGCTAAATCTTTTACATATAAAGCTAATCCTTCTCTTTGTCTCTGAATAGTCTCCCATATTCCTTTCCCTACTGTAGAACCTTTACCCCTTTCAGAATTCAACATTACATCAAAAGGAGTTGTTATTTGTACATATGGATCAAAATATTGGATAGGGATATTACATCCTAGGAAATCTAACTCCTCTCGCTCCCGCATCCATTGTAGTGGATCCATAACACATTGTTTCGTCCAATAAGTAGGTGCCTTAGCAAATGTTCCAGACCCAAAGCAAGAAAATATATGCATTGTTCCAGACGAAGTAACTACTGTGTGCCCTGCTTGATGCCCTCCAGAAAATCTAACAACTAGAGGTTTTAAATGTTTTCTTTTAGCGTCGCAACAGAGGGCATGAGTCACTTGACCCTTGCCCTCGTCGCCAAACGTACAACCCACTACAATATTATACATTATCGTCGATGTATGTCAAATATATTAGGTTTTGATTCTGTATTTTCTACAGTTCCTTCTGCAGAAATCTCTTCAATTACTGAAGAGCTACCTTTTAGAGTTTTACCCATAGCTTCACAAATGGCTTCTACAACTTCATCAGGCTTGCACACAATAAAGTTTTCTCTAAGAATTTCTTTCATTTGTTTAGCTACTACCTCATCATAATGTTCACTTCCATGTCGAACATGAATATGAAACACATGATATTTCTCACAGGCAAGTTCATAAGCCTCCTGCCAGGTATAATCACGCTCATACTCCATTCCAGTGAGAGCTGCCAAAGTTCCCCTACTTATTCTTGTCAAAGTAGGTTCATCACCAACTGTAAAAAGGAATCCTTTTTGCTTTCGCTTTTCCCAACTATCAATTGACGTATGATTTCCTGCAATAATCCAAGGAAGTAAGTAGGATTCTCCACTATTACCTCCACCACGACCCTCCAAATAAATTTTAGAGAGACACTGATTAATTGCAACAGTTGAAGATTCGAATTGACCTACCTGACACGGGTAGTAATCACATTCATGATCTCCCACTCCCATAAAAAGAATTTGAGGGTGTTTAACTCCAATAGAATCAATAATAGAATCCATTAACTTCGGAAGATAATCCCTGATCATCTTATCAGGAATTGAACCCATTGAACCAGTTTCATCTAATGCAATGAAAACTGGAAGAGATTCTGGGTGTTCCTCAGAATCTCTAGATTCTCGAATATGTGTCTTACTTTTTGTAAGATCCATTTCTTCGTGTAGAGATCTTTGATGAAAGATTTCTTCTCTGGATTTTTTAGTATAGCTATCAGCAAAAGCTTTATATGTGCTAGAACTCCATGATCCGCTTCCCATATTAATAATGTATTTTAATTACATGATCTTTGTGATACGCAGCTTCATGTAATTTTAAGATTTGTAATTCAATTTCAGTAAATGGACTCGTAAGATGTCCTGTACGATCTAATCGCTCCATTTTTTCAATGAGAACATCAAGCTCTTGATAAGTAAATCCAAAATTTTCTTCATCAGATCTGCCTGTTAATCCATCTGCAGGGACTTTATGAACTAAATTATAAGGCAACTCCATGAAGTCTCCCAGTTTTACAACTTCTGTACAAGTCAAGTGTGCAATTGGATTAATATCACAAGCCATATCTCCCCATTTTGTACACCATCCAATAAATGCTTCGGACTTGTTACCTGTTCCAGCTACTCCGTAACCCAAAGACTGAGCAATCGCATATAGAGTTGCCATGCGAATGCGAGGTGCAATATTAGTTAAAGCTTTATCAGAAATTATAATTGGGGAACCATCTGAAACAAGATTAGGAATTCCTACATCTATGGATTTTTCTAGAGTGGTTCTTTCGATAGAACTCAATAGTGAGGTAAAAGGATGTGAAATATTTATTAGTATATGTCTGATATCTAAATATTTGCATACTTCTAAACTATCACTGATATCCTTTTGCTCCCCATCAGGCATTAAAACACCTAATACATTTTCTTTTCCTATAGCATCCACTAGAAGCTTAGCTACTATAGTAGAATCCTTCCCTCCACTAATGCCCAGAACATAACCACGAGCATTAGTGTGAGTTTGGTAATCCTTAAGGAAGGATATTATTTTTTTATATTCTTTTTCCATTAAAATTCTCCGTTCCAAAGAGTTCTACGAATTTCTGTGAGAGTGGTTTGCTCTCTCATTTTTCCATTTGAAAAGATAGGACGAAGTAAATTAAAAGGCTCATTATGAGCTTCTTTCAGTGTCATACCCTCATCACAATCAAACTCACCAGTTACATGGTTGTAGAAAACAGCACAGCATCCTTTATGGGACTTCTTCATTCCTGAATCTGTTTTAGGATCTTTGTAAACCATAATAGATTTAGTTTTTCCATCAATGGTTTGTTCTACATAGCTACACTTAATTGCTACATTAAATGTATCACGAGAGAACATATCGACATTTCCAAACTCGTCCATGTAAGAAAGCATAGAAAATCCTCCTGCACCAAGTGCAACATTTTCTGCAGAGAATCCCGTATCGTACAAAATCTGATAAATCTGTTTTGCACGTAACTGAGTGATACCATCACCATACAAAGCTCGAACATGAGGATCTAAGACTTTATACCCTTTAGAGTTGACAGTACCTCCAAAAGTCTCCCAAAGAGAGAAAACTGTCTCAGTTACAATTTCTACAGGATCTCCAGAGTCACCACGAACATACAAAGTGCCGTTTCTACTGAGAATTTCTTCCTTAAGAGATGGGAGAATTTCATCGACAATATTCCAGTAATCATAGGAATCACTTACCATAGAGAATGATCCATTAGGGTAGACCTCAGTAAGGAGGCGTCGAATCATAACTTTTTCATCCCCATCAATGGCAGCAGAACTACACATTACGGAGTGCTCAGTAGAAGCCATACCTCCACCTACTACAGACATTGGGGTATGATAATACTTTGAAGCATATATAATGCCAGGAATAGTCGCAGTCTTATTAAAAGAGAGCAAAAACCCACATGAAGCTTTAATAGCGCCATGAAGTCCAACTAAACTTCTAAATCCGAACTCAGAAATAGCAGAACGACCAGAAATATCAGAAGTTTTAGAATAAAAATCATTTACGATACTACGATATTTAGTTACAGCAGTTGCAACACACATTGGATACCAAAGCTCAGAGAGCATCAAGGTTTCAATGAAATTAGTACACCATGCAAATTCTGGATTAGTATTAGAAATCTCGATACAGGGGACATTCATTCCTACTTTATATCCCTCAGGAAGTGCCCAGATCTCGATAGGAAGATATCCTAACTCATGAAGCTTTTTAATTTTATCCGAATTAACACGGTCTGCTCCCATAGTAGAAGAAATTACAAATTCATATTCTGCAATAACTTCTTCTAAAGAACGACTAAAGAAAGTTTCATTCATGTATTCAATCAGATACTCCTCAATAAATGCTTGAATACCAAAAACTACTACCTTATCAAATTCAGGAATCCTAGTTTTACGAGGTACATAGTAAGAAACTACCTTAGTGATGCTAGGGTCATATTGCTCTGCATGACATTGTTTATAAAAATCAGTCAGTAGAGCTCCACAAGGTTTAAACATATTAATAACGATTAATTATAGTCATTTGTAAACCCTCCATAACATCTAAAGCTTTGTTATGAAGTTCATTATTATTAGAACGACAGCAGGAAGCATCTATGATGATATCTGCATCAGGGAATGTTTGCTGAAAACTTACAGCACATGAAATAACACAAAGATTAGTTACTACACCAACCAAAGTAATTTCTGTAATGCAATCAGCGATGTCGAATAAATATTCTCCATCACCTGTCTTAGCATCATTAAACTCATCCTGGATAAATCCAAACCTATTTAGTTTATCCATTACATAGCAGGAACGAAGATAAGGCTTAAACTCCTTAATAAGCTTATGACCTTCAGTTCCACAAACGCAATGAAGAATTGGAAGATTTCTACCTTCACGAGTCATAGCGTAGCCAAATCCCCTAGTATCACTATGCTCATAATGAGTATCCCGAGTAAAAAGAACAGCATCATCTGCTGTTATATACTCTTTAACTAATCTCTCTATAGGAGAAATTATTTCTTCAGCACCAGGAACCGTTAATGCACCTCTGATGAAGTCTTCTTGCATATCAACTACTACAAGTAATCGCATATATCTTTTTTATTTATAATTAAATAGCTATCCTTGCCAAAAGGAATAACACTAGAATTAGCTTGTCCAATTGTATTTATAATTACCTCCTTTTTAGACTCCCAAATAAAAATCTGTAGAAGTCTACTGGTTCTTTTCATAACCCAGGCCTTATATACCTTTTTATTAGTAATTATAAATACATCGTCAAATTGTTCTAAGTCAATTACTTTTTTAGGAAATTCTTTTGAACTATCAGTTGATGGTTCATTAAACCTTCTAAATATTCTTAAGAATCATCTCTTCATCGCTTGAACTTTTTCTTTACTAAAGGTTTTCCTCCCTCTTGGTCTTTAAACTTCTTAGGCCGTTTTGGCATTCTAGGTTTATCCTCCTCACAATAATCAGGAATTTGATAATCTTTAAGGTACTTACCCATAATTAGATTATTAATAAAAAGGCTCTAGTACTTCTACTAGAGCCTATTGAGTTTACATCTTAATGAGAGACAGAATCTCTTGATTCATAGCCTCATCAAACAGATCCCGTGTAGTCTGTACCTTTCCATTTAAGAAAGATACAATCTGTGCTGAATATCCAGACATGTAGTAGACATTCTTGACATCACCATAAGTTTGGAATGGAGTGCGATTCTGCGCAGTATCTCCGTAGTAATCATTTCTCAAATTCCAAAGGCAAATGACAAAATTGTCAACATACTCTTTAGAAAATCCTGCAGCTGTCAATGTATCATGGACTCTTTCAACTGAAGTCTTATTCAGACTTGAAGCATCAAACTCACAATCACTGATACAAAGAATTCCTTTAGGAAATTCCTCTTCTGGAACACCTTCAAGCTTCAACTGAGCAAAGAGGTTAATAACACCCTCAAAGTTTGTACTTCCATAGTACCCCGAATGGTCATTAAACCATTTCTCCAGAGGAGTTTCTCCTTTCCACTCATGCATCATAGCTTTTGAGTTAAACTCAATCCATGCATTTTGGAATCTCCCTCTTAAGAAATAAGAGAAATACAGAGCAATTGCCTTACCTACATTGTAGCAAGACATGGAAGTTCCAGTTGCTTCTGCACCCATTGAACCAGAAGTATCACGTACTACGATAAGGTCTGTAGTATTGCCCTCTTCCTTACACTTATTAACAAGGGTCATAAATTGCTTGTTAATAGTATCTTTGATATGCTGCTCTATATTACGAGGAGCAGTGTTACAAATAGGTTTAAAGAGCTCATGTACGAAACCTGTGTACTTCACCTCCTTTGTCTCTGAAGCTCCTATCCATTCCTGATACTTCTCTTTGAGATTATGATTCTCTAAGAACTTGGAATGTACAAGAAGGTTTAAGGCACGACCATGAATCTTATCAAAGTCAATCTCCGTATATCGTTGCTTTGAAATAAGCTGTTGCCAGCTATGTGCTGTTCCTGCAGCTTTCATCCTTGCATAAGAACGATATACTTGATACTTTTCAGCATCTGTCCTTACTCCTGACGCGCCGTAAAGTTCTGAACACAGCCATTTTGCAATCATACAATTTGCTTGTGCCTCTACTGTAGTACACTTGGAACGTGCCTTGATCTGAGGAAGATACTTACGAATGAGATTCGTTTGAGAATCAGAGCCAAGACCTGCAGTAATCAGATCTGCAAAACGACGCCAATCCAGAACTCGGTGTTCCCAGCCGTTATAAACTAAGTCATAACGAAGCATAACGAAGAGATCTTTCCAAGAACCCACCAAGGGAATCAGCCAAGCATTCTTCCAGAATACTTCTTTATCTTTGGTATGTAGCCAGATGAGACGCATAATACCTTCATGACGAAGTTCAGAACCCTTTTGTGCTTCTTTGGTACCATACTTTTTATCATTAATCTTACGACAAATCATTCGCAAGAAAAAGATAAATTTAACAGTATCTTCTTTATTTTCTGCCCAGAGAATTTCACAGTCTTTTGCAATTTCTGCAAATGGGCGGATCTCTCTGTACTTAGATGTACTGCCAAACTGGTCAACGAAGGGATCCCCTGTACTGGAATAGGCTTTGCCACCGTTACCTGTAGTGGTTTCTGCTGCAGTTTTTAATCCTGCCTGAATAAAGGCTGATTTAGATGCCGATTTACTGTTATCAACAGCAAATAATGTTTTCTTTTTTGCTTCAAACATCTTATTAAGTTTTAAAAATAAAGCGGATATTGAACGATGTCAATATCCGCAAATTGTTTATAAAGATCCTCTGTAAAAGGTAAGAGTCTTACCAAGTAGATTTTCTCCCCAATTTGATTGGTTTTGAAGTGCATGATCTTGATCATAGCCTATACCCCAGATTCTATCAAAGGGAGATGCTTCAACAAAGAATTTCCCGTCTAATGCTGGGTCTTTAAGTTTATCCATTAAGTCTTTATTTTGGCTAAACTTACCTTCCAAGGCAAGATACATTTTCTGAATCTTAACCTCATTCCAGGATTTCTCATCAAAGTTTCTAACCTCCCTACCAAGGTTTTTAGCTTCCTTTGGAGTCTCTGCTAATAGAATCTTCTCTGCTGTTTCTACATCACCAAAATGTAAAGCTTTAAGATACATAAAAAGCTGTTCAGATGATTTAAAAACTTTAGAGCCAAATACTATTCTACAAGGATGAAAGTTACTTAACCAACCTCCCCAGAAGAATATAAAATTATCTACAATTTTCATACCAATATAAATTAGTCCCGCCGTGAGGATTCGAACCTCACTACCCCAGAGTCCACTACACCAATTTATTAACGGGGATTTGATTTACAGTCAAACGGTGTTACGTCGGGATTTTATAACTCTACTTTATATTTATCATATTTACCACATAAGGAAATTGATGTTCTAATTCCTTCAAGTTCTTTAACTGGAATTGAATAAAATTCTTTGAAAGAAGTTACAACAAATAGAAAATCACTAGAGTTATTATTGAAAGTCTTAGCTCAATAATTCTTTCGATTTCCTCCACAAGTTCTCAATCCTACTTGGAAATTTCCAGTCCTTTTATCTACCTGCGTGGTAGTTTTAACTTGAATCTTCAATATATTTTCCCATTATCTACGAGTAAATCGTAGTCCTGAGAATCTGTCATAGGAATAGATACTATTCACCCTAATTTTGAATAAAATGCGATAGCATATGCCATCCCAACATTTCCTTGCAGTTTAGAATTTTTTAAATGTGAAAACATAAAATAAAGTTAAATTCTAGTGGGCGTATTTCAGCCCACTAGAAAAATCAAAGAAGTTAATTATTTAACTTCAGGAAATTTAGCATCCTCAGTTTTCTCTTCCAATGCCTTTGATACTCCAGGAATTTTCATTTCTTTCATAACATTCAGCATGGGGGATACTTGAGACAGAAGGCTCTGCATCACATTTGTGAGGCCTCCACCCTTCGTAGTGTCCATGATGGTCACATTACCGAAGTTCATGTGCTTGTAAGCCTCAACCTGTTGCTTAGCAATGTTTTCGTAGGTTCCTTCTTGAACCATCTTGAACTGAATTGCAATCGCAGGATCAGTTTTGGCAGCTTCGATCATCTCACGGAAACCATCTGCCTGAGCCTTAAGAGAAGCTTTCTCTGCTTCTGCCTGAGCCAAACCTTTCTGACGAACAACCTCTGCTTCAGCAAGACCTTTAGCAGTAATGGCTTTAGCCTCACCTTCACCCTTGAGAGCTTCAGCTTGCGCTTTACCATCAGCTTCGATTTTAGTCTTATTAGCATTGGTTTCTGCGATTTTTTCCTGTTCCAGCTGATAAGCTTCAGCACGCAGCAGACTCTCTTTCTTAGAAATTTCTGCAGGTACAATCTTATCAGCACGTAAGGCTGCTTCTTGACGCTGAGCACGAGCTTCTTCTGCAGTCTTCTGAGCGAGTTCCTGCTCTTGCAGCACTTTTGCTTCAGCCTTAACGACCTCTACCTGAGCAAGCTCTTTCTCCTTAGCGACTTCAGCGTCTGCCTTTACACGAGCTGTGTTTGCAGCCTTTTCAGCATCTGCTCGCACAACTTCCAACTCAGCATTCTTGTTTGTTACAGTCTTCTCAGCTTCGATTTTACCAATCTCACCTTCTGCTTTAGCAGTTGCCACATTGATATCACGAGTACGCTGAGTTTCTGCAACCTTGGAATCTCGCTCAGCATTTGCCACTGCGACCGCAACTGCTTCCTCACGTTGAGTTGCAGCAACTTCAGAGTTCTTAATTTTGTTCTGCTCTGCAGTTTGAGTTGCACCGTCCTTTTCAGCCTTAGCGATTTCAACATTTGCCTTATTAAGAGCAATTGCTTTGTCCTTCTGGCCTAATGCGATGATATAACCTGCTTCATCCCTGATATCAGTGATGTTGACGTTGATAAGATGCAGGCCAATCTTACGGAGCTCTCCACCAACAACATTCTTCACTTCTTCCAGGAACTTGTCTCGTTCAGAGTTCAGCTCTTCAATGGTCATATTAGACACAATTAGACGCATCTGACCATATACAATATCCTTAACGAGATCTTCAATCTGGTCAGTAGTCAATCCAAGCAATCGCTCTGCAGCCATTTGCATTACTTCAGGTTCTGTAGAAATACCTACAGTCACAGTAGTTGGAACATCTACTCGGATATTCTGTGAAGACAGAGCTTTCTGAAGATTACACTCAAACTGCAAAGGTTTAAGTGACATGAAACTGTAACCCTGTACGATAGGCACCACGAAAGCCGCTCCTCCATGGATGCACTTAGCAGATTTTCCGCCCCCCGTCTTACCAAAGATTACAAGAATCTTGTCAGAAGGACATTTTCTGTACCGTGAGAGAATTCCCACTACTGAGAGCAACACTAACAGTAGTGCTGCACCGAGAATGATAAATAGAGTCATCTTTTAATTATTTAATTGTTACTTGATGTCGTGTACCTTCCACTATAACTGATTCTCCAGGTTGATAGTTAACATTCTTTGTAGATGTTGCATCCACATATACTAATCTTCCTTCCAGCTTCACTACTACCTCTCCTTTATTTAACTCGGAGTCCCAATAATAAACCTGTGCGGAAGTATCCTTAATTTCATCTTGATAGATGATTTCTTGACGAAGATGTTTATATATGTATCTGTAAAGATAGAACAGAATCACAGTAAATAACAATCCCACCAAAACAGCTACGAAAGTAGATAGTACTGAAACTCCTCCCATTGTAGTTAATGTTAGAGAAAATCCAAATACAAAGTGAACAATACCCTTAAAAGATAACATGTCACTCGAATCTAAGTCTGCATCCATATCAACATCAATCTCTCCTCCAATAAAGGATAAGACTGTCTGTCCAATTAAGACACAAGCAGAGATTACTAATAAAATTAAATACCAAGTCATATTTTGTAATAATTAATTTCAAAGAAAGGCTACGCTATCATCCAAAAAATATACATTAAGAAGATAATTGCTGTATGTAGCCTATTAGTGGGACTGGAACGAGTCGAACGTTCACCTTTGGATTTTCAGTCCAACGAGCGCACCACGCACACCGCAGTCCCAATAAAAATTCCAGTATTTCTACTGGAATTAAGTTCATAGCAGGGCTCTTCAGCCCCGATGACTTTTTTCTTTAACGTCTGATTTATAAGCCCTTAACAGATTACAGTACTCTTTCTATATAGAACTCTAGTTTATAGAAGATTGTGGACACATGTGGGATTCGAACCCCTCTATTTCCTTGCAAAGGAAATGTGCTCGCCTTTACACTACATGGCCCAGTAAAATTATAATTTAGAAATTATTTGATTATACTCTTCTTTAGTCATTTTCAATCGTAATCCTACAGTAACTTTTTTAGGAGGTTCTGTTAACAGCATCATACCTTCAATTCCAGTTATCTCATATAGTCGATTTTTAATCTCTACAGATTCCCCAACCTTATATTCTTTATTACGGTCAGAAACTTTTAATATTGCTCCTCTACCAGTTATTCAAAATACTTCCATATTAAAACTTAACCTTAAACACACGAATCTTGTTACATACTTTCAACGCTGAATATACACTGTCTCTTATACACATCTCCGAGCCCACGAGACGCGTAGTAATCTCG